CTATGGGAGTTTTAAATATTACTGCATCTAAAACTTTCGAGTTACAACATTATTGTTCATCTACTAAAGCAACGACTGGTTTTGGAGTTGCTTCAAGTTTTTCAGTTAATGAAGTATATTCACAAATTGAAATCAAGCGCATAGGAGACGCCTAAACTTGAATCTAATAAGGAGTAAATAAATGCCTTTGATAAAACCATTAATAATACAAACTTCTATAAATTATACAATTCAGAAATTTGTTTCTCTTGCAGAAGTTACAACAGGATCAGTAGCAAATGTAGAAATAACTTTACCTGATAATGCTACGTTTCCAGATAGAATTATAGAAATTATAAAAATAGATTCTGGAAATGTAACATTAAGTGGTACAACTTCTACAGCCTTAATACGAGTACGCTTAAATGATGGTGCCGCTGCAGCTAGAAAAGATGCGGATTTTCAATTAATTGCAATTGGTTTAAAATAGGAGAAACTAAAATGCCAAAAGTAGACAATACGTTAATTGGGGAAATAAAACAAATAAGCACAATGACTGGGACTCCGACTATAAGTGACCATTGGAAAGAATGTGATGGTTCTGCGGTCAATGATGCGGCTTCTCCTTATAATGGAATTAGATTGTATAATCTTAATGGCGCCAATGTTTCTTTTTCTGTCACCTGGACGGCTGATGTAGGCGGTGCATATGCTACAATTGTTGATGCCGATATCAATGCGCTAAACGTAGGAGATAGTGTTACAGGAACAGGTATTACCAATGTTAATGGACTACCTCCTAAAATAATTGATATAACTGGAAACACAGTAACGATAGCTGATACAGCAGCTAATGGAGTAATTGCAGACACAACTTTTACCAATGACGGTGTTTATTTAGGTGGAGGTAGTGGGGGAAGTGTTGCTGATGAGATGCAACAAATTACTGGAGATACTACTTCAGCTCTGAATAGAAACTTGTTTCAAACCGCCACAGGTGCGCTAGTAGGTCAGGGTAGTGAAACTAACAGATATCAAGAAAGTAGTGTGGCGGGAGGCGTGTATAGGTCTATCAACTTTGATTCAGCGCAATCATTAGCAGAAGGCGGTGCCCGCACAGGCTCTCGCACCCATCCCCATACAAGATTCGTAAAAATGGTAATGCGAATCAAATAAAAAGGAGCAAACATGGCTGATATTAAAAAATCAAATAAAGGTGGCCGTACAAAGACTTATACTCAATCCTCCAAGAAATTCATAGGCTTACCAAATAACAACAGCATCACTCAAGATATGCTTCAAGATGACATAGTAAATGAGGATAAGCTTTCACAAGATGCCCTCCCTATCAAATTTAATCACATCAAAGCTGCTTCTGCCAATACTTCCTTAACTGATAACTCTAACACAAATCCCAGAGGACTTAAATTCTCAGACCTCAGATATAGAGCTGGTAGAACCAGGATTGAGGTTTATAGCATTGAATTAACTGATGAGAATATGGGAGATGACCTCCCTGTGTGGAAAATAGCAGCAGGAGTTGGACCTAAAGGATTTAGAGATCAGGTTAGGTTTGTTGGGACAGGTTGGCAAAACCTAGTAACTGCGAAAGCCGGCCCATGTGTCTCTGCTACACAAGATAGGGATTACGTTTTAGTTACCGGGATAATGGATGATTTATGTATTTACACTAGCGTTAAATCCGCGCATCCTGATGATATAGATGTAATAGTTGATGGAGTAGACACTGGTACAAATTTGAGCTTTGAAGGATCAGATGTATTAAATGAACTCAATATTAGATCTTTAGTCCCTATAAGTGATGACTCTATCTCCACTGCTATGGCAGGATTAGATTTACATACTGTAAAAATTGTGAGTGGGGATTCTGGATCAAGCTATGCTATGTATATTTTCGGTTTTGACCTAATATGCTCCTCTCCACAAGAGCAGGCTGGCTCTGTTTATCTTGGAACCAAAGAGGAATCCTTTGCTCAACAAAGTGTATCTGATCCTACTCTTTCTAATGGAATGGGTGGAATTTCATATAGATACATAGATGAGGCTGATAATCTCAGAAAGTGGGCATCTTCAGAACCTGAAACAGCTTCTACTACTCTAACTGCTAATTTCAACTTTGGAGCTACTCAGATGCAGGTAGCTTCTACAGCTGATTTTGCAGTAGATGATCTAGTGTTAGTTGATGATGATTCTCTTGGATATACTATCTCAGAGATTTTTAGAGTAACTTCAATTGATAGTGGAACTTTGATGACCATGACTGCTTCTGCCAGTAGGACTACTCAGGCTGGAGCTAATCATAACTTTGCTTCAGGTGAAAGTGTAACTTTATATGGGAAGTGTGATACTGCAGTAGATCACTCAGATGAGCAAGTTTCAAGAAGCATTCATCCCAGAGCTTTTGGAGCAGGGGATAGTGGTGATTGGCAGTATTCTTCTATTGCTGGCGCTCATTCCTTTCTTATGGATGATGGTATTTCTTCTTTATGGTCAAATGATGGAATAATTGTTACCCCAAATAACCAGTTAAGTACTCAAGAAGTCATGACAGTTGATGATGGTACATCAAATAGAGGAGTTTATATATTTAATGGAACCGGGCTTGATATAGTAATAAATAAAGATAACCAAACATCTGATGCAGATTTTTATATTGATGGAGTTAAGGTTTATGATTATACCAGCGGTGCTACAGCCGAGTATAAAACAATAAAACTTTGTAGTGGACTTCCTATGGGTACTCATATACTTAATATTCATCAAATGTCATCAACAGCAGTACAAAATACTCCTCACATAGCAAAATTCATAGAATACATCCCTTCAGATCCATCAGCCATTTCTTCAGTAGATACAGGCAATCTAATAGCTCGCAGAGATTTCACTGCTGATTATGTGTTTAACTCTGGAACTGAATTAGATGATTTATCCAAAGGTGTTAATTATTACGGCCCTACCAGAGGATGGAAGTTAACTGATAGTAGTACTGCTTGGGGATTGGCTGGCGCAACAGTTTATACATATTGGGATAGGCTAGAAGGAAAATATGATACTACTGATGCTATTGCTGAAACATGGTTTTATGGAACAGGTTTTGAGTTAGTAATGAATTGTAATAGCAACCAAGGTACTCCTGAACTTGAAATTGATGGATCAACTAATTTTTCAAGTTTTAATGTGCATGAATCTGAACAAAGATTTACAGCAGCTACAGGAAGATTTGACTTATATAATGCATCAAGTATTGGAGCATATAAGCTTGGAGTAACAGGACTTACTTTAGGATGGCATAAATTAAAAATAACTCAGGATAATACACATAATGGATTATCAAGTGATTATTTAATACACATAGCTGCTCTAGGAGTAATAGGAGGCTCAGCTACCTTAACATCTCCGGTAGGAGCACTTCAGCAGATATGCACAGCTAATGCAGGAGAATCCTTAGATATTAGAAGGGTTAAGCCTTTGGAGAGTGAGGAGAATGTTGTTAATTTTGCACAGGCAAGAGGAATAAATTCTTATTTCACTACCACCAGTACTAGTTTGATTCCGCTTCCTGATTTAACTGTAAATATAAAAACATCAGGAAATCCATTAAAGATAGATGCTAAAATGATAGGAAGTAATAATGGAGCAAATCAAATTTCTTGGGCAGTAATTTTTATAGATGGAATTGAGGTTGGGGTAGCATCTGCTATTAAACAAGGAGATACAGGTAATCAATATATTGGATTTTCTCTAAATGAAATACATAATATAGCAGCAGGGCTACATACTGTAACAATATATTTAAAAGTGGCATCTGGAACTTATACAAACTATGCAGCAAGAGTGTCTTTAAGCGCACAAGAACTACCAGGAGTAAAAAATGAGAATAGTTAATCAAATCATAAACATAGAAGATAGAATTTTATTGGCTGAATATTTACTTTCACTGGGATACCAATGCTCAACCTCTGAAAAATCTTTATCTCTACAAGCTGATGAAGAAGATCTATCACAAGAACTTATTGATATCCTTACTGATATGACTCCTGAGGTTCTCAAGCAGCAGGTAGAAGTGCTTGAAATTAAAAAGGAAGCAGTAAGAAAAGAAAGAAATGACCTTTTAAAAGCCTGTGATTTCATAGTACTGCCTGATTCTGATGCTTCTCAAGCTTGCAAAGATGCCTTTATAATTTATAGACAAGAGCTCAGGGATTTATTAAATGGTGAAAATTTCAATCCTTTTAGTTTTGAGTGGCCTGAAAAACCTGAGTATGTAAAAGAGGAGGCTTAAATGCCAAGAATTAAAGATAAACCTTCTGTTTTAGAGATTTCCAGCAATACTGCTTTAAATGGGACCTTAGTAGTAGAAAAAATCTTAGTTACTACAGGTTCAGTAGCTAATGTTGTGGTGACTTTGCCTGATCCAAGTGTTAATAGTGGGGTTGAGTTTGAAATAGTGAAAGTGGATTCAGGCACTAAGTTTGTTGAGATTGCACCTAATGGAGCTGAGGATATAAGGGGAGTAAATTCAAGTATTTATATAATTAGAAGATTTGAAAGTCTAAAATTTAGATGTGATGGAACTGATTGGGTTTTATTAGGAGATCCAATGAGAACTTTAATTTTCAAAATGAATTCAAATGGGGATATGTTACAAGATCCTGAAAATTTAGTTACTGCTAATAGTAGAACCGGAACTGGAGCTTATAGCATGACAATAGATTCAATAGCTTTTTTAAATGATTCTAGTAATTATGTTTCCCCTTCCATTATTGGAAATTCTAGCTCAAGAATGAGGCAATGTGCATGTAATTCTGAATATAATAAATCTACAGGAAATATTCAATGGATTACCACTAACTATGACGGCAGTGCTGTAGATGTAGTAACTATTATTACCTTACATGGGAAAAAATAACTCTATGAAATTACTTAACTTTTTGTTACAATTAATTTCCTCATTTTTTGTCTCTAAAAAGGCTAACCAAGAAGAAAACCCTACTCTACAAGTTGATTGGGGAAATCCTTATGCTCATATCTCTGAGTATTTTACTGTGAGGGATGCTCTTTATCTTCCTTCCTGGCAGGTTTATCATACTCCTTCTGAGAAAGAAAAAGCTAACATCTTGAAATTAGCCAAAAAATTAGATCTACTTTGTGCTAAGTTTGGAAAAATGGAATAGATTGCAAGGTACTTAAGGTAGAATATAAATAATGAAGTTTAATACAGGAGATAAAGTTTCAATTTCTGTAAATAATATTATTTATACAGGAGTTTTATGTTATTTGAAAGAAAATAATGGATTATGGACTTTTGTTATAAGGCTTTTTGAAGAAGTTTTAACTTTAGAAGGAGAAAAACCACTGTTGCGGGTTATAAAAATTGTACTAAAGATAGATTATACAAGTTATTAGCTTTAATAGAAAAAGATGCATATTATGTTAAATCTAAATCGTTTATAGGACCTTACTATTATGATTTTTTAAAGAAAAATATTAAGGCCTAAAAAACTTCTGAAAGCCAACATCTTGAAATTAGCGTGATGAACTTTATTTTACATATAATAACTATAAAATTAACTAATATCGAACGTTCATTCGAATAAAAGTTCCGTAACATCAACGAACTCTTCTGGATTGGCGTCTGGATATAAAACACGATATTCCTTAGACCAATATATGGTCACGCCTACCGCCCTAAGATCCTTATAGTGGTCAGGGTTGTTCCATATAACCTCAGCATTTACGCCGTGATCTATGGTACTCAATCGTGCCAGCAACATTGTGGCCGCTGAATCTATCGCTACCATGAAATCTATCTCGTCGATATCTTGTAAGCGTACTTCGTCTACTTTCTCCAGGAACTCTAGTACGTACTGACGATAGGTTTTGGAACGGGTGTTCTTTTTTAGATACTCGATTCGTTTAGCTCGTCTGTTGATCTTGTCGAGGATGTCTTTGCGGCTCATATCTTGTTGCCTTTTTGAAGATTTTTATAAGCTTCTAATGGTTGTAAATTTTTAAGAGCCCAACTTTTTTTAAAATCTAAATCTTTGTATGATGTATAAGTAAAACTACTATCAGGAATTATATGGTCTATTTGCCATGTTCTATTATTAGGATCATATCTGCCCCAATTATTCCAATTCATCCATGGTTCCCATAATGATTCAATGTGTTGTTTAAGCTCTTGAAAAGTATATCCTACTTCTTTAAATATATAATTTCCACAGCCGGTGTTTTTCATTAATCGATCATTAATTCGTGCTGAAAATCTAGATTTTAATCTTCGTTGAGTTGGCGTATTTTTAGTTTTTTTTATACGAATTACATTATTACTACACTGCTTACATAATCTATTATGATATGTAATAGGAAGTATTCCTTTACTGATACCGCATTTAGGGCAAAATATTTCATATTTCGCAACTTTATATTTTTCTTTAGTTTTTGATTCATAGTTGACATTTTGTAACTGCATAGAATGTTTCGTTTTTATACATGATAGGCATTTTTTATTAAAATTTTTAGGTTCAATATATCCCCTATCTTTACCGCAACCGTGACATGAGGATCTATAAAACCGTTGTGGCCTCTTATTTTTTCCTTGCATTTTAATTATAAAATCATTTATGTTAACATTGTTATGTTTAATATGTCGAATAATTTGTTGTTGTTTGCTGCATTCATTACACAATCTATTAGCAAATCTAGGACGTTGATATCCTCTATCTGCACTACATTTAAGACATTTTGTTGAATAATATTTTTGATTATCGTTTTTAATTATAAAATTAGAAAAATCAACGTTTGTAAGTTTAGGATATTTGGTTTTCATTTTTTGTGTGTGTGTCATTGTATTATTATACTAGGAATTAAATTAGGTTTTATATTTTTTTAATCTTATTTATAAAATATTGTGCAAATTTTTTATGACCTAATTCTTTCAACATATCATTCCAATCTTTGTTAGCGTTTTCAGTAAAAATATAGTGTGTTATCGCTTGTCCTTTAACAAATTTTTTAAAACCTTTTAAGCCTGCTTCATCTGAGTCAAAAGCCAAGATTACTTTAATATTAGAATCTTTTAATTCTTTTATAGTTTCTACGTGATGCTTAGTTGCACCAGAACCTGAACATGCCACAACTCTCCAAGGATTTTTGCTGATACCTCCATATAATTGATTTAATGATTGTTGTATGGCAATGGCATTAAATGCTCCTTCTGTCACAATAATTCCTTGAATATTAGTAACAAATTTACCTTGATTCCACCCATAAAAGAGTAGTCCGATACGTGTTCCCGACATGGTCGTTATCTTCCATTCATCGCCGTCTTCGGTGATCCTTGGCTCTATGAAACGCACCTGCGCACCGCAGAACGTGTTGTGAAAATAATAAGGAAATACTATCCCTTCTTGATCAGTATCATAGTACATGTCACCGTCTAACGTTAGCCCGCGCGATTTGATGTACTCAACACCTTTAGCAGCACGAGGATCAGAAAGCGTGACGAACCAATGTGGAAAATCCATCTCGTTGACTTCGTTGGGACGAGCTTCTATGAAATCGAAATCTCCCTTAAGAAATTCAGGTAGCGAGATCCCTGCCTCATGACAATATGACCTCAGAGAATATCCTCTCTGACATTTTCCCACGCAATATACCCATATATCACCAGTATCTGGATCGCGATGCCAATGTAAGCAATTATTCTTACGACCGTCCTTACAAATCAAGCATTTTTTAGTACTTATCATCGTTGACCTCTGATTGATGTTTTTCACTGTCTTTAACTATCTTATCTAACTTGCGATCAGTTATCTTCTGTTTAAACTCATCAGTTAATTTTATGTATCGACCATTTTGAAAACCACAACTTATCCTGGTTCCACTGAGTCCAAAGCGATCTTTATGGATAAGAAAATCACTCGTTCTATCATCAAAATTTGGAATAACTTCTATGACCACGGTCGCGGTCTCATATATGGTCGGTCCGTCTTTGATGCGACTGTCTAAATCTTTGTTGTTTCTCTTACCTAAGGAGTGCAGTTGTGCGAATATTACTATTGGTACCTTAGAATTCTTGATATATCGTCCCAGCCATATCCTAAGATCGTTCAGGACGTCGTACGTTTTGGCGTTGGGACGTTCGACAGAATATTTGACCAACTGATAGTAGTCAATCATCGCGCAAGAATAGTCAGCACTTTGAACTGCCTTGAGAGCGTTCTTAACACCTTCTACCTTAGTAGTCAGACCACTCTTGTAGTTGACGTCCAATATCTTAACATGTCGCGATATCTCAGGGAACAGTTGGGCTACTTTTACTTGCTGTTCAGCGGGCATTCTTCCTTTTTTATAGTCGTTAAAGTTGAGTCCAAGTTCTAGACACCCTATCCTAAACAAGATGTCTTGTTTTGGTTCTTCGTTCGCTATAACCAACGTTTTTTTACCTTGTTTCCACAGCGGAAACGAGACATTTGCCGCTATCGTTGATTTCCCGTTCCCAGAATATGCACATATCAAATACAGGTTTTCTCGTGTAAAGGGGATAGCTTCTGTAAGATCATCGTTGCAGAACGTTATCCGTTCTTTCAGCATCTGGTTGTACTTTGATATGTCCGTGTATATCTCGCTGAGACTATTTCTATCGCCGAACTTGTCGAGCTCGTCCAAAGAAATATCCATCTCGTCTATCTCAGACTGTGTGCCGTAACCACCCTGTTTCAAGATGGCGTCTACTTCTCTAGGATCAATCTTTGCCATCTTCGTCCTCCAGGTTGTTGAGATCAACGTCCAGGTTGTTCTGCATCTTTTCTCTCTGCTTTTTTAATTTGTCTATGTCTAGTTGAGGAAACGATTCCGCGTACTTACGCTGTTTACTGTATTCCTGCGCAGACATGTTCCCGTATTTTTTCTCTTCTTGTTGCATCTCACCGTCTATGGGATACAATGCGTAGAACGATTGGTAAGCTTTGTTCTTTATGCCTTCTTTCCAATCTTCTAAAAACTCTATGAAGGTTTTTCCACCCATCTGTTGTTTCAAGTTCTGGTACGTGCGTTTGGCAACTATCTGTGATGGAAAATGATGGGAGATTATAGTCGACATCATATCATGGACGATATCAAACGGGATACTAGCTTTCCACAGATCGTAGAACACGTTGTCGAAGTTTTCAGTTACTTTATGACGACTTCTTTCACTGCTAGCTTTGAGGACCAATTCGCTTGCCCATCGTTCAACTATCAGTTTAGCTCGTCTAGCATCAGACTTGCTCATACAGCAGCGTCCTGATCTAGGATTACTTCTTTGTTACTCTTTAAGTTAGTGATCTTGATCTTTGCTGAGTTATTATTCTTATCGATGTAGAGAAGTTCTAGTTTATACTCGTCATTGATGTTGAAAGATTTGTTGCGGGATAACCACCACCAAAGACTGTCTTTGATCTTACCAGCAAAACTTTGCATGAAGCCTCCAAAAAAATGTTTTTAAAAAATCTACAAAAATATTCTACAACCGTAATTTTTGTGTGGTCTGCCAGGCATGTGCCTTAATATTTTTATACCTGTATAATACATACATGAAAGCGATAATTACAAATTCTGTAATAGTCTTGAAAGATCCTACGGTCGACGTAGAAAAACGCTTGAATAAACTATTAACCTTTAAAGATAAGTCGATCGAATATCGCTTAAGAAAAAACAAAGATAAATCTTGGTTCAAAAGGTCAGTACTGTATCAAGAGTTAAGGCAAGAACTGCATAAATCACTACTGTACAAACTCAAAGATGGACACCTGGCTCTAGCATCTGGCTTTGCGACTTTGATAAAAAACATGAACGTCGATATCGAAGATCGGCGAGCAGACACCGGAGACGACATACCTCTACCGTGGATCAACAAGCCATTTGACCTTCGCGATTATCAAAACGAAGCCCTTATATTAATGAAGGAGAACCACCGCGGCATAATCAATTTCGCCACCGCTCTCGGAAAAACTCTCCTGGCCGTTCATGCTATACGAGAGTTTAGAAAGAAAACGCTGATCGTAGTTCCCAGCACGAACATAGCGGATCAGTTCTACGAAGATCTGTGTTTGGCGTTCGGCGGCAACAAGATAGGTTATTTCGGTAACGGTAAGCAAAAAATAAGAAGCATAACTGTTGGTATAGCCCAGTCCGTCAACAATCATGCCGACAAATTCAAGGAACAGGGCTTGGGATTGGTTATATTCGATGAAGGACATCACATAAGCGCCGATACTTTTTACAGTATCGCGAAACAGCTAGGAGAAGTAGGTAGGGTGTACGGTCTAACGGCTACCGCGTTTAGGTCAGACGGTAAAGATATCATGTTGACGGCGGGCTGCGGTGAGATACTGATTAAGAGGGACGTCATCTGGGGAGTAAAGAACGGGTGGTTGGCTCAACCTGTGTTTTTCATGAGAAATGTAGACACTAGGCATTGTAAGCAGTACAAGCATGATAAACTCAAGAACTACAAGTCCCATGTTCTAAACTGCGACGCCATGAAGAATCAGATACAGAGCGATATGCAGAAATTTATGGCCAACGGCAAACGAGTACTGTGCCTGGTTGACGAGGTTGCTCACGGTCGTGAGCTTTCACGCGTCCTCGGCATTCCTTTTGCGACGGGCAAAGATAAGAAGTCTCAGGGCTACGTAGACGATTTCAACGCCAAGAAGATCATGGGTCTAGTAGGTACTGATGGCAAGATAGGTGAGGGCGTAAATACTAAACCCGTTGAAGTATTGATACTCGCTAATTTTGTAGCAGGTAAGGGGCCAGTTTTACAGTGCATCGGCAGAGGACTCAGAAAAGAAGGCGATAAAACTCACTGCATCATTCTGGACTATCGTCCTACGGGATCTGACATGCTGTCGAGACATGCTGACCAAAGGTTGAGATATTATAGAGAGATCACTGATAAGATAAAGGAGATATAGATGAAAACACTGATTGTTTTATTGTTGTTTATGGTATCGTGCAACACCTCCAACGACCTTGAACGAGCGCATCAAGATTTAAAACAAGTTAACGAAAGATTATCAAGAATACAATGCATGCTCGAAATAATACGAGAAGATAAGGAAATAAGGGCGCATAAGGTATGTATATGGTTGAAACGCGATTATCCCTGCCCAGTAACCAAACAAGAAGCGTTAGACTACATCAATCATAGATGCAAAGTTGCTATAAAATCAAGGAGATAACATGGAGATGTGCAGCATGGACGATATTTTGAACGGTCATCCGAGAACAAAAACTACATGGCAAAAAGACAACGAGATCTTAGAGATATACTTCTATCCTCACTGTGAATGGGGAATATGCGTATTAGAATGCGAAATACCAGTAAAGATATCGAAATACGAGTTGATGAACTATGGTTACAGGAAGATAGATGATCTATTATTCTGATAAGTCAAAAGATGAGATACTAGAAGAAATAGAATCTGAGATAGATGCTATGATACATAACATTAAATTTGGTGATGCCTGTGATGTATTGGATAACTTGCAGTACGCGCTCAAACGGATATTTCGTAAGATGTTCGAGCATTTCCAACCAGAAACAAATATAGACGATATAATTCTTAAAAATAAGTGATATCTGGTATAATAGAATCATGAGAAAGATCAAGAAAATTGTTGTTCATTGCTCAGCTAGTCCTGATACTATGGATATCGGTGTAAAAGAAATACGCGAATGGCATAAGCAGCGAGGCTTTAACGACGTAGGTTATCATTGGGTTATCCGTCGCGATGGCAAGTGTGAACAAGGTCGTCCCGAATCTCAGATCGGTGCCCATGTAAAAGGTCATAACCGTGATTCTGTGGGCATAGTATGGGTAGGTATCGATGAGATAACCGAGGAACAGAAGAAAACTCTAGATCGTATCTTACGTGGACTTATGAAAAACTATGATCTTTCAGTCGATGATGTTGTAGGCCATTATGAACTATATTCAGGAAAAACATGTCCGAATCTTGATATGGCAGAGTTACGAAAATCACTGCGAACCGAAGAATATTTGCCTGATGGTCCATCAGACGATGAAATCGAAATAAGTCTAATAGATATTGAAAATCAAGTGTTTTCCGGCGACGATGAAGATTAAACAGTGTTTACATTGTAATACTAATTTTATATACAAAAGTTCTAAAGCTAAATATTGTTCCAAAAAATGCTGCAAAGATCATTGGTATTCAAATAATAAACAGTATGAAAAGCTAAAAATGGCTGAATGGTATCAAAACAACAAAGATATTGCCTATAAAAACCATAAACAATGGACAAAAAACAATAAAGAATATAGACGCGAATATAAGCGAAAATTAAGTAAGAAACAATATGATACCGATATACTATATAAAATTAAAGTTAATCTGCGTAGTCGATTACAGCAAGCATTAATAAATAATTATAAGACTGGTTCGGCAGTTAAAGATCTAGGCTGCAGTATAGAACAATTTAAAAAATATATAGAATCCAAATGGCAACCAGGGATGACTTGGGATAATCATTCACGTGACGGCTGGCATATAGACCATATTATTCCTCTTAGTCAATTTAATCTATCGGATCCTATTGAATTTAAGAAAGCCTGTCATTATAGTAATTTACAGCCGTTATGGGCCGCAGATAATTTAAAAAAGAATTGTTTTACTGAAAAATAAGGTATAATCTAAATATGACGTAGAAATTTAAACCACCTTAAAATCTCCATAGAATTCGAAAGTGTTTCAACAACTTTAACTATGGAGATACCAATGAAAGAACAAATCAAAAAATTAAAACAAGAACTTAAACAGCTCGCCGTTGAGATACGCGAGCTTAAAAGTCAAAGAAAATCCAGCAAGTACGGTTTCGTAGACGGGCTGTACTACAAACGCTACTATGCCAGACACAAGCATATAGCATACTGTCTATTGCGCGGTGTGCCGTACGAAAAAATAGAACAACCGCATCCTGACAACAAACCGGTGTGGGCTGAGGTAGACAGGATCATCGACAGAGCAAAAGCACAGGCGAAGGAGGTCGAGGATGAAGGTCTTCGTCGTAGTGCGTAACGATCTGTCGAGATCGCAGCAGGCAATACAAGCAGGACACGCGGCGATGGAAATTGTCGTGTGGGGTGGTCTAGCTAAACAAGAATATGAAGGATGTACTCTAGTATATTTAAAGGTTCAAAACGAGCAAGAGTTAGACAAACTACTTGATCAAGTTAATGAATCTGATGGTATCGCATATCCTTTTCATGAACCAGATCTTAACGATAGCATGACCGCTTTTGCAACACACGCGACTGAACAGGTAGAGAAGATATTAGAAAACATACCATTACTATAAAGGAGTTAACTATGAAAGATAAGATAAAAGAACTCAGAGAAGAAGCGAATAAATTAGAAAAAATCAGGAAAGAGTTTCCGGATCTGAGAGAAGGCAGGGATCGTTGGAATAAAAAATTTTTGTGTGCTAAGTCAGTTAACGTTAGAGTCAACAAATATACGGCAACGCACAGCTGTGGTTGCTGTAGCGATTCACCATACTACATTATGCCTTACCTGGAGTTCGAGGGCGAGAGGATATACAGTGACCCGTTTCAGATCTGCGTTGGTGAACGGTGTGAGTACATTTACGGTCAACGGTGGTACAGTGATTGGAAAGACAGGCTCAGTAAACACGAAATTCCTGAATCTTTGATCGCTGAGATAAAGAAAGAGGCCGACGATGACATGAAATGTCTGGCGGCGTACGAACGCTACGAGAATGAGCTAGACGAGATCTGATCGGTAAAATATAGGTATGTCCCGGTAGCTCAATTGGCCAGAGCAGCTGTCTCTAAAACAGCGTTGTTGAGGGTTCAAATCCCTCCCGGGGCACCAATATTGATAACGGAGTTTACATGAGAATGTGGATGGTCGATCCGAGAATCTTGTGCAGGAAACACCTGCTCGGTGAATACAATGAGCTTCACAAACATCGTCACGTATTCGTGAAACAGCATAAGATAGACGGCTATATAAAAAACAACTGCATAGAGCCAATGCACATGAAGCGACGCCACGATCAACTAGCGCACGAGATGGAATGGCGTGGATACAACCATAAAAGTAACTATGAACAACCAGATATATCTTATCTACCTGACCATCAACAGTACTACCGCGTCAACGTACCAAACGCTCTTAAAGATCTGTTAGACCGATGTGAGCATTGTCGTAAAAAATATAATTATTTTATGAACAACATCTATCCTGACTAAACCTTACATCACTTCACTTCGCGCGAAACGCGCGAATATCAGTTTTGCGGAACGCAAAATCTGTAGACTATAGTTTGTAAGGTATAGTTAAGTAAGGTGAGGTGGTGTTGACCAGGATTTTATTTTACCCGCAAGATCGTGTGACTCGCAATATTTTTTTTAAAAACATAAAGATATTGTGGTGTAGTAGAATTGTTTTATATTGTGGAGAAATGATATGCTGAAAAAAATAAACGAAGAGATCGTGGCGGCGATGAAGAGCAAAGATTTTTTTAGGCGCGATGTGTTGCGCATGATAAAGTCATGTATTGAAGAAGAAAGTAAGAAAGCAAAAGATAAACGAACTGAGATAGAAGTTATCTGTGCTTATTATACGAAACTTGAGAAAGCTACTTTCATAAAAAACATCGCGCAGGATTTCATAGATAAAACTAAAAGAGAGATGGCGATAGTTAAAGAGTTCATGCCGCAAGAGATCAGCGTAGATGAAGCTTATAAAATCTTAGACGACTATCTTTCAACGGTTAAACCGGCAGAAATTAATAAAGGGATACTGATAGCATACGTTAAATCAGAGGGTAAAAAAATAGGTAAGATAGTTTCCGGTCGCGTAGCGTTCATGGCCGTTGACAGTTACATGAAAAAGAACGGAGTATAGTATGCACAATTCAGACGATATTGCTAAAAAACAGCGGTGGATGAAGAAAATCCATGACGATGCTTTCAAGATTGAGGTAGAAGTACTCGAGAATGGCACCCTGCCGACTAAAGCTCATCCCACAGACGCGGGTTTCGACCTGTACGCTACGGAAGATATCTCTATAGCACCCGGTCAAGTCATAAAACACCCGTTGAACATCAGGGTCAAGTTTCCTCGAGGAGTTTGGGGAAGGATAGAGACAAAATCAGGGCTTGGCTCAAAAGGTATGTTAGTATGGGCCGGCGTGATAGATGAAGGATACCGTGGTGTCCCGCATGTCATATGTACTAACCTCAACTACTATGATAAAGAATACTATCAAGGAGTATCTTCGTCCATGCAGTACAGGCAGAAGAACATCGCCGTTAAGAAAGGCGAGAAGATCGCGCAGATGACCATTAATCCTCACAACAGTGAGTTTTTCGTTGAACAAGTCGAAAGTGTTGATACAGATACGGATCGCGGCGACGGTGGTTTTGGATCGAGCGGTAAATGATGGACACTGATGCTATTCAAGATTTAATAATGTTACTCAAAGGTTGTTACGGTGATGAGATATCTTTGGTAACTGTTAGTTTAGGAAAAAATAACTCACCATATATGACGTATCATACCGGCACTAATGCTGTTTGTACTGTAACTTCCACTACGTATACTTCGATTGAGATAACCATGATGCTTCATTCACCACAGATCTTGCCGCAGGTTATGCAGGATGCTACCATTAAAATGGGATCAACTGTCGGTGATGTTATCGAATGTAAGATGGTGACGTATAATTTAAAGAAGTTTGTTGACGATGTTAAAAAAGAATTACATGAGATGTACTCTCACCTTTTCGATCAGTTTATGGATAAGTTATTGACCAAGGACGAAGAATGAGCCCAGACGCGATTTTAAAAGATATCATAGAGAATTTAGGTTTTACGATCGTTGAAATTTCGTTTAGTTCTGATACTTATTTTAGTAAAGGACTATTATCTTTAAGAAGCGCTGATGTTGTGTTGATCGGGGATGGTGATATAGATTGGTTAACGGCTGGTAAAACTGAGATACAGTACGACGAGATCGATGGTAAGAAGTGTATACGACTTCGCATACGAGATGTCGATCACTACGTTGAAACTTATAGAACTTATTATAAAAATGTCTCAGATCATGTGATCCGAGAATTTTTAGCAGACGATTCGGAAGACAAGACATGAACTACCATGAAGAACTAGAAGAGATATTTGGTTGGTATGGGTTTTCGATTGCTGTCATGACCGTCAACTACCAACATCAAGTACCATCAACCGTTGGTCCATTCGGTGTTATAGCTTCTGCTTACAATACTATAGCAGCCACGGTTGAGTTGGTCGGTGCCTGTGATAATGCCATTCCTGAACCTACTAATCATATGAGCTTAAAATACTATATCCAGAACAATCGTCTTAAAGTGGTAGCGACCATACGTAACGTTGATGCTTTTATCAAAGAAGCAGACGAGTTACGCAAGGAACAGATAGATAAAGCAGTTCATACACTTTTCACACAGAACTCTTAAAAATAGGTATAACTATACGTAGGAGCTTTATTGGTGGACAATTTGTCTATACTTTTTAATACTAACATACATCTGAGCGATCTCGATGCGATGGACGAGCATGCCATATGGCCTCATGGTATCGAGTGTTGCATATGTCGTATACCTATTCGTAAACGAGATGGTTATTCAGTTGAATATATTAAGAAATTTGCCAACAAACTAAAAGCTCATATGGTACCAAACGGTGTAGTGTTTTTAATATGTTACGCTCCTGTTGAAGATAAATCGAGACCGTTTGAGGTATGTAAAGTAATGAAAGAATGTAATTTTCATCATATAGACAATATCATAGTTCAAAAAAGTTGGTTTCCAGGTAAACGATCAGAGACGAGTTTGGTCAATACCCATGAATTCGTCTTGCACTTCTGCAATGGGGTCGTTTGGAAACTAGATCGTTTACCTATACGGCAGTACATGAAAACACCTGAGGAAGTGACGTGTCCGGGCAACAGTTGGTTGGTAGAGACCGGTTCGCTCGATGACTCTTATCCCGTAGACCTAGCTGAGTTGTTGATTCGCATGACGGATTGTCTACCCGGCTCCATAATATTCGATCCTTTTATGTCGTCAACCGCTGCTCTTAGGGCGGCACTCAAGCTAGGTCATTCGTTTTATGGATATGAACGAGATAAGCGAAAGATAAAGAAATATCATAAGATTGTTAAAGATTACAAACAAAAGAAGAGATGGTAATGAGATGTAAATGCGGCAATAAATTAGAAATATCTCATAAGAGAAAAAATGGAGATGTTGTATATAAGACTACTTGTAGGACATGTCGTGGCCGGACAATCAATGTTGAGGCACAAAAGCGATATAGAAAACAGTATTATCAATTAAATAAAGAACGAGAGTTAGTGAAGGGAAAAAGATGGCGAGAAAATAATCCTGATAAGGTTAAACAATATAATATTGCAAGTCGTAATATTCGAAATAATTATTGTAAAAAACGATTAAAATATGATATTGATTATCGAATAGTAAAGTATTTACGAATACGACTTTACAACGCCCTTAAAAACAATCAAAAACATGGTTCGGCGGTTAGAGACTTAGGCTGTTCAATAGAAGAGTTTAAAAGACACTTAGAGTTAAAGTTCCAACCAGGGATGTCCTGGGATAACTATGGACAGTGGCACATAGACCACGTTAAACCTTTGAGCAAATTTAACTTATCTAGCCCTGAAGAATTAAAGAAAGCTTGCCATTACAGTAATCTGCAACCTATGTGGGCTAAAGATAATTTAAGTAAGGGCAGTAAGTATAAAGATCATAAACAGAAAAAGAGATGGTAAATGGATCAGCAAATATTTAAAATAATAGAAAAGGATAAATGATGAAATATATATTGTTATTGTTGTTGTTGGTTGGATGTTCGGAACCCGTTTTAAAATATAAACATGGTGATGTAGTTCACATCGATCAATGTAAATCAGCACGTGTTCGTGAACGCCATGAATTTCATAGATGTAAATTACACGGAACAGTTGAAAATATGGATCATTTTTCAAATCTAATGGTTGATTATATAGTTTATGTTGTTCATTTTGAATGTAATGCATCAAATCAATATTTTGTTACAGAATTACGATGAGTAAAAGGAGAAGTAATGATTTATAGTAAATCAAAAGCAAAAGATATCATATCTGATACCGCGCGACTTAGTAAATTAGTTGCCGATAGTATAGGGACTATGGCAGCATCAGTCGGTCGAACCTTAGGTCCTGGAGGTCGCGGAGTTTTAATAGAACGTGATAATATGGCTCCATTGGTAACTAAAGATGGCGTAACGGTCGCTAAAGAATTAGGAATGGCTGATGCTGGAGCAAATACTATAGTAGAAGCCTGTAAAGAGATATGCATCAACACTGCGAAAGATGCGGGTGATGGAACTACGACGGCTATAGTTTTAGCCGACGCTATCACGAAATATGGGCAACAGTTCGTCGTTGAGAATCCCAAATATAACCCGCAGAAAATCGCCAACGAACTTAATAAACTGTATACGGACGTGATCGTCCCGTATTTAAAAGATAACGCAGTCAAAGCAGAGACCGACGAACAACTTCGTCAAGTTGCTACTATATCAGCTAACGGTGATACTGAGATAGCGAGGTACGCTGTAGAAGCAGTTCTAGCTGCAGGAGACGATGGTAAGGTTTTGATCGAAGAAGCTCAGGGAGATCAGATCCGTGTTGAAGCTTTAGATGGGTATATAGTTACCAGCGGTCTTAAAGAGATAGGACACATGGGACCTGCGTTCATCAATGATAGGGCTAATCAACAGGTTTACATGGATCAAGGTGTGGTTTTTCTCTACGATGGAAAGATAACCGACCTTAAGGTTCCTGGCATAATTCAAGATATCTATCAGGCCAGAGAAATTCCGGGTGAACCGATAATCATAATGGCTCATGAGTTCTCTGATATAGTTATCGACAAGTTGGTGACAACGACTAAGAACGGCCTTACGGTCGTTCCGGTCAAAACTCCCAGGTCTGGTTTACCTAATGGAAGATCTATGTTTTTAGAAGACATGTCAGCGTATACTGGTGGAAAGATCTGGGATCCTGTCAGCGTTACTGCTTTTACCATGGACGATATCCCCGACGACGTGTTCGGCGAGTTTGATCAAGCCACCATTAATTTATATGAAGCGTTTATTCAATGTTGTCCTGATGCTGATGCTGTAGACAATCGTATATCTGAGCTTAAAAGTATCTTAAATCAGGCTTTTAGTGATCTAGACAAGATGCATATACGCACCGCTATAAGTAAGTTAACAGGCGGTGTTTCTACTATATGGGTCGGTGCTACTTCCGTGTTAGAGACCAGGGAAAAGATGGCTCGTGTTGAAGATGCAGTTGAATCTGTTCGCTCTGCTATTGCCGAAGGAGTTATTCCGGGTGGTTGCACCGTGACGTTACAGTTGGCTGATATAATCGATGAGTTGAAAGATAAGAAACCGTCGTACGATATAATAGTCAACGCTCTACGTGAACCGTTCAATTTACTCATGAACAACTGTGGAGAAAACAACGACGATATAGATCATATCAGGGAGATGCTGCGCGCGCATAATCAAGAAGGTTTACCCAAGAAAGTGTTTGACGCAAGTGAACATAAGGTTACTGATCCTTTTGAGGCCGGTATCATCGAACCTGCTAAAGTTGCAAGAGTCGCTATCGGTAATGCTCTTTCAGTTGCTTTACTCCTGATAACTTTAGGTGGTCTTGTAGTAGTGCCGCGTAATTCTGATCTTGAAAATCAACTTGATCTAGCAGAAAAGTCGTTTAGGGACATGATGGGAGCAGGAGGATTTGGGCAGTAATATCGTTAAGTATGTTATATTAACATTGATTATTTTTGGTGGTATTATGTTGCTACTGCATGATCGATGCAACGATAAGGATGAGATTGATATGAATATTGAAAAAGCAAAGAAAATAAAAGCTAAGATGATAAGTGAACTATATAATGGTTTATATTATCAGTATTATTCTGACAATACTATATTGTTTACTATGGAGATGTACGCGTTGTTCCATGAATTAGGAATATTCGATGAAGTAGACGCGGATCGCTTGCACAAAGCTATACGTAATCTGGGACGTCGCAGATCCGGTGGTTTCGGCGAAGATATAATACCTGGACTATACAATCGTAATCCTGGTCGTGATGATCGTAAGGATCAATGGGATAACTATGCTGCGATATCGTTCAGCGTGATGTTCGGAAAAGAATTTCAGCGTTATCCGCAAGAGATACTCCAGTATGGTAAGAAATTTTGGTGGTATTCGTACGACAACCGTGCCCCTATGAAATTCAGCGTTCATAAACTATTCGATCCTCTTCCTAATCTTAAATATTTTGAATGTGTTCGTCAAGGATGGCATGTCTTTACGTATCAAGTATCCGCCGATTGTGTTCCTAATCCGTTGTTTTATCTGTGGTATGTTGGAAAAGTGTCGTTTGAAAATAATGATCCGAACAAGACTACCGGTAAGTTGATATCGTGGTTACGATATAAAGCGATAGGTCATAAATGGTATATGAGGCCGTTTAGGTGGATGTTTAACAGGAAGATCAAGAAATTATACGGTGATAAAGGAATAACAGAAGCTTTTCGCATATATCATGGTGAAGACAGTGATTTATATAAACTATCGCTTTGTTTGTTAGGAGAGTAATATGAAAAAGATAATTGATTTCGTAAAGAAAAATCGTGTGGCGCAGTTTGTGCTGGTGTTGATCGTGGGGATCGTTATCGGTGCGATATTCTACCCGACCAAACGAATTGAGGAGCGCGTTAAACAAGAATATCAAGAGAAGATCGATAAAGTAGTTGAAGAGAAAGAACAGATACGAAAAGAGTTAACGGAAGATATAGTGAAAAAAGTAGAAGAGCATTCTGAATATAAGATTGAGATGTCTAAAGAAATCAACAAATTAGAAGTTCAAGTTAAAGAGCTCAACGCCAAGAAGAAAGAGACGTTCTACAAGATCGTTAAACCAGATGGTACGATCGAAATAAGACAATACAAAGAATCTGAACTGAGTGAAACTACTCAGATTGTAACTAAGATTAGGGAAGAGTTCGATACAAAGATAAAATCTATCGCTTACAAGTGGCAGGACATACATAAGAAGCGAGTTGAGATATTGAAGAAAGATTTTGACAAACGAGAACAAGAGTACAAAACCCGCATAGAAAAACTAGAGAAAGAAAAAATAACGATCATAAATCCTAAGTCGTTTGGTCTAGGTATTGGATATCTGTCTAACAAGAACTATTACGGTAACGTATCTTATGATATCTTTGGTCCCATATTCTTAGATCTGCATACTGAATCTAATTTTAACAGTTCGTTTGCTGTAGGTGGTGGTTTGGGAGTGAGGTTTTAATGGAGTTAATAGATCTTATTAATGAACTTGCTGTTCACATTCAAAAACCGTCTAAGGTGATCATGGGCAAAAGAATATACGATCTGTTTAAAAAACAGTTTTTTCCGATCACTGATCTTGAAAATCAATATGAAGAGTTGATAGCTATTAATACTTTAAACGGTCGTCTGGACATAGTTGTCATCGATGAGGATTCTATAAAGGTGATGTAATGCCAAAATATAAGTATACGTGTGAGTGTGGTAATTCCGTAGTTAAGTATGCTCCTCGTGATAAACTTACCTTAAGATGTAAGAAGTGTAAATCAGAGATGAAGCGCGAACTCCCTGTACTCAACGGTCCATCACAGAAACGTGAACTTGTTGATCCCGTAGTTAATACACGGCACATCGATAACCAAGACGAGATTATAAAGGCTAGGAGTCAAAAATATTATTGGGGAGTTGAAGTCCCTAAGATGGTAAATTCTGGTAAGTATTCTATAGAAACTATGATTGAAAAAGGATGGGTATGGTTTGACGATAATATGCAGATGCACATCTATACTAAACCTCCGCATGAACGCTGACGGTACAATACTATCATGCAGATAGTATTGTTGAAAATTCACAATATCCTTAGCATAAAAGATGCTGAACTTAAGTTTGATAATAGTGGTTTAGTATTAGTTGACGGATGGAACTTCGACGATAACAAGGCCAATGGTGCTGGAAAGACCGCTATCTTCAACGCACTTGCGTTTGGATTGTACGATAAAGTACCGCGTAAGATCAGCGCGACGGAGATAAAGCGTCGTAAGTCAAAGAGTGGTTTTGTACACGTAAAAATCAAGATCAAGAATCGGATATACGAGGTAATTCGTGAACGTCCAAAGAACGTTAAGTTCAAGAAAAGTGGTAAGGATTTAGATATCACCCAAGAAGAATGGGAATCTTTGTTGGGATTAACGTACGATCAGTTCTTGATATCGATGTACACGGTTCAGAGAGCCAGCAACAAGTTCATAGACCTCAACGATACCGCTAAGAAAGATTTCTTACTACAATTGATGAACTTGAACGAATTTACTGCATGCAAGAAAAAGACGGATCAACACATCAAACGGTTGCAGAGCGAACTTAACGATCTTACTATAGAACTGGAGAAAGTTAAGTCGCAGATAGGAGTCTATGAAACTACGTATACAGATATTGATTCACTTAAAAAAAAGATGGTAAACTCGTTCGGCGAACAGCAGCAGATCAATCGACAGATTAAAGAACTCCAACTAGTTCCTAAACCTGATTTAAGCCGGTATGACGAGTTACAGTTAAAAACTCAAGATAAACTAAATAAATTAATCAGATACAGAGCATTGCGGGATCAACGGTATCATGAATTTAAACGGTTCAACGATCAGATAAAGTCATTTGACGGAGCTGAGAATTGTTTTAACTGTGGAGCACCGTTGGACAATGAAGAAGCTAAAAAGAAACACAAAGAAAATCAACATAAGATAAAAGACACGATGATGGCGATTGGTAAAGAAATCAAAGAACTAGATAAAAAACTTGAGAAAGAACAGCAAGTTCGCTCTTTGATGCAACAGATAAAAGAAAAGAAAGCTCAAGAATCTTATGATTATAATGATGCTCAAATGAGAATACAGGAATTATCGTCACATAATAAAGTTATAGACAATAATTACAAAATGTGGGAAGCAGATGTTAAACGTGCTGATGAAATTCAAAATAAGATTAAAGAATTGTCTGGTTTCAAAAATCGCTTTTTATTACAGATTCAACAGAAAAAAGAACAAGTTGAAATTTTACAAGCCGTAGCGACCATATATGCACCAACGGGAGCACCAGCTTATATCTTAGATTCGACGGTCGAGTCGTTCAACGATATGGTATCTGAATATGTGATGTTGATATGGCCTAACGCCAGTTATCAACTTAAATCTTATAAGGAAAATAAGAAGGGTGATGTCGTCGCAAAATTTTCAGAGACTTTTATAAACAACGACCATAAATGTTCGATCGGTAGTCTGTCGGGTGGTGAGTATAGAGCACTATCCCTAGCTATAGATTTCGCGATTATCGATATATTGGGAAAGCAGTTTGGTATGACGCTCAACCCTATAATTCTTGATGAGCCGTTTGAAGGATTGGACGTGTCCGGTAGAGAGACGGTTATTGGACTACTTGAAAAACTAGCTGTAAAACATCAGATTTGGGTTATCGACCATGCTTCGGAAGCAAAAGCCATGTTTACTCAGATAATACGGGTAGAGAAGAAAAAAGGTATATCGGTTATAGTCTCTGATGTGATATAATTAGACTATGAGTTTACGCGGCGATAAGTTAGATCAATTAGTTAAAATACTTACACAGTTTAAAAACGCAATCAAGGCTCCTCGTATTCCTTCAGTTCCTAAGATGCCTGGGATAAAACCACCTTCCATCAAGAATCCCATCAAGGTTGCTGAGCAAAAACAGAATCAGGATCCTAACATCAAAGCCGATCTAAAAGCCGCTAAGATAAAGGATGCGGGTCAATGGCAATCAAAGTTAAAGATAGCAAAGAATGGTCAGTGGTCACTTGGAAAACGAGAAGAGGAAGAATATCTTAAGTTATTCTCACGCCAACCAGATAAAAAATAGTAAACAATTAGCTAATTTTACTAGATATCATAGTATAATATTAGTGTGAAATTTGTTATATATTGTGCTATTATTGCCAATAAAGCATATATTGGTGTTACGGGCCAATCTTTTAAAGTTAGACAAAAGCAGTATATTAACGATGCTCGAACTCAAAGAACAAAATTTATATTTCATGAAGAATTAAGAAAAAATCAATTGATAGCAGAGTGGAAAATTTTACATACGAATATAAAAACTGCTGAAGAAGCGATGAAATTAGAATCGTACTATATTAAACTATATAACACGAAATATCCTAATGGATATAATATGACTGATGGTGGAGAAGGAACGCCAGGTTGGTTTATTGGGGCAGAAACGAGAGCTAAAATTTCTAAAACATTAAAAGAATTCAATAAAGATCCTAAAAATCGAGAGATTAATGCACAACGAGTTAAACAAAGTTTTGCTAATATGTCACCAATTGATAAACTAAAAATGAGGACTAATCATAGACGAGCTATGACAAATCCGGTTCGCAATGGTAAAATATCAAAGTATCAAAGAAAATATTGGGCGGATGACAATAAACGTAAAATTGCTGCGATGAAGCGCGGTTCTAAACCTTTTGACGTATATACAATTGATAAAAAATATGTAGGAACATGGATTAATAAAACAAAATGTGCAAAACAATTAGGATTACAACCGTCTAATATGCGAAAAGTTTTAAATGGTCAAAATACTCATACTAAAGGGTATATATTAAAATATAAGGAGTAAAATGAAGATACTTATAATTGATCCAGGATGCATTAGCGGCTATTGTATTATCCATGTCGAAGATGGTTTCGCAGATATATACGACTACGGTTTTATTGATGTTGATGATGATGAACATATGGGTAAGCAATATCAAGATTTTATCAATAAGATACAGGCCTTGATTGACTTCCATGATATAGAAGAAGTAGCACACGAGGATTATTTTTTCAGTAAGTTTGCATCTCAAGGTGCTAACTTAAATTGTGCTTATAGAGCCATGATACAACTCTTGTGCGCTCGCAACAACATACCATATACTGTCTTGAACATTACTTTGTGGAAGAAATTCATCAACTTTGGTAAATCTCGTCCCACTAAAGTACAAATTAAACAATGGGGTAAAGAACCTGCTAAAAAACTGATGACTCAGGATGCGCTTTGGAAAAGATGGAAAATAAGGTTTCCGAACCATTCCACGTCGTTGAAGACCAACAAGCCCGTAAAGTTCAAGAACGACATCGTGGACGCGGTAGCTATGGGTATCTTTTATCTCGCTATCTATAAGAACATACACAACTTTACGGTCACCAAACCGATTCCTGAAGATGTAAAATTCAATAAAGTTACTAAAACGATGTATGTTTACGAATAGGAGCATGATATGGGTATTGATGTAAGTAAAGCAAAGAAAATTTTAAGTCAATCTTTTGTCGACAACAATTCAGAGCTCGGTGAAGACGAGATCAACGCCAGGATCGCTACTGCCATGCAAAAGATCAAGGATCTTGAGGAAGAGAAAGACAACGATTCTCAACTTCAGGCCGCAAAGCAGGTCAAAAAAGATCTAGAGTCAGGTTATAATTCTGCCATATCCTACGAACATGCTAAAGTAGCGTTTTTGTTGGATAAACGCAGAGAATTAAAAGAAGACGATGATGACTCTAATATCTAAGCCATGATATAATTAGTATATAAGATAACAAGGAGTAAAACATGAGTCTCAGAACTACATATACAGGTGCCTTAGATACTGCCATCAACGCGGCTATAGCAGCCGGTAGTGCGTGGGGAACTACAAATAACGCCGCTATAAACACGGCTTTGACAACAGCTTCTGGCCTTGGACAATCGACTGTTACGTACAGTGCCAACGCGACCCATAACCCCGCTGGCATGATATTGCAAGGTACCATATGGAACGCTTTTAAGAGTGGTTTATACCAATATCTAGCTAGTGAAGACATTATGACAAGTGAACTATCTTTTTCTATCGCTGCGGTAGATGCTACTACTAATGCGGTAACCATAACGTTTACGTTCTAAGAGGTGTCTCATATAAATGGACGACGATCCTTCTGAACCGAAAAAGGGCATTAAAGATGACAAACTGGGATGTTATAAAAGTAGCAGTTTGCACTCAATTCTTCGACATTATAAAACTCGTATTGGTGTTTTATGGGTTGAGGTATGCCGAGAACTGGTGGAAAACCAGAAAACAATCCAAAAAATAACGTTGCTCTCTTAACGATACCTATTTTGTGTCCTGGAATGTACAATATTTCCAGGACCTTTAATTTAAGGGAGATATATGTCGCGTTTTAAAGAACCCTGTCAACTGCACAACCACAGCATGTACTCACTCCTCGATGCTGTTCCTTCTGCTGAAGAATGGGTAGCGTGGTGCTTGGAGAACGATACTCCTGGATTTTCTATTACCGATCATGGTACGGCGATATCGTTATATTATGCGACTAGATTTCCAGAGCTGATAAAAAAATACAACGAGAAACATGGAACGAACTATTCGTTGGACAAGGTCGTCGGAGTTCCCGGTGTTGAACTGTACGTAAAGTTAAACGCTAAAGATCGCGGTCATTATCACATAAACGTGTGGGCCGTTAACAACGTTGGTTACCGTAACCTAATGAAATTAGCTTCGTTGGCCTACAATGACACAGTTGTTTATTACGGTGTTAAAAAAGGTAGGGTTACGTTTGATCAACTTGATCAGTATCGTGAGGGACTAAAATTTGGAACTGCGTGTATTGCTAGTCCTCTTGGTCGATGCATCATGAACGGTAGTTATTCAGACGCGGAAGACGTTTATAAAGAATACGTTAAGTTATTTGGCGATGATCTTTACGTTGAGTTTCATCCTACCGATCTAACGCACAACTTCAACAAGAAGACCGGTGGTTTTGATCCTATACCAGCGACGTTACTGGCGCCAGACGGCAACCAACAGAAAGCGTACAACAAGTTTTTAGCGGAGATGGTCGATAAACACGGTGGCAAACCGATACCTGCTACCGACGCTCATTTTATATCGCCTGAAGATAAGGTGATTCAAGATTGTTTGTTGAAGAACGGCAACGATAATGGTTGGTATTTTTATGAATCATATCATCAACATAGAGCTGATGAAATTTTTACGATGTTGAAAACACATTTGGGTGAATGGTTGACCGAAGAAAAATTTGAACAATGGATAGAGAATACGTACGAGATAATGAACGCCGCCAGAAACATAGAGGTAAATTTCGATTATCATTTACCTCAGATATCGATTCCGGATAACATAGCTAAGCGCACCGATGATCCGAACAAACGACTGTACCTATTATTAATGAAGAAGATTGAAGAACACGGTAGATGGAGAGATGATCCTGAGTATATTACCAGGTTCAAGAGTGAGATCGACGTGATAATGAACAACGATACCCTTAACTTCATACCGTATTTTTTGATGTACGAGGATATATCTAAGTTTGTTAGAAGTCAGAACATATTGCAGAACCTCGGTCGTGGATCTGCTGGTGGATCGTTGATCAGTTATTATCTGAAGATAATACACATCGATCCGATAAAAGCCCATCTACCTTTTGAGCGTTTCTTATCTCATGCGAGAATTCGTGCGGGGTCGTTTCCGGACATAGACATCGATATCGGCGATCGTGCTCGCCCGCTGATCATGAACTATTTGCAGGAAAAATATGGGCTAGGTTTCGCGCAGATCGCGACGTTTAATAAGATGAAGACCAAAAACGCGATAAAAGATTCTATGTTCGCTATATACGGTAAGAACAGGAATGATCCAGAAGTTAAAAGCGTCTGCGATACTATTCCTGATTCATCGCAGGGCATTGATGAGCATGATTTTTTGTATGGATATACTGATAACGAAGGTAACTATAATGAAGGTGAAGTTGAGCGCAATAAACTTTTAGCAAATTTTTTTGAGAGTCATCAGGAAGTTGAAAATATGGTCAAGCGATTGCTAGGAATGCCTCGTGGATGGAGCAGACACGCTTCAGCGTTCGTTATATCTACCCTTGATCTGTCGAGTTCGCGAGTGCCGACGATGACCATGACTGATAAGACTTTGGGAACCATAACGGTAACGCAGTATGACGCGACCCTCGTTGAGAAGTGTGGTCTCGTAAAAGCTGATATATTAGGATTAAAGACCTTGACTGCACTGTCAGACTGCGTTATGTCCGTTAAAGAACGTACTGGTATAGACTATCTTGAAGAAGATGAGTTCGGTATTGCTAAGATATATCGCTTACCTGAAGATATTGGAGTATATCGTGATTTTTACAACAAGAAGACTGATTCTTCGTTTCAGTTTAACACTAGTTTAATCAAAGGATACATACAGAGATTTAATCCGGTTCAGAGAAACCACCTGTATGAACTTACAGCACTTTGTCGACCTGGTGCATTGGACGCTCCATTCATGAACGATGAGATCAGCTTGGACGATGGTATATCAGCTGCTCAATATTACATAGACGTCAGAAACAACGATCGTAGACTCAGCTACCTTCATCCTGATCTTGCTAATTACACGACGAACGGCGTATTTGTTTACCAAGAAGAAGTCATGAAGTTTATAGTAGAGATAGGCGGTCATACCTGGGAAGAAGCCGATCAAATTCGTAATGCTATAGCTAAGAAAAAAGAAGACATCATAATCAAGACGTTCGATACTATTCGCAAGTCAACTATGAAGCGTGGTTGGAGTTTACAGCAAGCTGATGCTGTCTGTAATCAGATCGTTGCGTTTTCTAAATATTCGTTTAACCGTTCTCATTCGCACGCGTACGGAGAATTAGGTTACATAACCATGTATCTTAAGCACTATCATCGAACTGAATGGTGGTGTGCAGTCCTTAACTCAGAAAGAACTGAGTCGAAACTCAGACATTATATAACTTTGTTGGGTGATCTTATACAGCCTCCGTCACTGAAGAATCCGTTGGAGCGGTTTGCTGTGCATGATGATAAGATTATCGCACCTATAGGCGTCATGAAAGGTATCGGTCCAAAAGTTATCGCTCATTTGGTAGAAACTGGTCCGTACGATGACCTATCTGATTTCATGAATAAGATCAATCATACCAAATGTAATATTGGAGCAGTTTCAGCGTTGATAAAGGGACGCGCTGCCGATGCTTTTATGGATAAAAATTTACCGTATGTAGAGGCTCGTAAAAAATTCATGGAAGATTATATATCCATGAAAAGTTCGAGGACCAGTCAGTTCAACGACGAGATGCGCGACTTTGATCCTCTAACTATATTTTTGCAAGAACGAGATACCAACAAAGCCTTTAATAAGTATCTCTTGTCTAACGAAGAGATCATCGATTTTATCGATAAAAAGTGGCCGGCGTTGAAGAAAACTGGACGTCAGGCTGTCCCATTTATCATGGGCAATGTTCCTGTATTGTGTAATATAAAGGTCGCTGCTGGGGTGTTAGAACACGATCAAGGAGATAATGTTGGACTCATATTATTATATGAAAGTTCGCAGATTAAGAGTGGAATTTCTAAACGTACTGGTAAACCGTGGAATTTATGCGTGGTTAAGTTATCTGACGGCTATTCAACGATCGAAGCGTCTTCATGGAACATAAAAAAAGCATTGAAATGGCCAAAAGACTCATTGGTTTATGTACGAGGTACATTGAAAGAAGGATGGAAAACGCCAGTTTCCATTGAGATATCTGAGATCGAAAGGATTGAAGATGAGTAAACGCTTTATGGTATCAAGTATATTTTTCATTGTCGGTGTTATTTTAGTTGTAAATGAACTATATAATCTATATTTTTATGGTAAAACGGGTCCAACGATATTCGCTGGATTATTAGCTATCGCGTATTCGTTTTTTAGATATCATGTTTTAACAAAGGATGAATAAGGAGTCTAACATGAACAAGATATATGAATTTTTTGGTGGTAAGAAATTTTTCTTCGCTCAAGAAGCTTTTATTGTCTTATCGGTCTTGACGTATTTTGGAAAAGTAGCCAGTGAAGGTTTTATTTATGGTATGGGATTTTTAGTGGCTGTTTATGCTGGTGCTAATGTCTATCAGAAGAAAGTTTTAAAAGATGGGACAACGTTGGAAGCAGGTACTAAGAAATAATAAAGGAGATTATATGGCTAAATTTAAGATTGTTAAAGAAATACCAAAGTCGTTAAAAAATGATGAGATGGTCATCAAAACACCTGATTTCATAGAAGAGATCAATGAGTGTCCAGCACCACCTACTGCTAAACTACGTGATGGTACCAAAATCGCTACATCTAATTATCTTCGCAAGATCGTGGAAAAGATCGGTCTTAACTACGGATCGTTGGACTTCAATCCTATGACTGCTTGTAAGACGATTGTATATGATGGTGTTGCATACGATGATGTTGTTGATCTTAGTAAAAAGATCGTCGTTCCGATGTTAAGGAATGATTGTCCATCGATTTTTTACAATTACATTGATGCTAAGATCAAAGGCCGTGATCCTAAAGTTTCATTGATATATTTTGTTGGTGATGATATTGATACTAAAGCGTTTATGCAAAATGGTATCACTAAATTTACAAAAAAAGAAGATAAAAAATAATATTTTATGGTATAATAGAGTTATGCCGTATTGCGGTAGTAATTACTATGCCTGTTAAGGTAGAAAGGAAAAATTATGTCAAAGATCTCTATTAATCCCAAAGCATTAGCAGAAAGAAAAGAATGGAAACGCCATAAGATTAAAGAAGGTAGTAACTTCTATCGTTTCTTACCTCCGTTTGGCGAAGCAAGCAATGGTTATCCTTATCGTAAATGGATGATCGTATGGGGACTTATCGATCCACAGACACAAAGAATGCGTCCTTATGCAAGTTCACTTACAACTGAACAGAGATGTCCGATTTTTGAATGGGTTGGACTTTTACAAAAGAAAGCAGAAGCTAAGAAAAGTGAACTTAAAACTGCGGGTTACGATGAAAAAACTATCAAAGAAATGTTAAAACCTTTAAACAAAGTGATTTCTGACTATCGTTTGAAAACAGTTTACGCATGGAACGCGGTTGATCAATCGGGTCAGGTAGGAATTTTAGAACTCAAAGCGACAGCGCATAAAGCATTGAAAAAACAGATGAATCAGTATATCTCGGACTACAACCAAGATCCTACTTCAGTGAACTGTGAACGTGATGATTCTGGTGTATGGTTTAACATCACTAGAGAAGGTGAAGGTTTTGATACTGAGTATAGTGCTAAAAAACTTCAGAAACAACAGAGAGTTGATGGACAATTAGTGTTTATCGATGATAGATCAGCGTTACCTGAGAATATTCGTGTAAATTGGAAAGAATTAGCTTATGATTTAGGATCAATTTATCAGAAGAAAACGTACGACGAACTGCGTGAGATATTAATGGCTAATATGCCTGCTATCATAAATGAGTGTCCGGATGCAGCTATCGAGGGTTTTATCCCTAATGCAGCCGTACCAGTTGTTACACCAGCAACTGTTGCAATACCTGCGATTAATACTGGTAAAGTTAATATCAAGCTCAACGATGAGGATGATGAACCTGCACATGTTAATATTGCGGAAACTAGACCAAACATGTCAGCAGCTGATAAACAGACAAAAACTGATGATGATCCATTTTTAGCTATGGCAGACAGTATCCTCAAAGATTAAGGAGGATATATGTCGAATAACGCGTTGGTCGTACTTGAGAAGAAACTTCTTAGGTTAGACGTTACACGGTTAATTGAATATACCAAAAAAATAGAAAGAATTGGGGGCCTCAACAACATGATGGCCCCACAATATTTACGCGATTTTATCATAGCTCAAGATCACACTAGCACTTTGTTATCACACGCTGTTAGATACGATCTTGAAGCTGCTAATGCGTTAGAAACTGCTAAAGCGATAGCGTATTTAGATAAAGCCGGTGATTATCTAAAATCTAAAGGAATAAAAGATTCTGCTGAAGCTCGTAAGCGTTACGTTGAACTAGACGCCGATGTTAAAGCGGCACACCAGTTGAAGGCTAAAACAGCGGCGTTGGTGACTTTTTTAAAAAACAAACATCAGGCTTTTCGACAAGCTCACGACGATGTCAAGAAAATGGTATATTCTGATCAATATCAATCACCAGATGAGGGGATGTCATGATTAATTTAATAAGAACTTTCGTGTTGATTTATAAAGCGATGAAGACGCTCAACAAAATAGATAAGGATGGAAATTTGCAGATATATAACAGTGTTGAAAACGAGAAATATATATATTATGTAGTTTCCAAGGAAGTATGTAAGAAATACAATCTTGATCCTGAGTTACAGTTTATAAAATTTAAGGAGTAATATATGTCTAATTGGATGAGCAAACTTACAAAAGATTTTGGTATGTTGGCGGATGCCATGCCCGCGCCTCAAGATCATGTTATCAAGATGCCATCGCCATCTTTAAATTGGGCAGTTGGAAACGGTGGTCTTGTAGAAGGTAAATCTATATGTTTTTTTGGTCCAGAATCAGGCGGTAAGAGTTTGCTGATGCAGCTTGTGATGATTCAGATACAGAAAGATGATCCAGATGCGATATGTATTTTGTTTGACGCTGAGTTTTCTTTTAACAAGAATTGGTTTCAGCAACTAGGCGGTGATTTAAAACGTCTCATGGTTAAACAGACTAACGATCCTCTTCAGATCTTTGATAAAATAAGTGTCGGTGGAGAATTACATCAGATGTTGCAAGATGGTGCCCCGATAAAGGCTATCGGCATAGATTCTGTTAAATCTATTCGTTATCCAAAAGATGTTAAGAATAAAACTACTGATCAAACCATGGGCGGCGGTGGAGCTTCTTATCTAGGATCAGCGTTGAAAGGTGTATTACCGGTTATTCGTGAGTTTAACGTCACTACGCTTTTAGTACAGCAAGTATATGAGGAGATGGATCAGTACAAGAAAATGAACAATCCATGGATAGTTCCTGATGGTCGAGCATTGAAGCATTTTTGCGATTACATGCTACAGGTAGAAAAAATTGAAAACAAACAAGGCCGTATCGAAGAAGGCAAGAACATATACGGTGGTGCACAACAGATTGGGCATCTCATAAGAGTTAAAGCTAAGAAAAACAGATGTGCTGCACCGTATCGTACTGCTCAGCTTGCGTTGAGTTATACAGAAGGTATCATAAACATAGCAAACGAGTTGGTTGATCTTGCGATCAGTTTGAATATCATCAAGCATCCTCTTAATGAAGAGACTGGAAAAGTCAACAATCAGATGTGGCAGTTTGCTGAACACGATCCTATCCGTGGTGAAGCTAATATGAGAACATGGGTGTTGGGCGATAAGGATATACAAGAAGAAATTTTTCAAGCTTGTTGTGAAGTTGATGAAGAAGTAGCAACAGCTAGAAATAAAGAAATATCAGTGGGGGACATTGACATTGACCCAACAGATATATGATGATCATACAGCACGAGCTATAGATTGTGCGGAAGAATATTTTGATGTACACGGTAAATTACCATCACATGTTTACGTGACTGTTAGGTCGTGGATACAGATGGTAGAGGGAACAATGCGATATACGCCAAACCACAATCATTCACTTTTCGAGATCAATCTTAGAACACGCAATGGATATGTGGGAGTTAAAATTTCTTATGATCTTCCGCGTGACACTTTACCGATGAATCCAGATGAGTATCAAAGATGGCTGGACGAAGAGTTTGAAAAAGCGGTGCTGTTATGAAGATATTGTTTTGCGGCGATAAACACCTTAAAATAACTAGATTTGATCTAGCAAAACAATTTTTAGCATTGTTGAATACCATGATCAAAGAAGAGATGCCAGACATGTATGTGTGTCTTGGTGACGACATGGACTCTCATGCTGTACTTCGTTCAGAGTTGATGTCTGAGTTCAGGAAACATATAGATTACGTAAGACAGTTAGGGATACCGACGTATTATATTTTAGGTAACCATGATATGTATAGGCCAAAAGATGATAAGTATCATGCGTTTCAGAGCATGATTGGCTTGTATGATAATTTTACCGTAGTCGATAAACGGTTAGACGTTGATAACATAACTATGGTTCCTTATATTCCTGATCACACTAAATTTCCTTTAGATACTCAATCGATATGTGTCGCGCATCAAACCTTTGTAGGAGCAGATTATGGCTATACTAGACCCGAAGTTGGTGTCGATGCTGATAAGGTACGAGCTGAGATTATTATCTCAGGACACGTTCACATCAGACAATCGTTCGGTAAATGTTATTATCCGGGGACACCATATGCTCAATCTGTTAATGACATTAACCAAATTAAGGGTGTTATGATGTTTGATACGGAGACCTATCAACAACGTTTTATCGAGATTCCATTACCTAAATGGTCTGGTATCAAATATGAACTTGGTCCTGGTTTTTCTATAGAAGATTTACACAGTGATTTGGTTAAGAGCGTCACTAAACAGGATCATTGGATAGTTGAGATTTCTGGACCACGTGCAGAGATAACAGCGTATATAGCTAGTGAACGTTATGGTCAACTGCAGAAAGATGTGGACATTCGTATAAAACCTAAGTTTATCGACAAAGAAAAAAAGAGAGTCGAAATCAAAGCAGTGTCGATGGAACAAATAATTGAGGAATGTGTTAATAAGGTGTATAACGGTAGTATAGATAAAACAAAAGTTGCCGACAATGCACTACAAATTTTGAAAGAAATGAGGGCCGAACATGGGCATCTTAAAAGTTGAAGTTGTAGAAATTAAAGATATCCAACCACATCCTAACGCAGATCGTTTAGAGATAGCGTTGGTTAAGGGATGGAATTGCGTTGTTCGTAAGGGTGAGTATAAGATCGGCGACAAAGCAATATATTTTCCTATCGACAGCATCTTACCACCTAAAATAGAGTGTGCCATATTTGGCCCTAATTCTAAGGTCAAGTTGCATAAGAGTCGGGTTAAGACTATAAAACTACGCGGCGCTGTATCACAGGGATTATTGGTTGATCTACCTACTCTAGGTATCGCATCGGATTGTGTATTGGGCGTCGATCTTACTGATCGTTTCGGTGTTAAAAAATATGAACCCGTTGTGCCTAATCGTAATTTGACCGGTGGTTTTAAGGTTAGAAAACATAAGAACAACGAGCATTTTAAAAAATATACGGAAATTGAGAACATCAAAAATTATCCTGAGATTTTTCAAGACAGTGAAACGGTCATCATAACTGAAAAGATACATGGCACTAATTTTCGTTGTGGTTGGGTGCCAGCTGTAAGAAGATGGGATAAGTTTAAGAGTTATATTATGGGTAATAAAGGATACCAATTTGTGTTCGGTAGTCATAACGTTCAATTACAGGGACAAGAAACGCAATGTAAAGATTTTTATGAGAAAAATGTGTACACTAAGATTGTTAAGCAATATGACTTAAAAAACAAGATAGGTTACAATGAGATAGTATATGGCGAGATATACGGCGACGGGATCCAGAAAAACTATAAGTACGGTTGTGGACCCAACGAGCATAAACTCGTGATCTTTGACCTGATGTGGAACGGCCTGTATATTGGCCACGATTCACTTATAAATTACTGTAAAAATAAAAATCTCGATATCGTTCCTGAGTTATATAGAGGACCTTTTAATGTTGAAAAAGTACGAGAACTTACAAAAGGCGATTCAGTATTGTTTCCGTTACAGACGATACGAGAAGGCGTTGTAATTAAGCCAATCTATGAACAAAGATCTTATATCGGGAGAAAAATACTTAAATTTGTAAGTGATGAATACTTATTAAGAAAAGGTAATACCGATTTTCATTAGGAATTGATAGAAGTTATCATATAGTTACATATCGTTTAAAACTCTGTTCTCATCTGGTATAATAGAGTTAAGCGAAATGGAGATTGAACATGGATGATGCTAAATTGATGGAGTATATAGATCACTGTCGATTTATGATGAACCACGGTCTTGTAACTGATAATATCAAAAATCAGCTATTTTTCTATGGTTCTATCGTGCATCAAGATGTGCAGGCTGTTGAACTAAAGTTGGATATGGACAATAAAAAAGTCTATTATCAAGTATATGTTACTAAAAAGTTACTTAAAAAGTCTAACAAATATCGTAAACTCTCCTACGCGAAAAGCTTGTTGGGACTATGGAGATTCAAAAGGTACTTAGCTAAGGAAGGTAACTTAAATTTTAACCATCTTCTTAACCAGTTTGTTAAAAGTTTTTGTGGACCGAAGTGGTCAGTAGACGTGGACGTTGTAGATTATAGACACTATAAGAATGGTTTTGGAGATGAAAAAGGCATCGACATCGATAATTCAAACGATAAATAATTTGACCAGCAATGAAGATTATCGACAGGATCTTTGGGTCTATTATCTTGAGAATAATTCTACTTTATCCTTTGACGACTTCTTAGAGTATTTGCGTTTACATTCCAAAGAACATAAAAATAGCAAGCAATTCTTGCGCGATTATATAAAAGATGGTTACGATATACATGAATTTTTGTTGAACTTTACTGAGTTTGAACGATCTATCATATATCTAATGGTCATAAACTTTACAGTACCTGAAATAGCTAAGTATAAAGGTATTAGTAAGATTAGAATAATGCAGACTATTAACGTCATCCGTGATAATCCGGCGTGGGAACAATTAAGGGAAAAGGTCAATGGCTCTAAAAAGAAACTTAACGGAACATGAGCGTTATAGCTTAACGCAACAAGAGATTAAATTAGCGGAAAAATATCTGAGAAAACATAAGACAGCAGGTCGAATCAAGGAACCGGAATCTTTAAAGTTATTAGAGATGTTTTTGATAGGCCATACGTTTGTAGAAATACACCAACAATTTCCGCAATATGAGATGGGAAAGATAATATTGACGGCCGCTCTAGCTGGATGGTGTCATGACAGAGATAAGATGCAGCATAGTTTGCGCGATAGAGTACAAGCTAAAGTTGTTAAGTCAGTCATTGAGCAAGTTGACTTTTTAACTACTTTATTATCTGTAAACAATGCACAGCGAATGAGTGCTATGCGCAAATATGTCGCTGATCCTGATAACAATGTGAAACCTGATTTAACAATAGAAACAATCAAGGAATATAAAGAAGTTATCGAGACACTATATAAGATAGTTTCTGGCGCTACTCCTAACTCTAGGGCAAAGAGTTCACCGCTTTTCAACGCACTAGCGCCATCTGACAAAAAACAATCTTTAGAACAACATGATATTAAAGAGATATCGTTGGACGATATTGAGTACGATGAGTAATGGCAAAGAAGAAAGTTCAGAACTTAACTTACGAACAACGTAAGAAATTATTATTAAAACCCTGCAAAACTAAAGCAGAATTCAAGAAATGGATCAAGTTTCATCTAGACATTCATCTTCCTGACTGTACGGTTTCTAGGTATGCAGATACTAACCCTTTCAATGCTATATGGGAGATATATCAGATTGCGGTTTTAAACAAGAATCCGGAGATGATCAACGAGTTGTTATTGGTTGCTGGAAGAGGTTCGGGAAAAACTTTAGGGATGGCCATAGTTGAGATGATGATCGTCTTGCATGATCAACGGGATATTGTTCACGTTGGCGCAGTTATGGCGCAGGCAACTCGCTGTTATGATTATATTAAAAATTTCTTGTACAATCGGCGTTTGAAAACGCTTGTTACCCCTTCTAACCTTGCAGAAGACAAGCGAATATTAAATAAAGCTAACATGAGTAAGTCGTTGTTTAATGTTAATGGTCAGACTGTATCGTTAGAGGTACTTCCTTGTACGCTGAAAGCTTGTGTTGACCCACAATCAATAGTAAAAACAAAACGTGGAGGATATCATTCCATTGATTCTGTAAGAATTGGCGATTATATAGCATCTTGGGATTATATGCGAGGTGAATTTCCACAAAGCACATATCGAAAAGTTATCGACAAATGGACTAAATATTCTGATACTTATAAGATTACATTAGAAGATGGTTTAGAAAGTACTGGTGGTTATGACAATAAAATATTGACGCGTTTTGGTTGGCAACGACTATGCGATATTAATTACAATACGAAAATTGTACGCGCTCCGCAGTTTAAGAAGAATAGTAGCAAAACTAAATATCGTTGGAATAAACCTAATTTTAATCAGCAACAGTGGCGTTCTGCTTTAATCGGTATGATGTTGGGAGATGCTCATTTAAGTATTAAAATAAAAGATCGTAAGCAAATTGGCAATGCCAGATTATATAAAGGACATTCGATCAAGCAGCATGAGTACTTTAATTATTGCCGCGAAATTATTGAGCAACATATTAAAGTTAATCAAATTAGAGATAAAAAATCTGGTTATGGAAGCAATATCAAAGAATTAATTACAGAATCAACTGAAGAGTTGCAATTTTTAGTTGAACTTTTTACCGATCAACGAATAAATAAAAAAATAATTACTGATCAATTGGTTGATTACATAGATGAGATTGCATTGGCTTTTTGGATTCAAGATGATGGTATTGCTGGTCAACAATTAGAGTTATCGACTTGTTCTTTAACTGATAAAGAATGTAATAAACTGTTGAATATGTTTCACAGTAAATTTAATTTAAAATCAGCTCATGTTCGTAATTCGCATAAATATAACGTAATTCGTTTTAACAGCAGTGATACACGAACTATGCGTGACATTGTACAGCGTTACGTTCATCCAACCATGTACTATAAAATATCAACAGATATTGTTCCTGAGAAATTATATTCATTTGATATGGGAGATGAAATTGATATTAGTAAGACGGGTTGTAGCGTTTTATTGAAAGAAGTGACCGATGGACAATTTAGTAATAAACAGTGGAAACAATGGTTTAGAAAATGGAGTAAAGATAGTTTATCTGTAGTAAATATTGAATTTTTAGGTAAACAGCGCTTAATAGACATTGAAGTTGAAGGAAATAATCGCTCTGATCATTCGTTTTTAGTTAATGGTATTAATAGTTTACAATGTAATGGTCCTCACGTTCCCATGGTAGTGGTCGACGAGATAGATACAGTATCAGGCGAAGGAGTTAAGGCCTTTGGTGAAATTTCTGGTATGCTGGATTCAAAAGGAACTAAACACGCGCTTCGTGTTGGTATATCTACGCGCAAGTCACGATATGGACTGATGAATCAGCAGATGGAAAACGCTGATACTGAAGGGCGTACGGTAAGAAAATGGACAGCCTGGGAGTTTTCTGAAAGATGTCCTGATGATAGATCAGGTACTGATGAGACTGATCTATGGGTACTTCAAGAAGATTTCATAGTATTAACAGAAGAAGAATACAAGTTAAAAAGTAAGCAAAAACAGAAAGAGTTCATGCGATATACGTTTCCGGGATCTAAGTGTAGGAAATGTCCAGCAGCTGCTATATGCTTGGGAGACGCTAAAAAACAAACTTCAAAATCACCGATGTTGAAGCCGATACAAGACATAATGAATAAGGTTAGAAAAGGTCCAGATTGGGCATTGGCTCAGCTCATGAATCTTAAACCCTCAGTAGAAGGTATCATATACAGGGAATTTGATGAGAGAGTACACGTTAACACGTGGAACGAGATGTGGAAGAAGTTGACTGGTGTAGAATATCCCGGTGAATGTACTCACGATATATTCGTTAAGAAATGCCACCAGTTGAAGTTGCCGTGCTACGCGGGGATCGACTGGGGATGGTCAGCACCGAGTACGGTGGTGTACTTTTTCTTGGACAAGAGAGAGAACGTATACGCTGTTCGCGCAGATGGTATGTGTTATGTAAGTGATCCTACTTGGGCAAATTATGTTAAAACTAAGTATCATCACGCTTACAAATGTCAACTATACTTTCCAGACGCCGCTGTTCCTGGTTCTATGGAAGAGATGAAGAAGATAGGATTACCGGTGGCGAACTACGTTAAGCCTGAGATTATGACAGGCGTGCAGATAATAAAACGGTTATTACGAGTTCCTGGTACTGAAGATACTAAATTTCACGTGGCTAAAGAGACATGTCAGTCGTTGATAGAAGAGTTTAGCTTGTATCACTTTAAATTAAATACGGCTGGTGAAGTTACCGATCAACCTGAAGATGCTTTTAATCATTGGCTTGATGCTATACGATATCCGCTTAACATGCTTTTAGGGCACTCAACTATGCTTACAGCGCTAGCAGCAGAATCTGATCATCGTGTTGGTGTGTATGCTAACAATCAGTTTTATCGTACACCGTCGGCCGGTGAATTTGCAGAAAGTATGGGTATACCGTTCAGTGAAGAAGTTGATACGTCCAAAGTCGGCAAAATTGGTACTGCAAATGAATTAGACAGTGAAGAAGATGAAGAGGATGAGATAGGTGGTGATGGGGGATTTCTCTGGTCTGTTTGAAGTAAATTTTGGTATAATTGATAGTATATAATATAAAAAGGCAGGAAGTATGGGAATTTTTGATTGGCTAAGAAAGACTCAGCAAGCACAGATTGATGATATGCTAAAAACAGATGTTGATTCTTTACCTGATAAACCTGAGAACGATCATGATGCTAGCAAGCAGATCGGTCAGAAAGCTATGCTTTCTGATCCGTATTTTGATCAAATTTCTCAGAGCGTTATATACAAGCATCGTGCTTCAAGGTTGTCTAACAAGACGCTAAAAGATGTGTCAATAAGGGATTGGTTAGTATCTGCGATTATTCAAGCTAGAACTGATACTTTACTGAGACTTTCTCGCCCTGAACACGATCGTTTCAAGATGGGTTTTAGGTTTGTCAAACGCGATCAAAAAGAAGAGATAGTGGATGAGGAACTAGAGGAAATCAAGAAGTTAGAAAATTTCATATATCGATGTGGACGCATGAAGGATACGCCACCGGATGATAAGATGCTGTTCGGTACTTTTTTAAAGAAATGCACTCGTGACGCACTCACGTTCGGTCATGTGGCTATTGAGAAAGTTAAGACTCGCAGTGGTGGCTTACATCGTTTTCGTCCTTTACCGGCTGAATCTGTATACTTAGTCAATAAGAAAAGCTCTAAAGAAGTAATTGAGAGTTCTTTAAAGGCAGGTCATAGTAAATATCGGATCGGTAGCAACAATGATCCTGCAGAAAATCAGGTTATAAATGAAGAAGACTTAGAATATTACAAATATGTTCAGGTATCGCTTGATCAGACCATATTAGCGATTTTTGGTGATGAGGATATGGTATTTAAGTTGTATAATCCACAGAATTTTATTGATTCTATGGGATATTGTTATTCTCCGTTAGAATTGGCTATCGTCAACGTGACTAATCACTTAAATGCTGAAAATTACAACGCTAATTTCTTTACGCACGGTCAAGCTGCCCGTGGTATACTACATCTTAAAGGTACAGTAACTCAGAGTCAACTGACAGCATTTCGCAGGCAGTTCTACAACACTATAAACGGTGCTCAGCACGCGTGGAAAACACCGATCATCGCTGGACTAGAAGATATAAACTGGGTTCCGATGGCAGGTTCTGCTAAAGACATGGAATATATCAACTTCAACAGTCACATCATGCGCGCGATATGTACCCAGTTCCAGATAGATCCTATAGAATTAGGCCTCGATTTTCTTACCTCGTTGACAGGAAGAGCTCCGATGCAACAGGCGAATAATGCTTACAAGATCGAGTATTCTCGTGAACGCGGACTATATCCGTTGTTGATGTTTTTTGAAGATCTTATCAATTGCGATATAATTCCTTCGTTGGATGTAGAACTTGCTAAAAAATATAAGTTTGAGTTCATAGGATATGAAGAAGAAACACCTCAAACGTTAGTCCAACAGCTTCAAGCTGAGATGACTGTTCACAGTTCGTTGAACGATCTTCTTACCGCAGCACAGAAGAAACCGATAAAGATTCCTGGATGTGATCTACCATTAAATCAGGCATTCTGGATGTTGATTGAGAAGAATATGACGCGCGGTGAGATACGCGAGCATTTCTTTGGTGACAAAGGTGCCTCTAAAAAACGTGAACTTCAATATATACCCTCTGATCCTGCGTTTCTTGGTTGGCAACAGTTATTGTTAACTATCGATCGACAGAAAAAACAAGATGTACAGGTTGAAGGTCAGATGGAGCAGCAACAGAAGATGTTGGAACAACAGATGGAGCATGCTGAAGGTAGTCATAAACGTGAACAAGAAGTTCATGATACCATGATGAATGATAAGGCAAACGCTGCAGCTCACAGTGTTGTTGGTGGGAAAAAAGGATTACAGGAAACTGCAAAGAGTGTTGGTGCAGCATCTAAACCGCTTAAGATAGGTGATAAGCCAGTAGCTAATCCCTTGAATAAGAAAAACGATAAATAACTATACGTTACTACACATCTGTATAATATTTTAAGGGGTGTGTATGCGAAGAGTTATGGTTTTAGGGGCCGGATTAATTGGCTCTTTTGTTACGAACGAACTACAAAAAGATAAAACGCTAGAGGTCGCGGTCGTCGACGTTAACGACGATAATCTTAAAAAATGTAAAACCCAACATAGATATAAGGCAGACCTAAACGACGATGATGTATTAAACAGTGTACTGCGCAACGAAGACATAATTGTCAATGCTATGCCTGGTTTTATGGGATATCGTATACTTAAGATGTGTATAGAACATAAATTAACCGTAGTTGATTTTTCGTTTATGCCAGAAGATTTTTTAGAGTTAGATATACTTGCAAAAAAGAATAACGTGTGTGTTGTTGCAGATTTTGGTTTCGCTCCGGGATTATCGCACTTGTTTGCTGGATATCATTATCATCATGAATTCAATAAAGACATTGATACGTGTAGTATATGGGTCGGTGGGTTACCGTTAGATAAAAGCGCTGATTACAAGGCCGTTTTTTCACCGGTCGATATCGTCGAAGAATATACGCGTCCAGCTCGCGTTATCAGAAACGGTGAAGAAGTAGTTGAGGAACCGTTCATGTTGAATTATTTATATCACAACGATAAACTCAATTTAAAGACCAGTGGTTTTGTTTCTGATGGTTTACGTTCCTTGTTGGTTACTCTACCGATTAAAAACATGTATGAGATAACACTGCGATACGATAAACATTTTAATTACATACGTATGCTCAAAGAAAACGAATATTTTTCTCCTAATAATTTAGAGAAAACGGTCAAGATGTTGACAAATGAATGGAAAATGACGAGTGCGTATCGTGACATGAGCGTATTAGAGATTATATCTAAGAACGAGAACAAAAAGATAAAGACGATCGTGTACGATGAGCATGATGGAACTAACCATTCTATGGCTCGCGTGACCGGGTTGCCAGCTGTAGCGATGGTTAAGTTAATAGCTAAGAAAAAATTTAAAGCACATGGAGTTCATGTACCTGAAATTATTGGTAAAAATAAGAAGTTAGTCAAATATGTTATTGATTTTTTAAGGAATTATGGGATACGAATCGAAATGAATTAATATTTTGTATAAAATATGATTAAAGCAACTAAAAATGGAGGCAAAAATATACTGTATCGGCAAATTTGTCCACGCTGTAAGATTGATGTCGGTTATAGACGCAATTGTGATGCAAATAGAACGTGCGTTAACTGTCAAAATCAATTACAAAGATTTTATAGTGCAGAACATAAAAAGATTCGTTCGTCCATGAAAGCAAATTTGTCAGCTAGATTAAAGCAAAGATTAATAAACAAAAATAAAAAATCTACTTTTGACTTGCTAGGATATACGGTGGACGATCTTAAAAAGCACATAGAGTCATTATGGGAATCTTGGATGAATTGGGAGAATTATGGAATTTATGTAAAAGATAAGAGAACTTGGAATATAGATCACGTGAAGCCTGATAGTTGGTTTAATTATAGTTCTGTACATGATCCTGAATTTAAAGAATGCTGGTCATTAAAGAATTTACAGCCTAAAGAGGCAATTAAAAACCTTAAAAAATCTAATAATTATGAGGGATAGGTAAAATATAATTTATAGGAGATTATATGGGATTTATTATACTTGAAGGACTTGACCGTTCGGGCAAATCGACTGTTGCTGAGCATTATAAAAAACGTGGATACATTGTTCATCATATGTCCGCGCCTGACAAGAAATACTTTAATCCTGGATATACTGGACCGTCATATTGCGATGAGTTACTCGACGTTTACATGAAGTACGATGGGGAGGACGTGATATTTGACAGATCTCCTTATGGAGAATGCATATGGCCATATGTTTTTGGACGCAATCCTAAGTTGACCGATGAAGAGATAGAAGTTTTGCGCGAGTTTGAAAGTAAAAATGCTACCAGATATATATTGATGTACGATTCAAACGTGGATGCCCATTGGAAAAGATGCGTCGCCAACAAAGAAAATCTTAAGAGAAGTCAGTTTGTACAGGCTGTAGCATTGTATGACAAGATGGCGATAAAATACGGTTTTAAAAAGCGCCAGATGAAGGATTTTATAAAGAGTAAAAAGATCGTATCTAAGAAGACTACCAAAGAAAAGATAGATGAACCGGTTGTATCTTTAAAACCCTCTAAATCTGCGCAGCAATTAAAGTTAGAACAAGCTAATGCCATAAACACGCTTCTGAGTGCTCGCATAATAAAGAGAAAAGGTGAAGCATACGACGCGTTGGAAAATAGTATAAGAGAATTTTTACAGGAAAAGTTAGGTGCTTTATTTGGCTCATCGTCAGATAAAAATTTTACTGAACGTGAGGTTGAAACTCTTAAACTTTTCTGTCAAAGAATGTTTAACAAGACGGAGGAAACGAGATGAGTAACAAGAAACCAATAGCCCCTAAAAAAGGATTTAGGAACGCTCCCAAACCCAATAAAACTCAAAGGATCGAAGAGTTAGAGAAGATGTTCGCTAACATACAGATGGCACTTAGGGTATTACAGATGGGGATGCAGCAGTTTGGTAACAGTCTCCAGTTGATGGAAAAAGACATCAGCAGTTCCATGGGAGTGCTGAACGATCTTCAGTACAGGACATTGGCCATGATGAAGATAACCAACATGGACAAGGATAAATTAGAGAAGATAGCAGCCGACATGAAGCTTAAGGATTTCAATGATGCTTCTGATAAAGAAGACGCAGAAAAAAAATATGAGATAGTCGACACTATTGAGAAAGACAGCGTCGTGATCATCGCATCAACGTGTGAAGAAGATCCTGATGCGTCCATTTTCCGTTCTAAGTTTAAGTTAGACGAAAGCTCAAACGCCAACGCCATCAAAGAATTTCCTGGTAAAAAAGTAGGTGATAAGTTCGATTTTACTATCAACGATAAGAAACATGTTATTGAGATTTTAGGTATTCGTAAAGTTCCAGCCGTTGAAGAAGTTGATGTTCTGAAGGACGGTCTTCCAGAAGATTTAAAATCAAAGTGTGAAGGTTGCGATAGTAAATGTAACAAAGGAGAGGGTTGCTGTGAAAATAAACAAGAAAAAGTTGAATGAACTGTATAAAAAGCTAGTTCGTAGATATTATTTACTGCGTGGTAAACACGTCGTCGTTAAATATTGTAAGTTACCTCAAGTTGACATGAAGTTACGTTGTACGCTGTTGGTTCACGATCTTCTATCGGACAAACAGTATGGTACGCTTATAACCATGAATACTACTGATCTCATGACGGGTATCACCCACATCGACCAAGAGATATACGGGTACGTTAAAGAGAAGATAGGCGCTGTTGGTTTTAATGAGCTGGTGATAACTGAGTTTGCCAGTATCATGCGACGCGTGCGCGACGTGAAGTTTTTTATCAAGAACAGTAAATATTATCAAAAACTTATCTCATATGTCAGCAAGATCAAGAAAGACGATAAATAATCATGGATCCTCGATGCCCTAGGAAGTTGTGCGAGTTACCAGATTGTTTTTGTCCACTTGCTGTACTCAGATTAAAAGCTCTTAGAAATGCGAGTGAAGAACTTTCAGAAGAAGATGAGGCAAAGCTTCCGGGATGTCCGTGGGCCATCAACCATCAGCTTGCTAACTATTGTTTTTTTAAGTATTTACAAGACTTTCTTCCTGATAAAGCACCATCTGAGATGGAGATAGCTCATTTCATGAACATATCGATGGATACGGTGCGCAAAATTGAAAAAAATGCCATTGAAAAGATCCGTAACACTGACGTATTTCGTGAACTTATCGATGGGCATAAAGGATCTTCTATATTAGATAGTTAGATTTTAGATAACATATTCATATACGTTAAACCAATGTAAAATTAGAGTTATAATCTGGTATAATGACTTTTAGGAGTCTTATTATGCCTAAAAATGATAAAATGTGGTTGGACTGTATAGCGGGCTCACAATTGAGAGATTCGCAAGGCGAGATGCTGTCGATCGAAGGTGCCGATATAAGTGAATTAGAAGTTGGAAAAGGTCGTTGGAATGATAACCATGGTAAAGGATTTTTTAATTCTATAGGTCGTATAACAGAAGCTAAGAAGATATTTAAGGAAGAAGATTGCGAGAATGATAGGCATAGGTATTATTGGGAGAAAGTTAAGACACCTTATATCTATTGTAAGGGATATTTATACAACGATGATCATCAGAACGCGAAAGCCGCCGCTGCTATATTAAGGAACATTCATAAGGAAGATTCTCCACTTAAGTTAAAAACTTCAGTTGAAGGGGGAGTTATACAGCGCGGTATCAAAGATCCTTCATTACTGGCTCGAACCAAGATCCATTCTGTCGCGCTTACTTTTACGCCGGCCAACCAGGCGACCTTAGCAGAGCCTATCAACCTGCAAAAAAATGCTAATCCGGATCAAGAGAAAGCTGACATGGAACTCATACGATCGGTGATGCACTTGGCAAAGACAGATGTACCGTCGTTTCGACACATAACGAGGAACGCGAGTGCGAACAAGATAAAAACCAACGTCGAAAAAATTCAAAAGATAGTAAACGATCTTGGCATCGAAAAATGCTTTCCAAACATTGATCCTAAAGATATCGTTGAGAAAGCACTAGAACATAAGATTGATAAAAATATAAATAAAATCAATAAATTAGTTAAAGCATTATGCGCTGGTTATGGCGGAGTTAGTGCACCCACCAATCGTACTGGCGGTACGGTACTCCAACGTGAAGCGTTAGAAGACGATTTCAAGTATATAACATGTCCTAGTTGTGGTAAAGAACAGGTATACATGAGCAATCAGGTCAAGTGTCGTCACTGCAATAAATCCTTTCCGTTCGCTAAAATTTTCGAGTTAATATAGTTTAATTTTTATTATTTTTTCTTTGGTTATCTTTAAGTAAAATAATTTGTAAATTCCAGGGCACGTGTAATCCCCAACTTGTTTTACCATATAAAGGATGAATATGGTCGACGGAGTATTTGATACCTGTTTCTTTTGTTTTTTGGCGCGCCTTGTTGTATATCTGCTTAATTGCTTTGCGGTGACTAGAACTTAAATTTTTGGGAGTTCTTTGCCGGTATAGCGAATTATGTTTGTGCAACGTGTGAATCGCGTGGGCCACGTTTTGATTTTGAGAGCACCACTGTAAGTTATCTAATGAACAATCGGTTTTATTACCGTTTATGTGGTTTACTACTTTATAATTGTTTGGATTGTCAATAAAAGCTGTGGCCATTAAAACATGTAAATAATAGGTTTTATTACGACCCTTTATTGACAATCCTACATATGGATACCCTGTTGTTTTATTGACAGGCGTCTTCTTTAGTTTCCAGATCCCTAATCCTTTAGCTGTTGATTTTATTCTAGCTTTATTGGATATCTGATATGATCCTTCGTATCCTTTTATATCTTTCCATATTTCTCCTGGTAAGTTATTCCAATGTTTGATACTATTTTGGACCCGTTGTTGCTGTTTTTGGTGATTTTTGCGTTGACGTTGTTTTTTTAGTGCTGGTTTCATACATGTTTTGCACCAATTATTTTTTCCATCGCGTCGACTTTTGTTATTGTGAAAGCTATCAAGAGGTTTAATGAGACCACAGTGGGGGCATTTTTTTAGATTCCATTGTTCTAACATACAACCTTATTATACACTAGTTATCGCTTAACATGGTTACTGGTTTAAACAATTAAGTAAGTAATATGGTATACTATAAGTTGATTATAATTGTATTCTATAACAAAAATACAAGGAGAAACGAATGGCAAATTCAGTACAAATTTTAGACAAAATTGCCCGTGCAGCTGAACTAGAAGGTCTCACTGTAAATTCACATACAGCAGATCAAGTTATCGTTGACGACGGTGGCGACGACATTCTGATCAAGTATCAGGCTGCAAGTATCCAAGAACCCATGGGCGGGGTTTCTGACGCTAGTTCTCCATACCTAGGAATCGGAGTTGCAAATCCTGGTTACATCGTTTTCAGTAAGAATGCTGCTGGTAACGACGCAATCGCAGATGTATTCGATACAGCTGTTGCTGTAAAGATGTTCTCTATCTGTTGTGGTTTTGCTAATGACGTTTCTGTTCAGGATGGAAATGAAGGAATTGGTACTTCTGCTGAACTCGTTAGAGTTAAAGGGATGAATGACCTGGTTGGACTTGGACAGTAATCTTACAACTATTAAGGAGAATAGTATGGACGAAAAATTAATTAAGAGTCTTACTAGCCTCATCGACGAAACAATTTCTGAGATCGAAGATCTGAAGAAATCTCGTTTCGCTGCTTCTGAAGTTAAGATTGAAGGTCCTGGTGATGGCCTTGCGGGTCAACCTTCCAACGGCAGTATCGGCAAAGAAGAAAAAGACAAAGACGACGACGATGACGACGATGATGACGACGAAGCTAAAAAAGAGGAAGTTGAAAAAGGCGTGCTCGACGAAGCTGAGAAAGCTGATATGGAAAAAGGTATCAATGAAGAAGCTGCAAAATCGGAAGAGGCTGCAAAAGAAGAAACTGAAAAAGAAGAAACTGAAAAAGAAGAAACTGAAAAAGAAGAAGCTGCAAAAGAAGAAGCTGAAAAAGAAGAAGCTGAGAAAGCTTGTAAAAAATCTGAAGATGAAGCTGAAGATTTAAAGAAATCTCTTGACGAGAGAGATGAACTTTTAAAATCACAGTTTAACGACGCCATCAGCGGTTTAGAAAAGAAGATCGCTGGATTAATGGAAGTTGTTGAGAAAATGGCCGACCAACCTGTTGCTAAAAAAGGTATAGACGGAATCGTTCCACTTAAAAAGAGCGAAGAAGTTGAACCGTTGAGCAAAAGTGAAGTCGCCAGTAAATTATTTGAGTTGAAGAAGTCCGGAAAAGAAGTAGACACCTTAGATATAAGCACTGCAGAGACAGGCGGAGATCTTCAGGCAATTATTGAAAAGTATAACTTAAAAGGAGATAAGTAATGAACGAACAAATGAATCAAATCCTACAGGGAATTGAAAACGGACTCGTTACTCCTGAAGACATTGAAGCTCTTAACAAGGCTATCACAGCCGGTTACGGTGGAGCTGGGAAACCCACTGACCTAACTTATGGTGGTGTGCTTCAAGCCGAATCTCTTGAGTCAACACTCAAGTCCGTGACTTTTGACATGAAAAACTTAAAATTCTGGCCAGCAGTAAGCATTGATAAAGCTTACAATCTGTTTGAACAGTACAATCGTTTGATTGGTTATGGTTCTGACGCTTCCCCATACATGGGTGAAGGTGGTGCTCCTCAACAGGAAGACAGCACTTACATTCGTGATGGACAAAGAATCGTTTTCTTTGGAACACGCAGAAAAGTATCTCATCAGATGACACTAGTAAGAACAACTGTTGGCGATATCGTAGCTCAGCAAGCAAAAGAAGGAACAATGCATCTCTTAAAGCATATCGAAAGAGAACTTTATTGGGGACATGCTCACTACATGAACATTGCTTCTGGTGCTATGAACGGTGCTGTTAGTGATATTCCAGCCAATTCTATCAAGATGAACGGTCTGCTTCAGCAGCTGTTAAAAGGCGACGATGACGCTCAGCACAAATCTAAAGACTTTGAAGGTTTTGGCGATTGGTCATCAATCGGACAGGATCTCGCTGGTGCTGTTATGCAGCAGGACGACATTGAAAGACTGGCTGTTATTGCTCTGGAAAACTTCGGTGCTCCAAATCAATTACACGCTGAACCAGTTGTTATCAGTGCGTTCGTAAAACAGTTCTATCCACAGTTTAGAAGTGCTCCGGGTCTCGCTGGTCAAGCAGTTGGCTACGATGTATCTAAGATCACAACTACTGCTGGTACTGTAGATCTTAAACCTAACCTTTTCTTACGTCCTAGAGCTCAGTATAGGACACAGGCCGTTAACGCTAACGCTCCTGCGCTTGGCACTTTTGCTTGTGGACACAACACTGGTGGCGCTGTCAGTCCTGTTGGTCAGCTTACTTCCGGTGGTGTTTACCAGTACAAAATCACTGCAGTCAATGACTTTGGTGAAAGTGCTCCTATTCAGTCAACCGTAAACGGTAACCCAGATGCTAACGGATCTCTGATCCTGACAGTAGCTAACGTACCTGCTAACACCAAGTACTTTAAAGTTTACCGTTCTGCTTCTGGCGGAGCTGTTGGAACAGAGAAGTTCGTAGGAAATTTCAAATATGATCCTGCTGATCTTACTCTCGTGGACTCAGGACAGAAATCTCCTGGCCTTGGTGAAGCTTTCTTACTCGACATGAGTGCAGAATGCATGAAGTTCAAACAGTTAGCACCTCTTAGCAAAATCAATTTTGCTATCGTGTCAACCGCTCTTGAATTCGCCATCGTACTTTATGGAGCTCTGTTTGTTTACACACCAAGATTCAACTGTTTCTTAAAGAACGTTGGAAAATAAGTCATAGACTTAAAATACTCTGAAAAAAAATAAAGGACGGTTAACAGCCGTCCTTTTTTTTATCTAGTATAATATATTAATGTGGGTAAGCATCTTGCGATATTCTATTTTAGTGATGCTTTTATGTTTGATTACTGAGGCGGATCGTAATAGCATGCGTAATATTTTCTCGACAGATCGTGGTGAATTTATTGATAGACAGACTCTCGTAAAGGACCTGTTAAACTATGATATCATAGTTTTTGGTGAGAAGCATGACAGCGCTGTCCATCACAAAAATCAACTGGATGTAATCAGCGAAGTAGCCAAACATGGATCGATCGACGTCGGCCTAGAATTCGTATCCTGGATAGATCAAGGAACTTTAGATTTATTTTTGAACGGTGGTAAGAACGAGGCGGATTTTTTAAAAGCGATGCAATGGGGAAAAACGTCGTTCGCGTATTATGAACCGCTGATAGAGATTGCGGTAACTTCTGGTGGACGCGTGTATGGCATCAATGCTCCCAACGCGTTAGTGCATAAGATTGCCATGCAGGGTTTATGCACGTTGAGCGAGCAGGAAAAGAAATTATTGCCAGAAGACTTTAGTGTCGGTGGTGACTTGTACTACAAGCGCTTCAAAAGTACCATGAAATACATGAAGCACGATATGCTTGACGGTGCGACAAAGAATTTTTTTGCGGCGCATTCAGTGTGGGACGATACGATGGCCTATCATTCTTTAATAGATATCAGTCGAAATAAGTTTTTTATCATAGTCGGTAACTTTCATGCCGAATATAAACTGGGATTAACGGCGCGTCTGAACAATCGATCTCCTGACAAAAAAATAGCGACCATAGTACAGGCTACGTGTAATCGGTCAGCAAATTTTACGATCTTGCATCCTACTTATGGTGCTATAGCTGATTACATAATATTCGACCAATAGATCTATATAATATCTCAAAACAGTAGAATATCATCATGGCAAAAGATATATTTGAAAAAGTATTTGGTGAGCGTCCTGCTACAGGATATGAGTTTACTCACCTTGAAGTTGAACCTTTTATAAACGAAAGATTCAGCGGTTTCGTTATACGGTGGAGTGCTAAAGGCATAGGTTTTGGCGAAGTAACGTTCTACACAGATAAAAGCGACGGTCAATTCAAAGTGGATACTGAATGCATGGACAAGATTTTCTTGATGGCGCTATTTCATGAGTTGATAAAGCGCACGCCAGAGGCATGATAACGTGAGTGATAATAATATCGTTCACGAAGACCTTTTTGACGCGATGCGATACATAACTCTTAGTCCAAAAACGTGGGCGAGGGTGGTTTTCCACTATAAGTACCCTGGATCTTTGGGATTGATAGAATTGTTAGAAAAATTAGGAGTATGTAAATGTTTGAATTTATAATAATAGTTGTTCTAACGATCGGTGGCTTCTTTGGTGGTAAGAACATCGCTGAGAAACGTTGCAGAGACATGCTGTAGCATCAGGAGAAAGTATATCGTCATATAATCGAGAAATGTTGCATGGGTAATGTTTGGAACGTAAAGATTAAAAACAAGACGGACGCGATCAAATGCATGAAGACAAGATGTCGTTGAAAGAATGGATTGCTCTATGCAATAGTATAGTTACCCTTGACAGATGTTTTCACATGCGAAGACGTTTGAACCCGCACCATTCTAAAGATATAGAGTTTGAAACCAAACGATATAATCATATGATATATAGTAAATTTATGATAGCTAAAAAGTTTTATTGCGATAACCACGAGCAATATGAAAAAGAAGCGATCAAACACGAAGATAAAGAGACACTAGAGATTTTTAAAAAACTGATCGATGATGATTTTGAAAAAGCGTTTTTGTTGGAGGATGAATGAAAGCGGTTAAATATGAGAATACCCGAGTCCCTATCTTTAACTGGTGCGAGAACCCTGAGGAAGGAGCTATTGAACAGGCTAAAGACTTGGCTAAACTCCCGTTCGTGTTCAGGCACGTTGCACTGATGCCGGACACCCATCAAGGATATGGCATGCCAATAGGTGGGGTTATAGCTTGTGAGGACGTGGTGATACCTAACGCTGTTGGTGTTGATATCGGTTGTGGTATGGCAGCCGTCAAGACTAATTTAAAGGATATATCGCAGGAACGGTTGAAAGAGATAATGACCTTGATAAGAAAGAAGATACCTCTGGGTTTCAGTCATCATTCTAAATCTCAAGACGCGGCGTTGATGCCAGCTCCAAAATACGATCTCGTAGCAGAGATTAACCACGAGGATGCCATAACCTACGACTCGTATCCTGTAGTATGGGGAGAATATAGTAGTGCTTTGAAGCAGATCGGTACTTTAGGCGGCGGTAATCATTTCATAGAGATTCAGAGAGGATCTGATGGTTATATTTGGTTCATGGTTCATTCTGGATCAAGAAATTTAGGTTATAAAGTCGCTAAATTCTACAACGATCTGGCACAGGGATTGTGCGAGACTTGGTACTCTAATATACCAGAATATAAGGGAGAAGGCGGACTAGCTTTCCTACCGATTAAAACCGCTGAAGGTCAGAGTTATCTGAGAGAGATGCAGTTTTGCTTAGAATTTGCTAAAGCTAATCGTGATCTGATGATTGAGAGGATCAAGGAGGCGTTCGTACAACACACGTGCGAACGTTGTGGTGGAAACGGTGGTAAGAGAGGTAACAAGTGTGACGCGTGCGGCGGGACTGGTATAAGACCCGTTCATGAAGACGTTGAATTTACCGATTACATAAACATACACCATAACTACGCGTCCATCGAGCATCATTTTGGCAAGAACGTTTGGGTTCACAGAAAAGGTGCTACGTCTGCTAAAGAAGGCGAGTTAGGCATCATTCCTGGATCTCAAGGTACGTGTTCGTACATAGTTAAAGGAAAAGGGAGTGAACAATCATTCATGAGCTGCAGTCATGGAGCTGGACGCAGGATGAGTCGGAAACGCGCGCAGCGAGAACTTGATTTTAAAAATGAACAGAAGAAATTAGATGAGCAAGGTATATTGCATTCTATCAGGGGAACCAAAGATCTGGATGAGGCAAGCGGTGCTTATAAAGATATAAGTACAGTGATGGATGAGCAGAAAGATCTGGTTGATATAGTTATCGAACTGTCGCCATTAGCGGTAATAAAAGGATGATTATGAGATGGTTGAGTTTCAATAAGCATAAGTTCACAGTGAAACCTGTGGAAGTCCATGACGTAATCACGGCCGCGATCGTTCATATAACTGAACTAGCTGAAAAATATCTGCGCAACGAGACCGATGACGTGAGTTTTTCTACCGACCATTATTCATCGCGCGCGCGATGCATAGTTCGTGCTGATGTAGGTAACAAAAAGATTGAGATAACCTCCAATTTAGAAGACGGGATACAGGTATCTTTTTTGACAAGGCTGCTGACGGCAGTGTGATTGCAGAGGACATCGTCATACTAAGGAAAGATATCGGCGATAAGTTATGGGGTCAATACATTAGTGATATAAGACATCTCGCCAAACAGATCAATACTATCCTAGACAATGAAAAGCAAATCAAAAGATACAACAAGATCATGTCTTTGCTTGATGATCCAGTGGATAAACTATTGTCAGACGAGTAAATTAGGTATAATATAAGTATATTGAGCACCCGGGAGCTATGTACCCGAACCGTCACAGCGAGGTACGTGTCGATGGGAACCCAAAGCAAAGGTCTGATACACGACGGAGATGTTGGCGACCGTATTAGATGATCCTGGCTTGACCGATGGTCTGTGAGCTGATTGCAGGTCGGATTAAAGGGTTTTAAAACTATAGGACTCTAATACTTAATATCTTGAAATCTTTGGTATAATGATAGCATGAGTATTTACACGATCCACATATCGATGCTGGTGTTGTCGTTCATATCGTGCGTGACGTTCTGCATAGCATGCTATTTTCAATATAGGACCATGATAATGATACGTAAAGATAAGAAGACCAACAAACTTCAAACTATGGTCAATACTCACGTTTTAAAAGAGTTGAAGAAGCAGTCTGATGATTCAGAAGATCCGAACATTAATAAGTAAGATACAAGAGTGGTTCTGGTGGAAGACTTCGTTAGGAAGTATTATATGCATATTGACAGAGCGCGGCGGTTGGAGATTTCATACTGATACCATGCTTCGCGGCGGTAAATGGTCGATGATGCATACCGGTACTGAAACTCGTTTGATCGGTTTCAGATATACCTGGTACGATGGCCCTCATTATTCATTTGGTCTATATTGGTGGAGATGGTATTGGCAGCATCGTTACGATTACAGCACGGATGTCATAGAAGATATACTGTACGTTTACTTTAAACTGGGGATCATACACAAAGATCAGATGTTGCCGGTCAAGTTGAACTTGTTTCACTTGTGGGACGCTATAAGGGAGAGATGGGATGAACCGCGCATCAAAGAATAAGCTTACTACTAGACAGTTGATAGACGACAACAACTATCAATGCGACCCAGTTGATGATCTTGGCCCTGATTATCTGTGGGAATATTCGTTGCATTACATATATGAAAGAGACGTCAAACAATTCTTGTTGTTGCTCGAACAACTCGATGTGTATAAAGCACCAGAGGTACGGTCTTTATGGTATATGGTTGATCATGTCAGGCGTTTGATGTACGATAAGAGCTGTCAAAAATGTTTAACTTACAAACTTGGTATAATTAAAACTTAGCGCCCACACTAAGCTTCCTCAGCTAGTGGCGATTAAATATCGCCCGGTACCAGATGGTACCGGGTTTTTTAATTGTCCCTATGGTATAATTATAGTATCAAAATCGTTGAAAAAGGGGTGCTTTATGGGTGAAAGCAATCGTTTAAATATCTTAGAAAAATCTTTGAAAACAATAAGAGAAATATTAGAAAAAGCTCGTTGGGGAACCAGAAATCCTGGACGTAGACCTATAACACCCCAGTTACCTCGTCGAGCGCGTATTGCTAGAAGAGGTGCTGTTCGTCATAAAAGGATAATTTCGGCCAATCGTGGCATAACCAGTTTTTGGCGCAGTGAAGAGATCACGTATGATCAAAACGGCCAGTGGAACATTAAAAAAGCTGAACAGTCAGGTTCTGAAGATCTATATCACATACATGAGAAAGGTCAACGTTTAACAGATAAACCAGTTACCCTCCGTGACGTCAATGAAAAATATGGCAGTGTTCAACGTTTGGAAGGGCAAGGATATCGTTTAATTCCTCATAAACCTAAAAAGACTAATATTAATGATACGTTATGACATGAAAGTCCTACGTAGGCTCTCGTGTTGTTTGAATTTTGTATAATAGAATTGAATCGTTTGAGAGGTATCTATGGCTAAAAGAACAATAAAAACAACTGAGAGAAAACCAACAGTGCCCAGAGAAAAAATTAAAAAGATAATTAACGAGATCGCAGAAAAGAAAAAATCAATCAAGAAAAAACCAACCAAGAAAAAACACAACAAGAAAATCAGCAAAAAAGAACAGATGGTCAAAAAATACGCTGATGTATGTGCTAAATTAAAACGATATCCTACAATGAACGAGTTCACGGACATGTCGGTATATACTAAGGATATGGTTTCTCACCATCATGGGTCGTTGGGTAGATTGAAGGTTGCCGCACGCAAGAAATTTCCTAAGAATTTTAAAAGTATATTGGACGATTCGATATTTAACCCTAAAGCTATACAGCGTCTTAGAACGAAGATCAAAGATGCTAAGCGTTTTATAGTTACTACTGCTGTTAGTGGTTGTTCGGTTGACGCTAATTTTTTAGCTAGCATTCAGAACTATAGCAAAATTCATAACGCTGAACTTCTGGTGTTGGTAGCTTCTGATCCTGCTGCTAGCGTTAACAAATTTGGTTTCGTAGATCCTAAAATTCCTATAGAGAACATAGTGGTCGCGAACGTCAGTTTAAACAGTAACATACATATCAATACGATCAAACTGAGTGCTAAACATATCGATCCGATCACTTCGTTGACCAGGATAGGACAACGTGATGGCACGTTCATATATGCTTCTCCTAAACAGCGTTTGAAGTTTGTTGCTACCGGTAACAATAGGTCAACTCACGCCGTGATGACTACTGGTGCTATCACGCTACCGAACTACGTTTCAGAACGTTATATGAGTGACCGAACCGCAGTCATAGCAGAACACGATCATATCATGGGAGCTATAATAGTTGAGATCGAGGACGATAAGATATATCATTTTAGACAGATACAGGCCGATAAAGATGGTAACTTTATTGATATTGGAAAAGAATATTCTAGTGAAGCGGTCGCTGACATAGAACCGGCAGCGTTTGTCCTTGGTGATTGGCATTCAGGGTCCACCAACGATACGGTCGTTCAGTGTTGGAAAGAGATGACTAAATTATTGAAACCTAAACGATTGATACTTCACGATCTTTTTGACGGTTTGTCGATCAACCATCATGAAGAACATAACATCATCCTTAGATCACAGAGAGCACAAAAAGGACATCTGAACCTGCGCGATGAGTTCGTGAATATGGTTAAAGACCTCAATGATCTTACTAAATGGAACTCTGAGGAGATAGTGGTCGTGAAATCGAACCACGATGAGTTTTTAGAATCGTACCTGTGTGAGTGCAAATATGCGAACGATGCGTACAACCACAGGTTTAGTCTAGATCTCGCCAGGGCATTTCTAGACGGACATGATCCTATAAAGTTTGGTTGTGAGCAGTTAGGGTTAAAAAGAGGTGAGAAGATCAGGTGGTTGAGACGAGATGACGATTATGTTATCGCTCGCATACAGTTAGGAGCCCACGGCGATAAGGGTGCTAATGGTGCTAGAGGAAGCACACGCGGTATGGAGAACGCATACGGTCAATCTGTTACAGCCCATACTCATTCACCAGAGATACTTAGAGGAGCTTGGGTCGTCGGTACGTCTACTAGACTTAAATTATCCTACAATCAGGGGCCTTCATCGTGGGCGCATACTTCTTGCATCGTTTATCCTAATGGTTCTCGTCAGTTAATTAACGTGATAAAAGGTAAATGGAGAATTAAATAATGGTCAGTGAAGCCCCTAAAAGAAAAAAGCGTGTTACTAAACCAAAAGCTATCGTCATCGACATGGACGGTGTTATAGGTGATTTTTTATACACGCTTACTTGGCTTCAGAATAAACTTAAAGGAACTTCAGTATCGCATAACGACATTAAAACCTACAACTTTGTCGATCTAAACGTTACTGATGTCAGGGGCAACAGTGTTACCGGTGAAGAGTTGTTCGCCACGTTTAAAGAGTGGGAGCCACACGGTATATACGCTATAATGCCACTCTTACCTCACGCTAGAGAAGCTTTAGTCGCTTTTGATAAGTTAGGTTACCATATAATCTTGATGACAGCTCGCGATGAACAGTATAAGGAGCAAACTCGTTTGTGGATATTCTCTAATGATTTACCCTATCATGAACTGATATTTGAGAAAGATAAAGCTAAGAAAATCAGAAACTTATCCAAACAATACAATATCCAGGGGTTCATGGACGACAATCTGGACAACATCAAGGACGTGTCTGAGAATACAAACGTGAACCAGATATTCTTGATCGAATCACCAATAACGCGAGACGTGGAGATCGAAGAAGGAGATTTTGAAAAAGTACGCGATCTGTGGGAGACGACCCGTTACTTTAAAGAAGTTAAATAACTAGTTTTTAACCGATTTTTCTATAGTCGGTTATGGTATAATATCTTTATAACGAGGTTTATAAAGGAGATACCATGGCTAGACGACCTAATCAAGATAATTTTGGACCAATTCGTTCTAAGAATTTTACAGATATAGGACAAACGGTACACGGAATTCACATTCCTGGTAGGAGAGTTTCTGTGTCTGCAATTACTCCTACTTCAATTGGATATCAAAAATTCTGTCGTGTTATAACCGGTGCTAGCGCCACTTCAATGGCTTTTGGCGATTCAGATATAGGATCTACTGCTATCGCATGTGTAGCTGACGTTGCAGGTTCTTTAGACGGCACGTATTTTATATTAGAGGACGATGCTGGATCAGTAGCTTTCTGGATAGACGTAGACGATTCAGGAACGGCAGAACCAGCACATGGAGCAGACAGGAGCGTAGAGATCACGACGGTTACTACTGGCATGACAGCGGCACAAGTGGGCACTGCAGTTTACACTAAAATAATCGCTGACGCTAAGTTTTCAGCCGGTTCTGATGATCTAGCGGGAAATATAGTAGTAGCGCACGATGGTTTCAGCACCATGGAACAAGTTTCTGCTGGTACATCTGGTTTCACGTTTACCTTCGACAAGATGGCCGAAACTATTAAATTTCCGCCTAACCACATGTACTACGTGTATACATCTGATGATTACGTGTACACCGATCAGGCATGTATCTTTGAAATTATAAACGTATAAGCGGGAGTAACCTATGAAACTTGAGAGTTTTAAGGCGCTTCTGCTTCGTAAAGTAGAAGACGATCCAATACTACAAACTTTGATAAAATGCGCGGCTGACGATGTAATCGCCGGGATGGTGGTAGAGTCGTTGGAGAAGATGGCCATCAACGAAGCGGTCGGCAGAAATCCGTCCCCTGTTATGGCGGAGTTCGCCACGAAGATGATGCCACATCATCCTGAGATGATTCGCGGAGCACTGGGACATCATTTTTCTCACGCTGCTGCGGCACACCGTGCTGGCAATGAAAGTTTAGCTAATCAACATATGCATCAGGCACTTAAGATAATGCATGTTGCGCAACAAGCGCAGAAACATTCTATGGGAGGTCTTGCGTTAAACTACGTCGATATAAAACCATGGGAACGTTCTAAATATGAGAAACAATATGAAGTTGATCATCCGCATGTTCAAAGTGGACGATATAAGTCCGGTGATTTTACAACTAAAACTAAGGGATTGTCGCGAGTTCATGGCACGAAAGATGTAAGTTGGTTGTTTAAGGCTCCCAGTGAAAAAGATCCTGCGTACATGAAAGAAGTCTCTAAGCATGGCCACAACAAAACATGGCCGGCACATGAAACAAGTGTTAATGGTAAATACGTTCATATAAATCAAGGGCTCAAATCTCCTGGAACTTTTCAACACCATGAATTTGACTATCATCCGATAATGAAACATGGTAAATCACATGATATAAAAGGGTACCATGAAGCTCTAGATGCTTATTACAATCAGCCGCACGCTGAAAATTGGTTTGCGCGTCAAGAAAAACTAGAGCAAGAAAACCCCGAACAATATAAGTTAAAAACCAGCGGTGTTAAAAGTGAACAGCATCCTTTTAAACATATACATGATAAGCCTGATTTTAAACCGCTTAACATAGGTTCACCAGTTAAAGGGGGCAAGTAATGCCGGTTTTTATTAAAACTCCTGCTGATGAAAAAAGGTGGCAGAAAGCTAAGCAAGCTGCCAACAAAACATTGAACGAAGGTGACGGTGATAGATACTGGGCGTTGGTCAATAGTATATATCAGAAAATGAAAAAGACCGACATCGTACTTGATACGCTACAGAAATTTCGTGATCAGCTTAGTAAGGTTAATGAAGACGATATTAGTGAAGAAGATCTTGAAGGGATGCAGATCATTGATCCTGAGAAACTCGATGAAGAAGATGAGGCTGCTCGTTTTATTCAAGAACAAGAAGCAAAACAAAAAGAACCGACTAAAAAACCTGTGAGATCTTTATATAAAGAATGGCAACCGCAAGAAAAGTATTCTCCAGAGCATCAGGAGGCCATGGATAAATATCTGAAAGAAGGCTATACTCATCGTGAAGCTGAATATCTTGCGGGAGCTCATGGAGGTCCTAAAACTCTTCAAGAAGCATTATTACATACCGTACATCCCAGTGAGATGTCACCAAAGATGTTAGAGAGATTGCAACCCTTAGCGCAAGAATGGGTAGAGAACGCGCGCAAGCATGATTATCTGACCGCTGATCCAAGTAAAAGTCCTGAAAAACATGTTCGTGGTAAGATCTTGAGTGCTGTTCAAAATTATGCTATTCCTTTTCATGATGCTCGTCAGAAGTTCATGGAATCTATAAAAGATTTAAAGGGTATAGATAAAGTACGTGCGATCAGGAAATTTCATAAAGATTATGAGGCACAAAATCCAGAGCATGCTGAAGGTCGTCAAGCTATAAAAGAAGCGCATGGCTCTGCGAAAGATATAAAAGAGGCTGCTAATGCTGACCTGCATGAGAAGATGCAGCATATAATGAGAGGTGGCGTTGGTATGCCCGTCGAGACAACGATGGCCGAAGCTGTTCAGCAAGCCGGTGGTACTAAGGGAGAAGGTGGTCAATTGCAGACTACTATCAAGAAAGATCCGTTGGCCGCGTTTGCTGAAGCTAATCCCAAACTTCGTGAAGCGATACAGAGAGCATCACCTGAACAGCAAGATCGATATAAACGTGTTATGGCTGCTAGAACTTCACAAGGCATTAGTGCTCAACCCGTTAAAGAAAAAGTAGAAACTCCTGCGTCTGGATTGTTGAAAGATCCAGCTAATCAAAAATTATTAAACCAGTTTGTAACAGAACATGCTCCGTTGATCAATCTGCACAGTAAGAAATTACAAGGTGCTGGTAAAGTTCATGAAGGAGTAGAATCTGATGATCTGCACATGGCGGGTTTTCACGGTCTAATGGACGCCTTGTCTAGATATAAACCTGGTATGGGTACTAAGTTTAGTACTTATGCAGGGCGTAGAATCGCTGGCAAGATGGGAGACCACGTTGTGGCTGCGGGTGAAGTGCCGAAAGAAGCTATGAGGCGCGCCGCTAATATACGTGCGACTGAAGCAGCTGTTGCGCAACCTAAAAAGCCTGAAGGAGAAGAATAATGTCTATCGATAGAACACCAGATATAACTCTAAATCCTGCTTGGTCAGAAGAGGAACTAACTCCTAAAGTTGATAGGTTTAATCCACTTCCAACACCGACTACTTTACGACAAGGAGCTTTGTTTGGTATACCAATGCAGTCAGCGTTCACGAACGATTCGGTAACAGATGAGCAACTTCAACGTTATATCAATGAAGCGATATCAGAAGTTGAACACTTATTAGACTTATATATAACACCGGTTAAATTTAAAGAAAAACACGATTACTTACGTCATAACTTTACGTGGAACTACAACTATTTGAAGTTAAATCATCCGAACGTGTATTCTATACTATCCGTGCAGTTGTCTTTTACCAACGATATAGAAAACACACCGTTCGTAGATTTTCCACTAGAGCACGTGCACTTGATGCCACAAGAGGGAGTAATACAACTGGTGCCGGCGTTTGGGACATCTTTAAGTGGTTTTTTGTTGTCGGCATTTTCAGGAACTCAGTTTCACGCGTTGAGAGCTATCGGCATAACCAATTTTCCCGGCGGTATCAGAATTACCTATGAGGCTGGTTTTCCTGATGGTCAATGTCCGGCCGTGCTTACTGCACTTATAGAAACTATCGCAGGGATAAAAACACTTTCTATGTTGGGACCTATTCTTTTTCCACAAAATTCTACAAGTATTGGAATCGATGGTACATCACAAAGCGTAAGTACCTTAGGTCCAGCATTTTTTCAAAATAGATTAGCTGATTTAGAGAAACAGCGCGCTACGCAAACTGAAGCAGCTAAAACTTACTATCAACGATCATTCTTGGTGGACTGGTTTTAAGAGGTAAAGTAGTACTATGAAGAAGAAATGTAACCAATGTAAACGAAACATGTTTTTGGATGATTTTCATCTAGGAACAGCAAGATATGGACGTAAATCTATCTGTAAACAATGTATTTCCAGTAATTATAAAAATAAAAAATGGAAACTTATCAGTAAATATAAAAAAGTATCATATTTACCTATTAAATGCAAATATTGTGGATCTATGTTCAATAAAACAAGGAAAGATAAACAATTTTGTACTAGGATATGCTGTGATAAACATAGTCGTTTATTACGTAGAGATAAGCACAAGCAATATTTTATAGATAAATATCATAATGATATTCAACGTAAATTGTCATCCTGTTTGCGTTCTAGATTAAATCGTGCCCTCAAAAATAACTCAAAACGGGGCTCCGCCGTTAGAGACCTAGGCTGTACTATAGAAGAACTTAAGAAGCATCTGGAGTCCAAATTTAAACCGGGCATGTCTTGGGACAACTGGACTAGAAACGGTTGGCACATAGACCACGTTAAACCTTTAAGCAAGTTTGACCTCAATGACAGAGAACAGCTCAAAAAAGCTTGTCATTACAGTAATTTGCAGCCTTTATGGGCCAAAGATAACTTGAGCAAAGGAATTAAGTAATGAAAAAACAAGATAAAAAACGAATTGATCGTGAAGCCGATGGCAAACAAGAGTATGACTATGGTAATGAAGAGCTCGAAAAACAACCCGCACTGTCTGTCAAACACTTGAACCAAGATGAAGAGAGTGAAGGAAAACGACACATGGCCAACGGTGGTTCGCATGATGCAGATACGCGCGTCGCCGAAAAAAAAGAAAAAGATGAAGATGATAAAAAGAAATCTAAGAAAGACAAAAAGATAGGGCCAGGAGGACATGTTCGTGATGAGACTGGTCCACACGGTAGAGGTATGGGACCTGGTGAAGGCGAGAAAGAATGTGTAGGAAAAAGCATCGTGGAACGTTGGGAAGAGCTTAAGAAAAAGCTAAGTAGTGAAGAAGCCATAATGGACCTAGAAGAAGCACAAGAAATAGAAGAAGTTAAAGATGATGAAAACGCGGATGGGAAAGTAGGTGCAGCACCGCCAGAAGGCAATTCTCAAGGACAGGAACTGCCGCTTGAGGAAAACGGAGAACAAGAACTATCTCTTGAAGAAGCTGAAGATCAAGGAAATTCTGAGGAGCAACTTATACAGATACTACGCGATGAGGGTCTTAGCGATGAGGAGATAGCTCATGTAGTACACGGTCATGCTGAACCGCAGGTCGACCCCGTTGATCAGTCCAAGATAGACATGAACAACGCCAAGATGGAAGTTGATAAAGCGGCTGCAGAACGAGATGCCGCCGTTAAAGATAAAGAGGCAGAATCTAATGCACAGCATCAACAGCGTATGAACGACTTAGAATACGACAGTGCCAAGATAAAATCTCAGGTTAGTCAGATAGACAACGATCACAAGAAACGAATGCTTGATCTGGAGTATGATAAAGCTAATAAACTTAAAGATCTCGAAGTAGAATATAAGAAAAAAGAACTTGAATTAAAACTTGATAACCGTAAGAAGGCGGCGCAGGACAGCGATGCCAGAACTACCAAAAAACCGAGCAATCTTAAAAAAGCAGAATCGAATCCATCGCAGTATGCTACTCCTGATAAGTTAACAGAAGAAGAGATATTGGCCGCGTTACGCCAAGATATGATGGCTGAATTAGACGCGATCAACTTGTACGAAGCGCATTTAAAAGCCACTGACAATAAAAAATTAAAGAATGTCCTGCAGCATATAATAGACGAAGAGAAAGAACATTTTTTAGAGTTAAAAGAACTGTTGGATGAAAGAGATCTTGATGATAAAACTAACATGAGCAAAAGTGATTGGAAATATAACGAGGCTACAGGAAATTTTAATCATCCTGAACATGGTTCCATAGCTATTCAACAGGATAAAGGGATGTATCAAGTTAAGCACAACGGTAGAATAATATCTACGCATATTGGAAAAGACAAGGCTATAACTGGCGCAGCTGGGCATATGAAAGATCTAAGACGTAACTTGATTATAGCAAACAAAAAAGAAAAAGATGAAGAAGATGATGTTGCGGTATCAGTCGAACGTCCTGATGTTTCTACGCCGCAAAGTGATCTACCCCATTACGGGTATTCTAAAAACGAGGAGGAATAATATGCCGGGTAGTAAAGGTGGAAAATCAAAGCATGACAGGTGTGTTGAAGGTGTTTTAGAAAGTAATCCTGATGTTGGGAATCCGCATGCCGTTTGCGTTGCAGCTGGTATTGAACCTGAGAAGTGGAAGAAATCTGAAGATGATTGTTTCGAGTCAGTAACTGAAAAGATAGAGCTTGTAAAAGCATTAGATGAAGTTGGACTTCGTAAATCAGCATTGAACTTACAGAACTGGAATGAGATGGACAAGGGAGCTCAGGATTTCGTTGACGATCTTACTAAAGCGTACGATGATGACGATGAGATGGAAAAATTAGAGAAGAAGTACATGGGATTTTCTAGGGTCAGAAGACGTCTTGGCGGTAAGAAGGGCGTCTATGATCCTGCTGGTCTAGCCGCGTACATAGGCCGTAAGAAATACGGTAAGAAAAAATTTCAACGCGCAGCGGCTAAAGATAAGAAGATGAAAGGTATGAGACCCAAGAAGAAAGGTAAATAATGTCAGAAAAAAAGTGGCCCGACTGGTCAGAGTTTCTTAAAAAAGGTAAAGTTGAAACCGTAAACGCGCGCGAACAGCTGTTAAAATCATTGCAGTTACAGGACGGTGATGTGTCACAAAAAGGTGGTGAACGCGTTATCCGAGAACAACTTTTAAAAGAAGCTATTGACATTATTAGGAACGCGCATTCTAACAAGACGTTTCGTCAAGCCACCGATGAAGAGTTATTTGGACGTCTTGTGGTCAGTGAAGAAGATTTGAAGAAGATAGAAGAAGAATATAAAAACAAAATAGCTGATTTTTATAAGGCTGCCCAAGCTCCTGTAGGCGATGGTCCAACCGTTAATGATGATGATTGGGGTAATGGTAAATCGTATGAGGAACAGATGGAGTTGACTGAAGAAGAACGTGCAGAACGAAACATGCACGTAGAAGGTGAGTAACATGGCATGTAGAGTATATGGAACTTTGAGTGACATACAAGGTAACGCGATCTCTGGTGCAGGGGTATCAGTATCGCTTACTATACGCAACCAATATTATGACTCTGGCGATGATGTCACCAAGATACTATTTCCTTCTTCTGTATCGATAACGACAGATTCTAACGGTTACTGGGAAGTTAATCTGTTGGACAACGAGAACATGGTGAACCCATCGTATTATAAATTTGAATTTACTTACGATGGTGAGACTTACGTTTGGGAAAAATATATCCCAGACCAAACGGAAGCAGAGTTTACAACTTTGAGTGATATGGGATAATTATAGTAATTTATAGCCAATCCTGGTTTGGAAAAGGTTTTTGGTTTAGGATTGGATGGAGATAAATTATGCCTAATAATAGGATTACTGAAAGGCGCTATCGCGCTGTTTCATCGCAAACCTTTACAGTCGACGGTACTGTTCACGGTGTTGTGACTATAGCTAATACTATAAATTTTAAGGTCAAACAAAAAGTTATATTAACCGCTTCTGGTCAAAGTAACATCGAGTTACAGATCCAGCAGGTCCTATCAGACACTCAGTTTGTAGTAGGTCCGATAGGTAGTAAAATACAGGATGTACATGACATATCTGCGTACACGACCGCTGCCAGTGCCGCTGTTTTTCTTAACGAGCAACAGAGACCTGTAATCCCTGAACAAGAGATAACTAGGATAATATACGAAGAAGAACCAACGTTGGCTCACAGGAATGTTTTAGTTGATTGGCTCGGTAATTATTATACGATCGATAATCCTCTTCCGGTGCAACTGTCAGACGGTTCCATAGAAATTGGAACGGTCAATGCTGAACTGGAAGTTCAATTATCTCACATCGACGATTATCCTGATGTTGGTGATGTACATGATTCAGTCAGGGTCGGTGACGGCACTGATTTATTAGAGATCAACGCTGACGGTAGTATCAACGTTCATTGGTTACCGGGCAATGTTAATCCTATCATTTATACTAACAGTGGTTCGTTTACTAATACCAATGAAACGATAGTAGCAACGTACACGTCAACGTCGTTGAACGAAAAGATCGCTGTGTTGTTGGGCGATGCTGAAACTTTTGGTATATGGCGCATCTATCGCGGTGCGTCTATAAATCCGTCCAATCTAGCAGCTGTTACGCGTACCTCACCGACGAGTCGCAACACTGAGATTAAATTTACTGAACCTGAGATACTATCAAATATAGGTGATAAAGTAACGGTTAGTTTTCAAGCGGAACGATATCGAAGTGCTTTTTTAGGCGGATCTGCTTCAACTTTTGTACGATTAGAAGGTTATGTAAGTTAATTTAACCTGCAAATATGATACTATAAGGAGTGAAAATGGCTTTATTGATTTTAAATGCAAAAACATTGACTTTAGATGTAAAAGTAGGAGTTTTAGAAGAGTACAAACCCGATAAAGAAATTAAGGCGATTTCAAGAGACGTTGATGAGTTGAGAAAGTTGATAAGCGATAAGATCGTTGAAATAATAGGGGAAAAGAAAACTCCAAGTGAAGTGGCAGCTATTTTAGGCGCTGACAAAGATAAGGCCGAACAATGGCAATTGTTTTTGAAGGGAGATTTTGGCAAGAATCTTGCTAAGATCAACGAGAGGATCAAATCTAAGAACATTAAGATTTGTCCTAAATTTGAGGAATTTATTAAAAAATAATTTTTGAAAGGGGTTTTTAGATGGACGATTTTGGGTTATTAGTCGGTCAATATCTAAGTGCATTACCTACACTAAGTGATCAACAGATGAGCGAGCTCCAGCTCGATTCGTCAGGTCGTTTGATCATTTCTGGTAGGTACTTAGAAGACGCCGCGCATGGTGACGGAGATGCTGGTATATTCATGCTGGCTGTTCGACACGACGCTGATACATCTATGGTCGGTGCTGATGGCGATTACGCTCCTTTGCAGGTCGACGAAAACGGTAGATTAAAAGTTGTTGCTGATATTGAAGTTGCTAATGGTCATGAAAAAGCTGAAGATTCAGCACATCAGAGTGCTGACATTGGTAGTTATGTGTTGAGTGTTAGGTCTGATAGTAGACCAACGAACACGAACACCAGTGCTGACGGCGATTATGCGTCGTTTTTCGTTAACGCAAACGGCGAACTTTATGTTAAAGACACAGATGCTTTAACTAAACTTACAGAGATCGATACTGTATTGGACAACATCTACATTGATACTCAAGCGATGGTAGTTGACTTAGCAGCTATCGAAGTTTTGTTAACTAGCATAGACGCAGATACTGCTGCGATGGTTGTTGATCTAGCAGCTATCGAAGTTCTGTTAACTAGCATAGACGCAGATACCGCAGCGATGGTCGTTGACTTAGCGGCTATCGAAGTTCTGTTAACTAGCATTGACGCAGAATTAGCAGATCAGGGCACTACTTTAGACAACATCGAGACAAGTATCGACAATATCGAAAGTGACGTTGATTCTTGGACTAAGGCAGAAGACGCTGCCGCAAGTACTGGTGAAGCCGGTATTCCTATCTTCGCAGTAAGACACGATTCAGAAGGCAGTTTGGTCGACGCTGAATACGATTATGGTTGGTTACAACTTGACGCATACGGTCGTTTAAGAACAGCAGCCGTAATGTCTGCTCCTGGTTCTGAACAGTACACAGTTACTGACGCTCTCGCTGCTGCCGGTGATGGTCTTGAGACTATCACAGCTGCTGCTACACCTTGGGTTACAGCAGCTACTATATCTGTAGGTGCTGGTACTACCGCTTATCTCTATGGATATCAGTGGGCCTGTGATCAGAACGCACAGATGAGGATCGTGACAGATGATACTGTTGATATCAAAGTTTATAAAACTGACATCAACAGCTCTGCTAATCCTGGAACCAGCGAACAGTTCAGTGAATCTGGTCGTATCGAGATAGCTGGTGCTGAGAATTTAGCAATCAAACTTCAGATCAAGAAAAGACATTCTAGTGGTGGAAATGCTAACGGCACAGGATCTATGCATATACGTACGTTCTAAGCGTAGGTAGATAATCGAGATTATTGAGGGGATGACTTAAGTCATCCCCCTTTTTTTACTTGATAACCATTAAGGTTGTATAATAGAATTATGAGCACTATGCAGTTGATAAAAGATCAAAAACTAAACATGACTAATTTTAAGAAAATTTTTAACACGTTAGATTGGCTTCGTGTTCCGCGAAAATTAAACCAAGATGTAACTGATTATTTTTATATAGGAAAATACGAGGACGAAGAGAAGATTATAAAAGTTAAAGTTCGTCCTGACATGCATATGGCTGTTGAAGAAACGTTAAAAAACATGACGTTAGATGGTAAAAAACCGCCGAAAGGCGCAGTATCTAAAAAATTATGTAACTGGGGAGCGTCTGTTGAGGTACTCATAGATGATTCAGTGCTAAACAGGATCAAAAAGATCGCTAAAGTTATAGAAGCTCCTACAGCACAGAAAGTAACATGGGATTAAGATATGTCTGAATTTGATGATTTTGATGTTGAGATACAGGACGAGCGGGACTCTGATCCGGAACATTTTAACAGCAACGTTGCGGTCGCAGGTGTTCCAAACAGTATAACACCTACTAGTGCCAAACCGATTCAACTCGCGTACATCAAGAATCCCAACAAAGGCGTGAACGCCAATGATCCGAACGACGTGCTGTACATAAACATAGACGGAACTGTTAACTACACTACTATCTCAAGAGGAGAGTATATTTACATTCCTGGTGTTTTCACGACGCTGAAGATCGACACAAACAACGATGGTACGAAGTATGAAGTTATAGTGTGGAGTTAACATGCCTAAGATCCCACCTAGTTCGCGTACTCAAGATGCCATAGATACTCCTTTTGACAACTCGACGAACGGTTTTACGGCTGATGAAGTACAGAGTGCGATAGAAGAAGCGAAAGAGACTGCAGAAGGCAAACCTAGGTTCACGCTTACGCTGGTGAACAACGGTACGATCAGCAACAATCAATGGGTGGCGTACTCAGACCTTACTCCTGATCTGGTAATATTATTTCCTATAGATTGTACTGTGAAGGAGTTTACGTGGGCCAATAAGAACACTGATGTTAGTTTTGACCTTGAATTTTACAAGAATGGCATCGCTGATCCTGGTGACAAATATAGGACGGTCAACGTGGTGAATGATGCTGACGGACACGGTTATTATTCTGGATGGGATGATGATTTTACTGCTGGCGATTGGATAAGGATAAAATATAAGGATCAAGGCACGAACTGTAAAGATCTAGTATGTGTTATTTTTGCGGTGGCGAGTTAATATATGATGACAAAAATTTTAAAAAATCAAAGCGGTGATACTTTAACATTATTGGGTGTACAAGTAGCATATGAATCGCAGTTTGATGTACCACCGGATAAGTGGTTGAATCTAGCAGAGGATACTACTATCCATACTTTAATCAGTAGTGGTGACGTGGTGGTCAATGATGGTACCCAAGACCTAGCGATACCATTAGGCCTTTCGTGGGTTAAGAGTCTGAGTTGCGAAGCGAGATTTTGTACAGATACTACGGTCGGAGGTACTTATCACGGTGATGTTTTTGTGAACGGTAACATTACAGGTACATCTGCTAATTTTGAAGTACATGGTAATCTAACGGTCATAGGCAACATAACAGCTTCTCATAACATTACTGTAAAAGGTGATATTATGAGTACCGGCAGCTTCTCTAGTACGGGTGGTGCTGCCTTAACGATCAACGGCAATTTTAAATTGGGAAGTACTTTTACCGCAGCAAATTCAGGTGGTGATCTGGCCAATATTACTATCGAAGGTGATTTTCACTGTAAAGGATTAGTTACTTATAGATCTGAAGCAGGTTCTACTCCTGCTACGTTCACGGTGTTGGGTGATATGCGTTGTGATTCTTTCAACGCTTCTGGAAATGCTTCAGGAATTGATGGTAACAACCTTTCTGTAGGAGGCGATTTTTGGGGAACTGCTTTTTCTGATTCTATCAACTGTAGTGGTGGAGCAGGTGCTGATGGTGGTGATATTACTGTTAAAGGATCAGTATATTATGCTGCTGTATATAGTCAAGGCGGAGCTGATTCTTCTGGTGGAGGAGATGGTGGAAACGTTGATCTGGGCGGTTTTTATGGTGAAGTATTTACTTCTATCAATGTTAATGGTGGTATGAGCAATGGTACCGGTGACGGTGGTGCTGGAGGCACTGTAACGATAAATGGAGATTATTGCGGTGATGAGATAGCAGCTAGTGGAGCACAAGTTTTCTTTTTGGGAACAGGGAATGGTGGTGCTGGTGGAGATATAACGATTTTTGGTCGTGCTGAATGTGATGGACCTTTACGTGTAAATGGTGGAAATGGTAATAGTGGAAATGGCGGTAATGCAGGGAATTTAACGCTCTATGGTCCTACTACCATGAAAGATGGTTTTATAGCCAATGGTGGTACTGGTTCAAGTGGTTCAAATACAGGTGGAAATGCAGCGACTATAATATTCTATGACGCTGTAACAATCAGAAGTCACGTGCAAGCTTTTGGTGGCAACGGTGTTGGCAACGGTGGCAACGGTGCATCGTTAACCGCATATGGAACGGTAACGCACGCACATTCAAGAAGTTGGAACTTCTATGGGGGAGACAGTTCTGGTGCTGCTGGAGGCGATGGCGGCGATCAAACTTTTGTTGGTACGTGTGCATTTGGAGCAATGGATTGCAGTGGTGGAAATTCTGGATCTGGAGAAGCAGGAAGAGGATCTCAAATAATTTTTCAAGGTACAGCCCATGCATCCTCCATTGATATTAGGGATGGCAGTGGCATTGAGTCAACCGCTACAGCTTCTATTTATTGCAATAGTTTAACTTCTATAGAAAGTCTTCAAATGACTGATAGAGATGATTGTTACATAGATGGGGATGTTGCGTCGTTGATACGTGTGGCAAGTTTGCCTACAAAAGATAAGATTGGAAGTAGCTCAAAAGAGACTGAAAGTCAAAGTTCGCCTGAAAAATGTTTGTACGCTCCAGCAACGAGTACCGTTGATATTTTTTATTCTAACATGGATGATTTTACGATTAAGTATGTTGATTCTAAGTTACAACTTGCATCACGAGTTGAGCTCAACATCATGTTGAACGCTTTTAGAATCGCCGTTAACGGTGCTCTAAGTAAATTGAACATGATAGACGGTGTTATGGACGAATATGAGGATGAAACTGGAGTAGATACCGGTAGTTCAACGAATGAAGTATATGATTCTGCTAATGATCTTTATTCAGTAGCACCGGGATGTGAAGTAGATTATATGGAGTATCCAACTGATGAGGCTGCGCAAGCCGCTTATGAATCTTCTCTTTCAGGCTTTGTGGACGCTACACCTGGACAATCTTATTTAGCTTCCTCTGGATCTAACGTTGATTATGCGTTCGATGATCAATATTCATCTACGTTTTGGCAGGGAGATTGGGAGGCTTTTGAAGACCAATGGATAAGGGTGCAGTTTTCATCTCCTCAAACTATCAAAAAGATAACTTTCAACTCTTCAAATTGGGCAGGCAATAATCCTAAGTTATGTTGGATTGAAGCTAGTAATAATGGATCGAGTTGGAGTAAGATAAATTGTTCAAGTGCTGGTGGTGGTTTAACAAAAACGGGAAATAACTTTGAGATAGGTAGTGGATATGTATCGATGGGATGGGCTTTGTTAGACAACGATACTTCTTATAATTATTATAGGCTGTGGATGGATACGACCTGGAGCTATGATTATATGCAGGTCGGTAACTTAGAGATGATGGTAGAAAGCGACCCTATTCCTTATCCACAATCAGAGTCAACAATAAAGCAACAAGGTAGTTATTCGTTGAAAGTTACCGCTGCAGAAACTGATAGTTTGAACCAAACAATAACGAAAACACTTGAAGAAGAAAACAAAATTGATTTATCGTCCTATGATACGCTTTATTTCTACGCAAGAGCAAGTAGAACTGGAACAAATTTTCAATTGCAGATACATGATTCTGGAGGCACCACTACCACAAAAGCGGTTAATATATCATCTGCCGATACGTGGCAACTAGTTGAGTGGGATATTTCAGGTGTATCCTCTGCTAACAAAGATGATATTGATGAACTTAGTTTAAAGATAACAAACGCTGATTCAGAAAACACGATCTATATCGATGATTGGAAAACAGAGTTATATAATATGACACTTATCTCTAATGCGACAACGGCAGAGACGCAACCTGATAATTCTCGTTTAATAGTGTTTGAGGAGGATGTTGATAGTGTAACAGTTAATACAGATATAAAAGGATGGGTTTCGAGAGATGGTGGTACGACGTGGAGTCAAGTTACTTTAGCTGATGAAGGAAATTATACAGGTTCTCAGCGTATCTTATCTGGAACTGTGGATATATCTGGACAACCGTCTGGTACTTCAATGAAGTATAAGATAACTACGCATAACTATAAAAATATGAAAATTCACGGGACGGGATTAACATGGGATTAAAACGAGTAACAACTAACGTTGCACATAAACGCACGGTAATCTTAAATAAAATTTTGAACAACGCTTCATCGCAGGAACAATTAGAAAGATTGATGGACGCGCTTGATACATCTGCTACTTTAATAGTAGCGTTGGATAATGGAAATTATGCTTTAGCTCGTGCTAGGATCGATAAGTTAGTTGCCGATGAAAAGATAACAGAAGATGACAGAACGTTGGCGTTTACTTATATACCAGAGGCGTAAGATGTTGGGTAAATATATCTGGAACATATTGATAGCGATCGATCAGTTAGCCAACGCTATATTGGGCGGCGACCCTGATGAAACGATCTCTAGTAGAGCTGGTAAACAACAGGGGAAAACGATGTGGGCTAACGTGCTCTGTTGGTTTCTTAACAAATTAGATACTGGTCACTGCAAAGATGCAATCGAAGAAGATGAGGGAAAAGACGAGATCATTTAGTTTTTTTATCGTCTTTTTTATTAGTCAGTAATAGATTTTCTAGTTCTTTTAAAGCTCCGGCAATTTCAACGGCACGAGTGTTCAATTTTTTGAGACTGACGTTTAACCCGTCTATCTGCTTGTACGTGAACTGGAGTTCGGTGTTCAGTTCTTTAACTCTCTGCTTGATCTTTTTTTCCATCTTCTGACTCACATTCCTTGATTAGTTTATCCAACTCGCTTATGGCTCCCGTGACTTGCGTCAACCGTATGTTCAAGTTATCTATCTGTGCGAACAGTTTATCGCGTTGTTTGACTATCTGTGCAGCTTCGTTTCCGAGTTCTTCAATCTTTTCTTGCATTTTCTTGATCGGATCCATGGTCGTCCTCCTACCAGAATTATACTGAGTAAAGCGATTTTTTAAGCTTGTTTTATGGTATGATAGTATAAGTTGCAACTTAGTAGGTTATGGGTGGATAAGTGAGTAAAGAGAACGACAAGATCTTGGACCTGATATTAGACAAGTTGAAGGAAGTAGACCAGAAGTTTGATGAAAAGATAGAGAAACTAACCGACGAACAAAAGCGCATGAACGAGACGCTTATTCGTCAGGCTGATTCTCTTGATCACCACATAGAGCGTACGAACGCCATCGAGGCGATCGTTGAACCTCTTCATATAGAATCGATCAAGAGAAAGGCCAACAAGGAGCTTATAAAAAAAGGCCTTATCAAAACTTTTTATCTCATAAGTATAATCGGGGTTCTAGCTGCGATTGCCTTTGGGGTACTAGAGTTTTTAGTATAAATAAGGAAACAACTAAATAATTTGATGTATGTGTCACGGATTTGATACCGTGCCTAACACTCGGAAGGAGACGTTATGTCACAACATTCAATTTCTTACAGGAAGAGCCTTAGATCTGCTCTTCGAAACAAAAAACTAGCTGATGCTATACTGAACGCCATCTACGACCTGCAGGTGTTTGCTGCGGCCAACGGTGGTACCATAGCATCCAACATCCTGAGCGCTGACATCACTGTTAGCAACGAGACGCCGTATGAACTTTCTGCTACAAGGAAGTTCGGTGCTGAGAGTCTCTCTTCGTACCGCAAGGCTTTTCGCTCAGCTCTAAACAACAGGTCACTCGCCGATAACATCCTGAACATCTTGGTAGAACTTCAGGATTACGCAGAAGTATCTGATAAACAGAGTACTTCGGTAGTCACGATCGCTGACGGATCTGTAAAAGAGATATCTGATATCGCTTGTATCGCTGAAGGATCTGTAAAAGAGATCACCGACATCGAAACAGTTGCCGACGTTGCAGATTCTCTTGACGGAACCTATTTCATCCTTTATGACGATGCTGGATCAGTAGCTTTCTGGATAGACGTAGACGATTCAGGAACGGCAGAACCAGCTCACGGGGCTGATCGTTCTGTTGAGATCACAACGATCGTCACAGACGACAGTAAAGGAACAGTTGGTGACAAAGTTTATGCGGCTGTTACAGGCGATGCAGACTTTGAAGCTGGATCCAATGATAACAACGGTAATTTAACTATTCAGTGTGCTACTTATGGCGTTAGAAGTGATGGAACTGCTGGAACTTCTGGTTTCACCGTCGGTGAAAACACACCAGGGGTTGACAGTGTCCTTGATGGTAAATATTTTATCATCCACGACGACGCTGGTTCTGTTGCTGTCTGGATAGACGTTGACGACTCAGGAACAGCTGAACCTGCTCACGGGGCTGACAGGAGTTTAGAGGTGACGGCTATCAACAGTGGTGACGCTGTTGGCGCGGTCGGAACTGCTGTTTACAACGTGCTAGTTGGTGATGCCGATTTTGAAGCTGGTTCTGATGACCTTTCTGGAAACTTAACTGTTCAATGTGCTACTTATGGAGCTAGAACTAACGCGGCTGACGGTGATACCGGTTTTACCATCGGTGAGAACACAGCGGGCGTTGACAGTGCTCTCGACGGCAAGTACATGCTCCTGGAAGATACCAACGGTACCGTAGCTTTCTGGATAGACGTGGACGATTCTGGTACTGCAGCTCCTGCACATGGTGCTGATAGAGCTGTTGAAGTTACTACCATAACCAGCGCCATGACTAAGGCTCAGGTCGGAGATGCTTTATATGCTAAGATCATCGCTGACTCTAAGTTTGAGGCTGGATCCAACGATAACGCTGGTAACCTGGTCATACAGCACGTCGACACAGAATATTTCGCTAACGTGAGTGCTGGTACATCTGGTTTCACGGTCGCCATATCTGACTATGGTTCAACAGCTGTTGACCAAGCTGAGATCGATGATACTGCTGTTACAGCTCAGTCTTCTCCTTTTGCAACTGACGCTAAGAAAGCTCTTGCTAGTTCATTAGCTCATGCTGCATTGGCAGACGACATCATCGACATGATCGTAGAACTCCAGGAACAGTTTCGCGATAAACAACTCGGAACATGCACTGGGACACTCACCAACGCTATACTCTATAGCTAAGCTAGTACTGTAGATTGATTTTTTAAAGGGTCGCTTTTGAGCGGCCCTTTTTATTTTTTATCTGGATTCCCGTTTCGGATAACTTTTACGGGCATGGTCATGAACCTGGATATAGGTATGAACACGCGTTTGCTTCCCTTGATCAGGACGATGTTCGTGAACGTCTGGTCATCTATGTAGTATATCTCTCCCTCGTATTCTACCTTGGTGTTTATACCGTATCCTTTGCTCCATCTCAGGAACAGGTACTGGTACAGGTGGGTTACGAAGTTTTTGACTAATATAACTAAGAATGCAGCGAACCCGAACTTCAAGAGCAAGAACCATATCTTGGCGTCTATCGAATTTATTATCTCAAGTGACTGTTGTGCGGTCATATTTTACTCCTTTGGTTATTATTTTCAATATATCGATGTAGCGCTTTAATTTTATTTTTAATGTATATAGGGTCATTAAGTAAACGATTAAGACCACTTGGATGTGGCATTGCAAAGAAATCGAAACAAAGCAGTGTCAGTGCTTTCTGAGCCGTGTTTCCCAGGGCTACTATCTTGTCATAGCCTTTCAACTCTTCTTTGAGACGAGGAAGGTTGGATCTTATCTCTCGAACTGTCAGAGGACGGTTGTTCTCGGTCTTCTCGCGCGATACGTTCGTGAAGGATATCTGGCATTCTATATCGCGAAACCACGCGTCTACGGTCATTCTGGACCGCGTGGACGCGTGAAAAACGCTGTTGTCTGGACTGCGCCGCGAGGGATTAGAACCGACCAGCATCACTTTTTTCATCTATTACTCCCATCTTATATAAAAGTACTTTAAGCGTCAGCAGGTATGCGGTATCGTTTAATTTTTTGTTTATAACTAACGCATATGATTCTTTGTGACTAAGCGATGGCATGAACTCTACGTACTGTTTGAAGTGCATGTCGTTCTTGACGTCACTGACTATCACAGCATATGAGATCTTTAGGGATACTACTGCTAGTGCGATAGCACTTACTTTATATGCGCCTATGTTGATAGGGAAACCATAGTGGTGTATTGAACTCTGCGTATGGGGAAAAGAAAAATCTAACTTTGTCATATGTCCCCTTCTAACTCGCATATCGGGCGTTTTAAGTATATATTATGCCAGCTCCAACTATCTCGCGATATTTGATCGACGTCTATACAGTAACTAGTTTTCTTGCCTCTTTTATATAGTTCTAAACCGTCGTCTCCCCATGAACCTATACCTTTTTTCCATTTCCCAGTAGTGTACTCGTATTCTTTCAGCGGTTTGTCGGGTGAGTTAGGTACTCTCCACACTCTAGTTCCTTGTTTAATGTTTTGTAGCAGTTGTTTTGCAAGAGATCTATCTTTCATATTTAAACGTAATTTTTTGTTTTTCTTGCGTATCTTTTTCTTGCGTTCTCGTAGTTCTCCTAGGCCTTCATTGGGATCATATTCTTTACCATCATCACGCAGCAAGCAGTAATCAACAAAATCAGGATCGTGCTGGAACGTGTCTTCGCCGAACTTTGCCACACAGTTTAATTGTATTCCGAGCTCGCCGTCGGCCTTTATTTTTTTCACGTACGGTATGCCTAATTTATCTACGTGTACGACCATGTATTTTCTTGGTGTAGTAGCGTATGAACCAACTTGTTCCATCGTCTTGTGGCCGTTATAATCTGTAGTCCATTTAATTAGTATATCACCAACGCTAAACTCGACACCTTCATATTTGATCAGGTAGTTGTATATGGGATTGCACTTCTGCGTGTATGCTATACTTTTCTTATCGTCGGCTGTAAGCGTAGGCTTTATCTTTGACATATCAGTTCCTCTGCTTCTTGAAACGACATCGGTTTCTGAAGGTACAAGTGATAGTATAGTGAACCGGTTATGTCTGATGGTCGCAACGTATAATTACTCCATCTTAAAGGTTCATTGAACTCTAATAGATCGTATACATTGCCGCGCCAGTCTTTTTCATATGTCACCGCTTTTAGTCACTCGCCTACAGTATATTATCCCGCTGTCGTTGCGGGCTACCAGATACCGATCTGGTATGTCGTCGGTCATCACCGGTTTGTTCGTAGATTTATTTACTTTCAACAGCACATCACCCACGTTGAAGAAACGTTGGTACTCCAGGTTCTGTGATATATGCCAACTTATCTTAACTTGTTTTTTACTTCGTGATAACTGTTTTAACCGTTCGTCGCTGATCTTTAACTTTTTGATATCGATCATAATTTCTCCTCCCATATATTATACATTCGCACACGCGATGTTGGTTTGATGGAGGATGAATGTGATGATCAATCGTCTGTGACGTATCTTACCTCGTCTGAATACGGTTCCATTATGGGTTTATCGTCGTCGCCGATGTTTATTATCGGTTTACTCTCTACCAATCTAGTTTTGAGTCGTTTAACCTTTATTTTTTGAGTAATGATACCTCTAATAGGACACTCGAACGTAACTTCTTTTTCATACTCGTATTCTATCCACTCGTCAACGTTTCTCTTTTTCTTCTTGCTCATCTCGCTTCCTTATACGTGTTCAGGTCTAACCATTCAGTTTTTAACAGTTCTTCTATAGCATCTTTATATACTTTTATCTGTCGGGGTAGATTTTTACGTTTGATTATCTCTAGCCAGGCTTGTAAGTTACCATGTATTAGGATCTCGTTGTATTTGCTTATAGGAGTAGTGACCTGTGAGGTGAACCTGTCACACCCTTCCATTTGAAATCCCTTGGCGTTTACGTTGAGGGCGTCTAGCGTCTGTTTTATGTGTTCACTTATATTCTTGTCATCGTTGGCGTTGCCTGTGTTTATCTCGGAAACGTCGGGGATATATATCTCATTATCGTTTTTAGGTGGTAAGTTGATTATCTTCAGATCATATTGTGATAGGAATACTTGTACAAACAGGGGTACTTTTAAAATGAACGTGGCGTTTGCTACTTTAAAGAGTTCGCGATTTATGCGCGCTTTAAAATAATTATCGGATACGGATTTGAAATTTTTCTGACTCAGGTTTACGGAGAGTAGACCAACGTAGCCGTGATCTAACACGTTGATTTTATTTATTAACATATAATAGCCTCTTCATATGACTATTATACTTATTTATCTTCATCACCTAAGATTATGTCATGTACTGGATCAGAAACCTTGTTGATCAGATCGATGCAATCTTTCACTTCCTGTTCGTGATGTTTTATCAAGAACTGCTCGTGCCAGTATTTATCGTGTTTATCTTTTAGGGTATTTTTAATTTCAACTAATGCTTTAAATTCTGCTAACATCTCGCGTATCAAGCGATCTGGAAAATTTTCTATGGTTATCTTAACGCATGATTTTTTATCTAAATGATTTTCTATAACTATTTTATGTTGTTTATCGTACTTTTCTATCTCTATGTATTTAACAGCCTGTATGTTGTATGAAGAACCGATCCATTTTGTCACGAATCGTAAGCCAAAATAACTACGATTATAACTAGTATTAAAAGGAAATTCTTTTCCAGCGGTTATGTCAAATTTTTCAAGATTACGTTTGATATACTTGATGGACTCTTTAAACGCGTCGTACTTGTACTGTTGTACGGGATCTAGTTTAATTTCTTTACTCTTCTTCCACCACATCGACTGTCTCTGTTTTACCCTGACGAAAGTCCTCTTCGTCGTCAGCTTGGTTTATGCCGGCTTGGCAAGTGTATTCTGGGTTCAGGACTACGCCGTCCATTATCTCTGACATTATCAAGTTCTCAAAGTTAGCTTCTATATAATCTATAGTGTTACCGTCTAAGAACTCCATTCGTTTTGTGCGGTCTTTCTCACATATCAGGACTTTAGCATGGTGTTGGAACTCGACGTACATCTGCCCTACCTCATCGAGCATCTCACCGTAGTCGTAGGGTCCGTGCAAAGTTCCTGGTAAGTATTGAGCTTTTTCCGGATCGCCGGTTGCTACTGCCACCATAAAAGTTTTGTCCTTTATTTTATCGAGGTTCATCGTTTCAAACTCACCGATAAAATTCTCGTCTTTGATAACTGGAAGATCACTCATCATTTTTCTCCGTATTTTGATCTGTATATCTATCGGATCGGTTCAAACAATACTTTATATCAGGAATAATCGTGGTATGATTTTTGTTTTAACACTTCTTTTTCTAAGATAGCGTCCGCGTGCGCGTTCTTGAGATCCTCTAACGTTACCGCGTTTTTGAAATAGTGTGTTTTGTACTGCTCTATGTGAGCGGACCAGTCGTTGTCGGGCGAATACATCTCAAAATAACAGTCTTCACCGTTTCCGCAATTACCGTTCATGGCGTTCACGAATTTTTCTGTCTCAAGGCATGTTATTATATGCTCGCGTAACTTTTCTGGTAGTTCAACGAAGTATCTCAGTGCTTTTTGTTTGTCTACGGTATACAGTTGCGGTGGTTGTTGCGGCATCTTATCTCCCTAACATCTTGAGTACGTCTTGTTCGTTGCGCTCGTATATGTGCATAGAGTGTGCTAAGTGTGTGTAGTGACCAACTTTTAAATCAGGATAAATGTCTTTGAGTTCGTCTACCATCTTGTACATCAGACTGATGAACCATGGGAGATCATAAACTAGTCCAAGCATGAGATCGTTGCTGCGCATTACTACGCTTAAGTTAAGTTTGTTGTTGCGTATCAAGAAATTACCGCTTATAGTACACACGAAATCCTTGTTGCCGAGCCAATGATGTTCTGGTAAGCTAAACCGTAATAGTGCTTGTCTCGTATCCTTATCTTTTCTCAGGGATTCAACACACCATTCCCAGGGAGTCCTCATGAACTCGTCGTTCTTTGGCATATCAGCTGGGACAGGATGATGCGCGCATCCTTTATCATCCCTGTAGACATTTCCTTGTTCAAATATAGGATTGCCTAAGCTAGCTTTTTTCCAGATGAGGTGTCCATAAGCTGAATTGATAGTACCGTTAGGGTTAGCTATCTTTTTCCAGAACTTACTAGCTGCTGCAAAATCTTCTACGGAGTTGCTGCCAGAATTATACAGCGCTGTTTCTTGTTCCGTATATCTTTTTATGACGTCGTTTCGCACCGTGTTGCACGTCACGATATGTTCTGGTTTTGGCCTCAGAATGCGGAAGCAGTAGTCGGTGATCTCTCGTACCGGCATACCGCGAGGTGCAGCTCTGTATTCGTAGTTGAGAAAAACGTCTTCTAATGCTCCAAGATATGCTTCATGAATGGTCTCGTGTACGTGCATTCTTGCTCCTTATTTTATCTCATTGTTTACAAAATCGGTTACTTTTAAAAATAATTCCAGGTACTCTATATCTTTTACCAAGTGTTTGTGATCGGGTAGTGTCCCGTCTTTGACCCGCTTGATCTGTTCTTCCGTTATTCTTCTCATCTTTTTGATGGTCCTGATACTCTTAATGCCCTTGAGATTGTTCATACCGTTTCTCCGATCAGCTGAAAGTTTTTGTCTTAGTACCCGTGATATGGTCTGTAGTTTCTGTTAACGTATAGTTCTTACCGGTCTGTCGGCCTTCAACAGATCTATTGTAACTATCTTTAATAATTTTAGTGTTTTTATGTGTTTTATGTTCACAAAGTGAACACATGTATAAATCACCCTCGTAAGTTGTTATGACGTATGAATATCCTGGTAATATGGATGAATAATGTGTAAACTTTGTCCGTTTGTCAAACACATAATCGTGAGAACAGTATTTTTGCTTGAATATTTTTTCACCCAGCCACAATCTTTGTATTTTTTTTATAAAAGTCATGTTACAACCACCTTTTAACTTGTTCTTCATATATATCTCGATTCTCGCGCGTTGGTGAGTTGTATCGACTCCACCAATCGATAGGTTCTTTCTTGAACCAGCGCTTTTGAAAATCTGCTAGGATTCTAAGGCCGCTTTCTATAGAATATTCTAGGTCAGTCATGAGTCGATGAATATCGAGGTTGTATCGACGAGCAGTTCTAAAATTAATCTCAGATATTCCAAAATCAAAACATATCCTTTCGCGACGATATTTATCGATTTTATTGAGGCATTCATCGCATGCTCTCTCAAAATCTTTCATTTTTTTATCTGATTCTTGTTTATCGATATAATGCGAAGTATCTATGAAGTCGTTCACTGATTTACTATATACATCAAAACAACGTTTACGTTCTTTTTGTATTTCGTGAGTTGATTTTTCTATCATGCCCGTTTTACAATTTTTAACGTGCAGTTGATATAAACTTTCTTGGGCTATTATAGCTGTATATATCTTCGCGTTGACGTTGTACTTGCGCGAGTACTTGTAGATATAGTTTGAGATCTTCATGGCGCGTTTTTTACTGGGCATTTTATGCATCAATCTCAACTTAATAGCCTTTTTATAATTACTGATTATCTGACAGTAAATAGGATGACGCTTGCAGTTAGTGGCGTGTACGGTTCCGATCATAAACACTATTAACATTATTAATTTCATAATTATTTCTCCTGTTTATCGGTTAAATTTTCTGCGTATTTTGTCAGCCACATATTCACTATACAAAATATAGCCGTAAACAATGATATCTTACTGGGATGAACATGGTATAATCCAACGTTGATCAGGAACAACGTGAACCATCCCCAGAATCCTATGAACGGTCGTCTCACGTTAAACCCCGTTGATCATGTAGAGTGATACGATCATGCCGAGAAAACCGCCCGCTAACAAGCATAACCATAAGATAAACCCGAGCAATAAATACTTAAACATCATATGCCTTCTTTTTAATTGTTGATATTATTGTATTATATTCATTAATGTTATGCAATAATAAGTTATGTAATTCATAATGGCAATTTTTACATACTAATATACATTTATCTAATTCTTTTTTAATTTTTTTAGAATTGCTAACAAAATGTTTTGCTTCAATTCGCATGGTTTTTGTTTGTGGGTCAATATGATGAAAATCTAATGAACCGCCAAAAGTATTATAGCCACATATATCACAACCACGTTTAATTTTATATTCAACAAATTTTTTATGTTTTTTCTTTCGACTTTTTATTGTATTAATACTTTGTTTCTTTCTACGACATTTTTCAGAACAAAAAGAAACTCCATGTTTTCTTTCATTTTTAGGTATTTCTTGTCCACATAATTTACATAATGGTCCTTTTTGTTTAACTCTCCATTGTTGTTGTAATTGTTTTTGACGTCCAGGTTGACGTATTTTCCATGCATTAATTCTACATCTATTACTACAATATTTTCTATGTGGCGCTTTTGGATGCACTGTATATTGTTTATTACACCATAAACATTTTTTATATGTCATTATATTTCCTGTTATACTATATTTAATCTAAATCGCCATTGCGTCGTATTGCACAATCTTCGTAACCATCGACGTTACGTCTTATGTACTCATGTTTGGCACATTCTAGAGCACCGATGATGTCGTTTATCGCCTGATAGTTGAAGTCCTTCAACTTTCCGTACATCTTGCACAGCATGCTGACCAGATAGTTCAACTCGCCAGGACTTTCGATCTGGCGCAGTTCAAGATCAGCTAACGCTGCTTCAAAATCTACTCGTCTCGATCTTTTGATGTAAGGCATGCTTGCCTCTCTTTCTCGCTTCATGGAATTTAGGTTGCACCAATGATCCGTACAAGTACATAAACATGCCAAAAAGACACATGGTCGTGACTTTATCAAGATTAAACGACAATATCACGCACTCTATTACAATCCAATATGCCACAAAACATAATAAGTCTTTAAGCCACAATGGCATAGATCACCTCCGTCGACTGTTGATCGCGGCTATCATGAACAACGCTATGACAAATAATATAGACAACATCGTGCTAAAAACTACTGGACAAAGTACCCAGAACCATGACCAATCTATTAGATTAGTTAATTTTAAGCCGATAAACAGGATGGTCAGCATGCCGCCGAAACCTATCCCACCATTGATCTTAATTTCTCTCATCATTCCTCCGAATCTCGTTCCCAAAGAACTTCTTCCAGATTGTTGGTCCATATACCGTAACCGTACCTCTTCTTGGTGAGTTTTTTCATGAGCTGTCCGGTCCTGTTGAACAAGTGTTGGTACACGAACGTCGATTCTTTCACTGGTTTTTTAGTTTTGTCGCTTATGAAATTAGGGTTGTATTTTTGGAGTGCGACACAAACCTCGGTCTTGAGGTGCTGTCTGAAGTCTCTCATGGTCCAACCTGAATTGCCCAGTTGAACTTCATCTTCATACTGGTTGAGTTTAGCCTCGTTCCAGTTTTTTTGGACGAACCGTTTGAGGTACATCTCGATCATCGGCTCGTACTTTTTGATGTCTTCGTCCTTTACTTTTCTTACCATCTACGTCTCCTTCTCCTCCTTGATGTCGGTGTTGGATACTGATAACTGTACTTGTTGTGGAGCACGTTGATTATCTGCACCGCGTTTTTCATGTGTTTCTCGTCGTTTCGGTTAGCCGTGATGTATTTCCAGAGTTTAACTATCACGTCGTCCGTGTCTCCTGCTGTTAAAAAATTACTGTCCACGAGCCATTTACCTATTTTAGTCTTTAAGGGATGCATGGTCTTATGGTTATTGCTGAACAACGTGACTATGGTTTCAGCCATGCTGCGTCTCACGTCATTGTAAGTTCTGTCACTGTCGATGTGGTATCTCTTATTGGTGTCGTTCCATGCCTCACTGTATTTTTCGAGAACGAGCTGTTCTACTGGATCATCATTCATGTCTTGATCGATCTCACCTATGCATTCAAAAGATACAGCGGCTATCTTATCTTGATGGCGCCATTCTGATCTTGCTTTCGGCTTCCATATGGATCTACTTGGACGAAGTTTTTCTATGGCTTTAAAGATCTCGCTCATACCTGTTCCTCCTCTATAGAATATATGGGGGCATCGGTCTGGTGCGTCATCGCTTTTAACTTACAGAAGTTGACGAGAGCAGCACCGTTGTTGTCCCGCATGTACAAGTAAATCCATTTACACACTTTGTTGGACAATTCTATGTCTCGCAAGTTCCAGCGATTCTCTTCCATTATTTTCTTTAATTCGTTGTACAGTGAACCTATTTTTTTTCTTACGGACCTGAACCGACGCGCTTCGTCTAATCCCAACAACTCCAACATCTCGTTGACGCGTCCTTTGTCCATCTGACGACAACAATATACAGCATGATTGAGTTTGCTTAAACCTTCTCTTCCGAGCTTACTCAACGTTTCTTTTTCATCGAACCGTTCCTTGATCTTGAAGACGCGGATGAATATCCCCTTTGATGTTCGCTCTTCTACGTCTAGGACGGCGTCGTCATCGACTTGGATTTCTATATCAAAACAACTTTTAAGTTCACTTTTACTACCGTAGTCAATCGTGATGCTCTCAGTTAATTTGTTGAATATCAAGTCGAAATCTATTGTCCGCAGTCCGCGATATCCTCCCTCAACGAAATCGAACACGTTGTCGTCGTTGATTATGAACTCGTCGGGAAGTTGGGCTAGTTTTTCGTCCAACGGGTTGAACACAGGCTCGCACAACTGTGACACGAAATCCATATCTTCGTAGGTCTTGTCATCAAAAACTCCCATGTATACTCCTGTAATCGTTTTATATTTTCTCGATAAAATTTCGATTCGGTTATATCGTTCTAGCTATCGAAGAAAAATACGAGTCGTACGTCAACTTTTCCTTGTGCACCTTTTCCTAGGATAATAGAGTCGATAACTTCTTCTTGTTCTTTGAGCTGGCGACAGTAATTTATGATATCTTAGTATCCGCCATAACTACGGCGACAGTAATTTATGATATCTTGGTATCCGCCATAACTACCAGGACTCGTTTGCCAATCGAAAAACGCTTTAGTCGTAGTAACAGAATCATCGTACCATCCCTTAGTTTTAAAGATCTTTTCAAAGTCTTCTAAACTTATCCACGAGTGCGAGTGTCCGTCGTCTCTCCAGTATTCCACGGCTTTTTTAACAGTTTTTGAGGCGTCTTTAGGAATTCCAAGTGGATCTATGTCACGGTTACCATATCCCCTGACATTCGCCAGTTCAGCGAACAAAGCGTATTTTCTACAAGCGGCATCTACGTCGCGCGGACAATCACCGTCTTCTGATCTGACGACGTGGTGCTTGTCTGCTTGCCAGTCACAACCGTTGTGTCTGTACTCTATGTACATGTGTATGTCGCATCCCACCTTAATCCTCTTTTAATAAGTTTCGTTCTAACAGTTCACGCTGTGCGTTCGCTAACCTCTGCCTCCATACTTTTCTGGCGTTGAAGAAGATGTCTTTTCCGTTTTTTAATTTATAGTTAGAATCTTCAAGACCGACCATCTTTATCATCTCTTTACCGTCAAAGAACTCGTGGCCGTGAAGTACTTGCTCGCATAGTTCCAGCTCGTACTGCAGTTCAGCGTCGGTCAGCTTGGACCAATCTTTCTCCAGCATGTTGGACATCATTTACCTTCTACGACGTAACCCAGTTCTCTGGCTTTTGTCAAAGAGAGATCACCTTTTTTCTCGTCGATCCTGCGAGTGCGAACATAGCCGATCTTCTCAAACTTGACGAAACGACCTTCGGGAATCACGATCTGATAGACCGTTCCCTCTTCGTCCTGAAATGATCCCTCAATACCGATTTCCTGTGCTACCGCTTCTGTAGCTTCAATCAGGTTATCGAAGTATTTCTTGATCTCAACTTTTTTCTTCTCAAGTTCAACGAAACGTTTCTGTACATCAGTCATCTAATCCTCCTTGTGAAATATGCTTTGATATTGCATGTAGTCTATATTTAGTCTCTCAAAAATTCTTCGAGCTTGTCTAACTTCATAGGTTACTTTCTTAACGGGTTTAGTCGCTATGAACATCAACAGTTCACGCGCATCGTCCCATATCTCCTCGTTCTCTGACTTCGGTGTCAGATCTTTTTCAGGTGCTACGAAGAACGAGTCAGAGTTCCAGTCAAAACCGCACCAGGCGTTAGTAACTTCTACTGAAGCCTTTGGTCCGATGCTGTGTTTAGCTATCGGTATCCTTACTTTAATGGATTCTAGACAGTATTTTGGTTTAGTTTTAATGTGTGTTTCTAGTATTCTATAGAGCTCTTTAATGGTCATCTCAACCTCCTAAAATTTTTTCTTTGGTCTGCTTGCATTTTGGACAATCTTTCCATACTTCTCCGACGACCGGCGATATCGTGCATTTCCATTTGGTCCCGCATACTGGACAGTTCTCGTCCACGGACGGTTTTTGCTGAGCGATTCTAAGCTACCTTCTGGAAACCATCCGTTTGCACCTATTAGTCCGTCTACGTCGAATGCTATCTTATATTCATAGTAGTAATAGTCTAGGTTGTACTGCCACGATGTTACCTCACCGTGGTACCCGTTGACTATGACTCGATCTCCGTGATCGTATTTAGGAACTGTTATGGTGTTTGACATATCAACTACCTGTAAATTTACTCACTATAATCAATGCGGCACACATCATGGCAATGGTGGCGACAAACGCCAGATTACCTATTACAACTCCAACGAACCACCAATTTTTATGTTTGTTTTGTTTTGATATGTAGCATGAAAATGTTAAACTAAATAACCATAGACACATCAGATATATCATGCGTTACCTCCACTGCCGTTGTCGTCGTCGAAACTGTCTTTACCACCGTCTATGACAAAAAAGTTTCCGTGTCTTTTGACACCGCCGTTTTTGCTCACTGGCTCTTTCTTTTTAGATTTCTCAAGGTTGTTGATAAATTCTTTCAGCTGTTTGTCTTCATCGTAGCCGGAGTAATGTGGGTTATTTGCAGCAGCGACCTCTTTTATCCTTTTTAAAAACTCAGATAGTTTCATCTCTTTAATCTGTCCGTCTTCGTTTATCTTGACGGTCTCGTCTATCTTCTTGTTGTAGACTATATCTTCCAGGATATTGATCTTTTCGACCTCCAGTTTCTGATATTCGTCGACCAACTCTCCCTTGTGTTTGGCGTGCAGAACACCCTGATTCGGTGAATGCAGAGTTTCTAAAATTTGTTGTTGCTTAGTGTTGACGTTGTGCAGTTGATCTATTAGGTTATTAGCTTCACTCTTAACTTTCTTGATGGTCTCTTTAATTTTTTTGTCGATCTTTTCTGCTTCCTGTTTCAGTTTTTTCAATTGTCTCATGCTCATGATGTAGACAAAAATCAACGTTAGTATTATTCCAAGAACAAAACTTATAAAACTTGCTACTATAATATTGACCATCAATTACCTCCTACTCGATCTCTACTTTTATAACACCTGGGTTCGATATTTGCTCGTAGACTTTGAACCCATAAGTTTTCTTAAGTAACTTGATCAGAGCTTTCTTGATCCGACCTTGACCAGTTATGAACTTGCAGTCGTAGGTAGCGCCGCACGATCTCGCGTCGTCTATTAGTTTTTCTACCACGCGTTTGGCTTCTTTAACCGTCAAACCGTGAAAGTCAAGTATGGGCATCGTTAACTCCGTTTACAAAAAATTTTTAATTTTTCTAATAAGATAACAACTTTTGTCATATTACAATAATTTGCTATACGACGTTCTTCTTTCTTAAAATGTAATGTGATAGCAATTAATGTCATCATAAAACCTATTATTATTAATAATATGTTTATATTCATTCTACATCCATCAAAAACCGGAAGGCCCGTATAAGGACCCTCCGGCGCTTCTCAAGGAGGTCTGTTATCTCTATGATTAATTATCGGATCGGTTCAAGTGGGCATGGTTTTTCCAAGGAAGGTTCGTTTTTACGGTCGTGGTCTACGACCAACTCGGTGCTAACGGGACCAGCGTTGCTGCCATGCCCTCTATATTTGAGATTTTATTATACTACATGTTTATGATTGCTTTTATCAGCTCGAGACCGTTTATCTCCAGCGCTTTTGCGAGCTCTTCGTCTCCGCGGTTATAAGCCCACGCTCTCATCAGAGTGAGTAAATTTTTAGGTGATAAACTTGATTTTTTAAGTCGTTTGTGCCAGTTCTTAAGCTTTTCAGGGTTGACCTTGTGGCGCCCGCGGTTTAATTTTTTGGGAACCATCCTCGTGTTCGACGCTGAGTAACCTTTCGAGTTGTCTTTGCGATCGGGCGAGAGCGTAGTGTTTTTGCCGTGCTCGTTGTAGGCGCGACGAACTTGCTTAATGATCGATTTCCTGGACCCTCTTCCGGACGTTTTCTTTTTTGATTGCTTGGTCTTGCCGTCTTGGCGTCTCAAAGCGTCATCAGCTAATTTATGTTCGTGCTCGTACCGTCCTGGTTTTTTTTTATTTTCACGTAATTTCTTTAAACAAGCTGAACATCGTCCCTGTGGATTGTTGGGATTAGCGGACGCTTTGCCGCAGCGAGGGCATTTCTTCTCTAATGGTTCCATACTTAAATTATACCACAGACATGACTTATCGATCTTATTTCACGTTGGTGGTAGTTGGTATCTTGATCGTTTTCCCGAACCGTTCCAGCGGGTGTTTAGCATCCCCTTCCCTGCTGATTATGAACAGGCACTGCGGGAAGTTCATGCCTGGCGGTAGCCAACCGGTTATGTCGATGTCGCCGTAGCAACCGTCCGTGACGAATATTGCCAGGTCAGGGCGTCGCTTGCACACGTCGCGCATGGAACTCTCCAGACAAGTTCCACCCGTCTCTATCTCCTCGCGCTTGATCCTGCGTCCTAGTTTGTACTCCTCGCTGAAATAGTTAGAGGCATGGAACATGTTCAGGTGACATTTTCTGGAACCAGCTCTGAGAAAATTATCAACTATGTCAAGAAACTCGTTAAGCTCTTCTATGGATATTGATCCCGACGTGTCCAAGTAAAACGATAGTTTTGGTAGGTCACCGACCTTAGTTCCAGGAGCTTTTGTGCCGAATCTTCGCGATTTCCTGGACCAGGTATGCTTGCGCTCGTGGCCTGAGGCTGATTTCTTGATTGCAGCGAGTATCTCACCTCTATAATCTAATTCTGCTTTTCTAGCTTTGATGTCTTCTAGTAGGTCTTTCATGGAACCTGGAAGGTCGTCGTAGGACATCCTTTGTTTGATCATGGCACGTTTAACGAGATCCTCTGTTGCTTCTAACATATCTCTTTCGTCCCCAGACGCGTCCCAGTCATGAGAATCCAATGTACTAGGCATTCCTTTCCCTTTTCCCGAACCCTTGCAGTCAGGACAAACCTTGCCGGTGTTCTCGCCGTTCTCGTCTTTCTCCATGCCATCGCCGCCGCAGGTCTGACAGCATCCACTTTCTTCAGCTTCTTGGATTCTCCTGAGCAACCGGTCGTAGTAGTTTTCCATGGTCTCGCCTTCCGGCCACGGTTTTTTGTTGCCCTTGTCGTCTTCGTCATAGTAATCTTTGACGTCTATGGTGCTGCCGCAACAGTTCTTGTTCTTACATTCCGCTCCCATCATTAAAGCTTCTTTTGGTGGGCATTGGCTACATCCGTTTGGAAGATGCTGTATGAACTGGTTGATCGCCATGTCAGCGGCTATGTTCATGAGCTGCCGTTTCTGCGGCGATAGTTTTATGAAAGGCACCCTCATTGGATGCTTGTTTGTTATATGGTAAAGTTCATGTAATAGAACGGCTTTTCTTGCTTTATCGCCTATCTTTTTTCCGCTGGCGCCGCGGGTTTCGTTCAACTTGTGGCAAAAAAACTTAGGGTTTATCCAAAGATCCCAGCGTTTAGCATCTGCGTTGAACGTAACGCCAGCTGTAGGGAGAACGTGAGTGTACGTTATGTTTAAGCACTGAAGTATCGCTCCCATGAACGGGTGGGATCGTGTAGTCTCGTACAACGTCGTCGCAAGACATTGTTCTTGCTCGTGTACTTCGACGAACTCATCGTCCAATAACTCTTTGGTAATCCTGATACGTCTCTTTTTATCTGCCATATCAACTCCAATTTAAAGTTCTGCAGCGGCCAAAGGAGGTGAGACCGCTGCAGTTTGTGATCGTGCTTATTTATCTGTTTTTTTGTTAAGCGCACGATCTATCTTTATGTTACCGCGCAGTACTGTCACCAGTTCTGGATGACGTTTTGTGAACTCCTTGAAGTACGCGGAGATATTAACACCTTTTTGTTTGAAACCACATTGTTTCAACAGGTTGATCGCTTGATCAGAAGGAATTATCTTGGCGACCTCAGCCATAAGATTCTCGTCTATCTTGTCCTTTGGACAAGTATCTGGGAGACCACCATACATGTTTGATATCGACTCTACCGTAACGGCGATCATGTCGCCTTTATAGTGTTTCGGGTCAGATTGTTTCTTTAATCTTTTCAATGCTTTTTCTTTGTTCTCGAGCAGTTCTTCAGCCGTAACAGGAGCTTCTTCGTAGCAGAACTTGTGGAACTCATTGCCGATGTCCCTACCAAGGATAGAGCCCATGACCGTCCTGTGCAGTCCGCGATCCTCTTTTACTCCGGCTGCGAGAGCAGCTTCAACTTTTTCCCAAGTTCTTGGCGATATATACTTACCGTTTTCCTTGATCTCTTTCGTTGGTTTATAGATCCAGGTACCACTGCCGACGAACCTTTGGATATCGTCGTGCCATTTCTGCTTGTCTATGTAGGACATGAAAGCCATATGATCGTACTCGACTATGAACTCTTCGAACCTGTTCTTCAGCGCCGCGTCCATGTGGTTGACATCGTACTCTGCTGAGTCAGGGTTGATGCACGCCGCGAACATGATACCGTCGGGTATCTTGAGTTTATGAACTTTACGATCAGTCAATATCTGCATCAGACAGTTCATGACGCCGGTAGTTCCGCGATTTGGTTCTTCAAATAGTATCAACCCTTTTTGATCAGGATTAACTTCGGCATCGGGCCAGAACTCCGGTATGTTGTGGACGGTTCTCTTAACACCGCCGACGACGTCCGCTTCCGGAAAACCGATCATGTCCGGCGCTTCCATGTAAGCGATACGCAGGTCTAAAAACACGAAATCCGGGTATTTCTTGCGCATCTTAGCTACCCATTGCTGAGCGATAGCAGATTTTCCAAGTCCAGCTTCGCCTGTGAACAGGGGATTAAAAACCCTGTCTTTCATCCTGGCCTCCCAGGCAAGATCCAGGATATCGAACATTTTAGTTGGTTTCATTATTCCTCCTTTATATTATTGAAATCTCACGATCATTAATCGGATCGGTTCAAATTGTAGTATAATAGTGATATGGTTAAAATATGCAAAAAATGTAGTAAAGTAAAAAATCTATCGTATTTTTCTAAACAAAAAACAGGTAAATTTGGAGTACGTTCTAAGTGTAAAGAATGTATACGATTAGAGCGTAATTTACTTTTAACAGATAATTTTTTATTAAATCGTACATGTCTAAATTGTAGCATAAAGCTTAACTCTCTTGTTCCATATAAAAAATTTTGCAATAAAAAATGTCAACAACAATATCACAGAAAACAATTTCCTGGTTATAATTACAGCGTCAATAAAAGATGGAAAAGCGCGAACAAAAATCATATAAATGCTGTAAGCCGTGAACAATATAAAAAGAATCCAGCAAAATATATACATAAAGTACGAAAACGTCAAGCCGCTAAGATATCCTCATCAATAATTGGATTTGATGAAGAAATTAGAGAAATTTATAAAAAAGCAAAACAACTTGAATCATCTGATGGTATTCCTAGATTTGTTCACCATAAAATACCTTTACGTGAATTTAATCATCTGGGTATATATGGTTTGCATGTACCATGGAATTTAGAAATATTAACTAAAAAACAACATATAAAAGCCCATAAACTTCTTCGCAAACGTTTTCATTCAGCCAGTAGCACGTAATCTGCTAACTCCTCTTCTAGTTCCTCTATACGTTCTTCTAGTCTCTGTATCTCATCGTCCCTTTCCGCTACGTCGTCTGGCAGGTCGTCGCATTGACTTTCAAAGTTATTGGCTTCGTTTTCCCAATAATTATTTTCCTGTTCTTTCATATCTTCTTTGAGACAATGCATGTCAGATTCCAGATCCTCAAGATCTTTTTCAAGATATTTATCTGCCGACGTTGTTCGTCTATTATATATAAAAGTGCTGATATCCTAATCATATTCCTAGTTTTTTCTTTAGATTTTCAGGTATAGTACTGAGATCGATCTTTGATAAATCCCTCTTTTTCTTCTTGCGAGCGTGCTCACCGTAGTATAAAGCGCCTTCTAATAAAGTCATTATGTTAGCAAGTCCAGAGTGATTTGGCTTCATAGTTATCTCTTTCTCCGGTGTTGGCTCTGACGGACATTTGGTTATCTTTCCGCCTTTTGCTAGATATTCTTCAACTTTCTTTTTAGTATCTTTGCTCATACATGCACCTCAATTCTGAATATTGATCGAATCGGTTATTGAAACTCGCACGATAGCATACTACGTTCACGGTGGTATAATAGTATCAATAGGAGTGAAGATGTCTGATAAAAACAGCCGTGTCGAGGAGATTTTTGAGAGAAACTTTGATCGTAAGATGCGGCGCATATATTTTGGCGTGTTGAACGATGAGGGACACGAAGAGTTCAGTTGGAACACCGTTGAGAAAGCTGTTCGAGCTATCCACCTATTAGTATCAGACAATCCTAAGAAACCTATAGAGTTACATATACAGTCGTGCGGTGGTAGTGCCACGTCGATGCTGCGTCTGGTCGACGTCATACTGTCTTGCCCTTGTCAGGTTAAGTTTTTCGGCGGCGGACAGATAGCATCAGCGGCGACCTGGCTTATGGCGATATGTGATGAAAGGAACTTATATCCCAACACTGAGATAATGTTGCACGACGGGTTGGACGAGATAGAGGGTAAGCATACCGACGTACAGATCGAAGCTAAATCAACTAAGGACCTGCAAAGCAAGCTTGACAAACTATTCGCAGAGAACTCACATATGCCGGAAAGTTTCTGGAACGACATCTTGCAGCGTGACGTCTACATAACCGCGAGTGAAGCAGTGTCGTTGGGAATCGCCGACAACATAATTCAACCCAAGAAGCGGGGTAACTTACGAAGATCAAGGATAGCTAAGATGTCGAATGCGCCCGACGAAAAAGAACTCAAGAAACTGATCAAAGATTTATATAAGCGTACGAACCGTAAAGGGATAGTCAAGATAGATGTTACAGTACCTAAGAAAGAAGAGTTTGATCCCGACATAATCATCGACGAGTCGGGCGAAGATATAATCCCCGAGAATCAGTAATCTTCGCAGTGAAGGGCTACTAGTCCTAAACTTCTCCACAGATCGCATATGGAACGTTTGTCGTCGACGCAGAACACCACGTCGTAGAATGGCAGTATCTTAGTGAAATAGATGTTTGTTTTAATTATGGTATCTGCGATGTAGTTGTGGTCGGGTCTCATGTGCAGGTCCCATTGGACGGTCGGGTTCAGGTAAGTTCTTAACCATTGCTCCGTAGCGTCGTGTGTGTTGGAGTTTCTGCCGGTGACGAAAAGGATGTGATACCCTTCTTTCGCGAAGTTCTCTACTATTTCCATGCACCACGGGTTGGGGATATCAAACGGGATACCCTCGTTGAACTTGTCCCAGTTGCCGGGATTTGTTTCCAGTATATGGTTGCGATGCTTGGTGTTGCACAAGGTTCCGTCCAGGTCAACTATGATAGCTTTCTTTTTCATACATCCTCCGATTCGTCAGGTAAACCTACGAAATTACCCTTAGCCTTAACATCGTCAGGGAGTTTCTTATAGTCATCGTACCACATACACCGTATAACCAGACGTCGCTGCGAACAGCGAGCGCATATCTCCCAGCCGTCGCCGTACTTTTTGTCTGGGACATAAGCGTGAAAACCAATCAAGCACAGTAATCGTCCCATCATCTTCTCTCCTTCTGTTTTTGGACCAGTAGTTTAAGGTAGCTCAGAACCGACCTGAGATGTTCGATCGGCCACTTGTCGTTCTTCAGGCGCTGGAACACTTCTATGTCTTTTTCTAGGCGATCTATGGTAGTTTTAAGGTGTTGTGAATCAGGTAGATCTTCTGGGTCTATGAATATGTATTGCCCTATCGATTTCTTCATCGTACGTCCAGTATCTGCTGTTCTATAGTATCGTTCGCATACTCGTCATAAGCTTTCTTGATGTCATGAGTAGTTGGATCATCGACTTCCATCCATTGGCTTATTTCTTTCCAACCTAACCATTCTTCCTTGAACTCTTTGTTCAAGATAGACCATACCTTAAATATTACGCGGGTTGCTAACGAATATTGGATAAAAACCTTACCGTCGTTTAGTTTCCATCGTAATATCAAGAAGGGATTTAAAAGAAAGTAAAAAAAGCGAGAGCTGAAAACAGAGGAGTTTATTACGGTGGTTACTTTACCGTTGCTCCAAAAATTGAGCTTGAACTCGTCGTAGTCGTCCTGAAAGATAATCTGTTTTTTCATTTTTTAATTATACTTGTAAAAATGGATAATTTGGTAGCGGGAGGTGGATTCGAACCACCGACGCCAGGCTTATGAGACCTGTGAGCTGACCACTGCTCTATCCCGCCATACATATTATACCGTATAATTTCCAAGCTGCAGATTTCCCCCGTTCGATCGGAAATTTTTTATTGACCTGGGGTGACTAGAGGGACTCGAACCCTCACTTAGAGGACCACAACCTCTCGTGCTGACCGTTACACTATAGTCACATCTAGGTCTTTAAATATGTTTAAAAACTCAAATTTGACTACGTGTACCTGATACCTAATTTATATAGAAGATGATCGATGATCAAGTGATTGCTTACAGTAGAAGGGCCGTAGTTGCACGGGCATTTTTTATACGTGAACGTAAACCACATACCGTAGTTGGTAGGATGAACGGATTCGTATATATCGCACTCAACTATCCTGTCGTACTTTAAAGTTCGTTCGCAGTAAGGACATTTTTCATGACTGTTCGTTGCGGTCACGTTTAAAAGTATATCTAAAATTTTTTTACTGATCGTTGTTATCACGTTGATATTATACCTTATCTGGCGGTGCTACGGGGAATCGAACCCCGGTCTCCGGATAGACAGTCCGGCGTGATAACCACTACACTATAGCACCTCGTTGGCGGGCGGCTTAGGATTTGAACCCAAACTGTCGGGTTTGGAAGCCGACGTGCTGCCGTTACACTAACCGCCCCTGGAGCTCCATAGAGGAATCGAACCTCTGTACGCTGTTTACAAGACAGCAGTTCTGCCACTGAACTAATGGAGCGTGGTGGGCGTGGGAGGACTCGAACCTCCATGTCTCCAATTACGGTTTCTATACCTTATAAGAGTAAGCCGATACACGCCCATGGTAGACGAGGAGGGACTCGCACCCACTGCCTCTAGCTTGTAAGGCTAGCGCTCTTCTCGGTGAGCTACTCGTCTGTGGAGCCCGCGGCTGGATTTGCACCAGCGTGCACGGATTTGCAGTCCGTGTCCTAAGCTACTCGGTCACGCGGGCATATATATGGTTGGCACTGAAGGAATTGCACCCTCATCTTCAGGTTCGTAGCCTGATATGCTATCTGTTACACCAAGCGCCATCGTTTACTTGGTCTGAGTGGGAGGATTCGAACCTCCGACCTCCTGGGCCCAGGCCAGGCGCGCTACCAGACTGCGCTACACTCAGTTGGTACCAGAGGTGAGATTCGAACTCACAACACTACGGGTCTAAGCCGTATGCCTCTTCCAATTGGGCTACTCTGGCATGGAGCGAGAGGCGGGACTTGCACCCGCTGCCTTCGGTTTGGAAGACCGACGCTCTTCTCGGTGAGCTACACTCGCATGGTTGGGGAAGGTGGATTCGAACCACCACTAACGGGTTCAAAGCCCGTCGTGCTAGCCATTGCACTATTCCCCATCGTTTTATGATCTACCTATTCAGTTGTCAAAAATCTTGGTGGACCGGCAGGGAATCGAACCCTGATCTCCGCGGTGCAAGCGCGGCGTGTTGGCCGTTATCACCACCAGCCCTCGTCAAAACCTATTAAATTTAATTTGATTTGCTTACTAGATTTTGATTACTTACGCCATGGCGCCTTTATATGTCGCATAGGTCGGGCAGCACGCACACGACAAGGAACCATGGCGTTGGTATCCACGCCTTGACATGTTCCTTTCAGTATCTGAACTATGAGATTTATAAAGTTAGTAATCATAAAATACATTATACCATATAATTTTTATTAAGTGATAAAAAAAAGAGGACGAGAAGAACTAAAGACAACAACCAACCACAATCAACGGACAATTTGTGAGCACCCCTGATCAACAACAATGTTTTATGCGGGGTCATACCACGCGTCCAGCATTAGTGTGGAACGTTCTTCTCTCGACATCGAAGTCAGTCCTCTTCTATGTCGTGGATGCAAGTAATCGCTTACTTGATCTCTGACATTAACTCGTTATAGTCTACGTTAATCTTAATTTTTGTGCGAGCGTTGCTCTCCTTGATCTTCTGGTCGATCTCGAACAGGACCTTGTTGATGTCGCTTATCATCTTGTCTACCGCCTTTACATCGTACTGCGGTTCTTTGATCTTGTCCCTGTCGCCCCATCTCTCGAGCGTTGAGACCTCGCTCCTTAGTTCTTTGAGTTGGCCTAACCTGGCTTTTAAACTTTTTTCCATTGAGAGTAGATAACTTACTGTCACTGACATACTCACTCCTCTTTTTTCTTATGTTTCTTCTTGCGCGTGTACTTGGTCTTGTCTGGTATCACTTTGGTCGGTCTGATCGGCACGCGTTTCTTGCGTTCTTGTTTTTTCAAATATATCTTCCAACACTGATCGCAATCAGTCCTGGGTTTCTTCGATCCATTATACTTAGGATGTTTATCGCACTTACTTATCTTATCCATATATTATTTATACCTAACAAAGTGTGGTATAATGGGTTAATGATGAAACGTACACTTGAACTTATTATTATTGAGATCGAATGTAAGGTGTGCGTTGAGTTGTCTGTTGCGTAAACGCGCACCCGTTATCCCATACAATCTGTAAACAGAAACGAACATGCTCGGGTAGCTCAGTTGGTTAGTAGCGCTGCTCTGATAAGGCAGAGGTCGGTGGTTCAAGTCCACTCCCGAGTACCAGGTCCTCGTCGTCTAGTCAGGTCTAGGATATCGGACTTTCACTCCGGAGACACCGGTTCAAATCCGGTCGAGGACACCAATTAACGTAAATTTAAAGCAAATTCTGCTAATGTTAATAAATGTGATGTTTGGTTTTTAGGGCATAGAAATCGCAGGTCTTTTAAATTATTGATAGCTTGTTTGCGGGTGATTTTTTGAGTTAAAAAATCAACTACAATTTGTCCTCTTTTTAATGCCTCTCGATATTCATTTGCTATTTGTTTAGGCGAGATAGTCTGGCCTATTCTTTTGCCACGACTACTGAAAGAATTAGTTCTGCGTCCGTTTATAGTCCATGAAATTTTCCAAACATTGTCGTAACTACAAAAACTAGGCTCTTCAAATTTAACTTTAATTTTAGACATAATGTCTACTTTCTGTTACCATTGCTGTTCAAACAGCCGTTGATGCACATAATTATGCATATTGTTGTTTTACTATATTTTTAAATAGACTTGGCGGAAGGCAATGGAGTCGAACCATACGCCCGTATAAGAGCGCGCATTGCTTAGCAGGCAAGCCTGGCACCATGCCAGTTTACCTTCCATAGTGTCTCAGGTAGGAGTCGAACCCACATCAATTAGCTTAGAAGACCAGTGCCTTATCTGTTAGACCACCGAGGCGTGGTGCGGAGGATGGGATTTGAACCCATGCTGAACAGGGTTTAAGCCTGCTACCTCTTCCTGTTGGGTTACCTCCGCTTGGTACTCACGGTTGGATTCGAACCAACACTCTTCAGCGTTTGAAGCTGCTGCCTCTCCCGTTGGGCTACGTGAGCGTCTGGTGGGGTATTAAGGAATCGAACCTCCTAGCGCAGCGGCACGAGCTCTACAGGCTCGCGCGGATCCCACTCCGCAGATACCCCTTTGGCGGAAGACCAGGGATTCGAACCCTGACGGCTACTTATATTTCACCAAACTGTTTTCAAGACAGTCTCCGCTACCCAGAATCTTTCGGATAAGTCTTCCTTTGTTTTGAGATTGTTCCTGGCCGGATGGAGACGGTAATAAGCCGGATTCTGTACCTCGACCGTAATCTATCTGGGCTGGTCGTTACCTTCCAGCTCACTGCCGCCTACCCGCCAACGTCCCCCGAGCATAGGTCAATAGCTAGCCTATTTGGCGTTGCACCGCGTAGAGTTTAGCCGTTTCATTCCAGACTTAACTGGCTCGTCTCTGTTCCACTAGTCCTCGTCTTCCTGACGGGTGGCCGTTAGCCACTACGCTGCTCTTCGGTGTCCGGACTTTATCCTCCAGGGGTTTTCACCTCCCAGTAACGGTCTTGCCGTCTCCACAATCTCATTCTACTATTCGTTTTTCAAATACCTGGTGCCACCGGGAGGTATCGAAACTCCGACACCGGGCTCTTCAGGCCCGCGCTCTGCCATTCTGAGCTACGGTGGCTCGTTAAATCTCCTATTCAATTTTGGCGGGCCGGCTAGGAATCGAACCTAGATCTTACAGGTTAACAGCCTGACGTGTTACCGTTATCACCACCGACTCAAGCTAAGTAGTGAACTTTATTTAATTATCTATTATTACTAAAATAGAACACTACGCTGGACCTGTGATCAGGTCTACATGACGATAAATATAAGGAGCGCAATGTTTGTTTCATAGGGTTAATTATACCATATTTTTATTTTTAACTAACTGCAATTTTTCACGTATCTGGAAAAAATTTTTCTAACCTTAAAAACTGATATAATCTTAATATATTCTTTTAACATACTAGGAGATTGTCATGGATAAGTCTCGTGTAAGAAAAGCGTTGCAGGAACTCGAAGACCTCATGAAGGTAAGACGGATAATGATAAGACCCTCTGGTCCTCAGAAAGGCGTCCAAAAACTGTCCGAGAAAGAAACCAAAGAAGCTGAGAAGAAGGCCAAGAAGATAAAAGCTTCAGCTGCGGCGGCCGAGTCAAAGATCGGTGCTCGGTCTATAAAAGATCTGCGCGCTGGTCAGATGGCACAGGCACAGCTGGGACGCAAGGGATCGTCTGATGCTCGCATAGGTGTTGGTGCTCCAGTCGTAAAAGAAGAGAAAGGGCATAAACCGAAAGTCAGCAGTGCTAACGCTGCTAGACTTACTGAATGGGCGATACGCGGTGATGAAGAAGCTAAACGGCAGCTCAAAGAACGAAAGAAAGAGAAAGATCTCAAGAAAAATTTCTATGATATACTAGACAAGTTACATAAAGGTCTTGAAACGATAAAAAATGCGTGAACATGTTAGGTCTCGTGATAGAAATAGACAGATGAAAATGGTACAGCATCATTTTGGACATTTAAGTGATGAAGATCATAAAGATCTTTCGAATTCCCCGCACGAAGACGTGCGTAACGCGTACAAGCAAAAGAAGAACGATTAATCGTCGTTTAGAACCCCTCGTTCTGTGAGCTCAGAACGTATAGCGTCCAGAGTGTCCTCGCGTCGTACTACGAGTCCTTCTTCATGCCCCCACAAAATATACTCCAGATCTTTGGTCGGGAGCGTGCACAAACGCTCGCGATATCTTCTACTTATGAGATCTTTATCAACGGGCTCTTCATCTTTCATGCTTAACACGACCTCGTAGTAGATCCTACCGCTGACCGCTTGCAAGCGCTTGCGGTGCACGATGTTCTCGTCGGAGTAAAAATCGTCACCATCAGGCATTCCTATAAGGGCTCTCAAGGATTGTATATTTGTCGTTAAGGTCATAAGTGTACCTCCTACAGTAAAAAGCCCGGCAGTCGAAGGGGGAGAGAAAACTGCCGGGCCTGAATAAACCTCGTATCTTGTACGGGTTTATTCGATGATGCTGGCTAACTCATCTGGAATTATGTCAGTATCAACTTTACTTTTCACCGTGTCTTTTTTCTTGGTTGATCTCATAGTTTTTAGCTCGTTATGACGGTTCGTTATCGCCGTGCTGACCTGATCGTACTCGTCAGTTCCTTCCTCATAGTTCTTGAGCAACCTGTTCAAGTTCTTGAGAGTAGCGTCACGTTTTGCACCGGTGTTCGCCGGCTTGTAGATGTTTCCCCCGTTCAGCTCCTTCGATTTCCTGAGATGATTGTCGATCATGCCGTTGACGTACCTGCGGACTGCCTTGGTATCAGACGTGTCCTTGTTGTACGCGATTGAACCGTCTATCGCGCCCTCGTATATTCTGTCGCGCAGTGTGTTGAGCTGATCTGAGGTTAAAACCTCTTTTACGTTGGTCTCACCTGATGCGAAAGAATTGCCAAGGATGTTCTTGACGGCGTTGAGAACCGCTTGTTTCTGACCGATTGCGTCCATAAAAATCTCCTTACAAAAACGTTTTTTAAATATCAATCTCTAAATATATTGTACTTTTTTAAAATCGAACGATGCTCTTAGTAGTTGTGTGAGAAAACGCGACGTTGGCGCTCGGTCACGAACGTTATCATTATTCTCTCGTCCGGGAGCACCTGCCAGGTGAAATCGGCGAGCAATAATTTGTCGTCGTCCAACGCTTTCTTGATTATCTTGTATAAGAATTCAGCTTTGTTGTACTCTATCTTGAGGTCTTTTAACTGTTCTTTGTCTATTATCTTCTCTTCCAGCAGAAAATTTACCACATCGTCGCAGCAGTCGATGAGATCGAACAACCGTTGCAGGCACGCTACTTTGATCTGTCGCTTATTCTTCATCTTTGTACCTGTTATCTGTTCCTTTATCTCGTAATATCATCTCTAGTTCTATCATGAGACTGGCGATAGCGTGGGCGAGGTGGTTCTTCATTGACTCAGGATCTAGGTCTTCTTGGTCCAACCATGAGTTCATGTGCCTGGACGCGGCGTCCCAGTACCTGACCCAGTCCGTACCCTTCATGTGGTTGTAGGCACCGTACTTTTTCTCGCCCATCGTGAATATGTGTGCCACTAAACGCAGTGCTTTTGGCGGTATCAGGCTGAACTTGGGTTTTCCTTGATCAAACTTTTTAAACTCGCTCATTAATTATCCTATTATTTTTACTTAAATTATCTTTGTTTCATAATTATTATTATACTTTAAAAATTATGTATTGTGGTTTGTTATAATCGCTGCCCGCATTTAATATTCGGCAATTTTGTAGTACCATATCGGTGGGCTGATGCGTGTGTCCTATCAGGAAATAATCATATTTGCTTACAATATGCTGTAGGAATTTGGGATTTGCCGCGTGTCCCTGGTACGCGGGACTCGAGGGCAGCGGTGACATGTGTGTCACGGCTATCGCTTTGCGATACTTGTAGGTATCTTCGTATATGACCCTTTCGAACTCTTTCTCGGCTCGTTTCGTGAGCCATTCAGTGGTTCGTATACCTTCAGTGTAGTTTATCATGTGATACTCGTCGTTCGTGGGTGGGAACAAAGAATGGTACCATCCATCCCAACCTACAAAAACTACATCATCGATGACGAAGTTGCTCTCTTCAAGATGATGGACGCTCTGGTCCTTCATCCATATCTTTTGTTGATCGTATATGGTCTGTATCTCAGGATGTTTGGCTTTGATCCATGAACCGTTCCTATCGTACTTCCCCTTGATCCTTTGCCACAGGTCATGATTGCCGCGTACGATCACGATCGGTATCCGTATCTTGGAGCGCAGCATCTTTAATATTCTTGGAAATTGTTTCTGTTTGTGTGAAGCAAGATCACCGGTTATTACCATGACCTTGATGTCAGGGTCGTTTTTGATCTCTTCGGCCATCTCATGTATGATCTTGACGTTTATGCGGTTTGTTTTATGATCAAATCCCTCGTGTAAATCAGTTGTCAGTATTACTTTCATCAGTTTTATTATACTTTTTGAAACAGGATTTGCAGACGGCGATCTCTTTCACGATCTCCCAGCCTCTACCCTGCTCGTATTCTCTACCGCGCCTGTCCACAGCCGTGTAAACTCGATCGCGACGTTCTGTTACGACGCGTTCCATTTTTTCACTTAACGCGGTGGTCTTACCGCAACTCTCACATTTGTACATACTTACCTCACTTTCTGTATAAACTCAAAAAAATCATCACAGTGTGCTGAAAAATCAAGTATCCTACCGTTCTTCAACACAGCGCGACAGAACTCTACGTTTTGCTTATCGGTATTTTGGTGTAACAAAGGGACAAGACTTAATATCTCTTGGCTGTTGACGCGATATCCCTCTATCACTCTCACGCACGTTCTTTTCATACTGGACTCTTCAGCACAATACAACAGATCACTTTTAAAGAAAGTCGACACATTGCAGCTGACCAACAATAAACTTACTAAAATTAAGTATCTCATTCTTTCTCCTCGTCTTCTATCTCCAATTCCCAAGTCCACGATGATATCCACGCTTTGGCTTGATCAATCACCTGATACTTGTTCCCATACCAAGTCGGAGATATCTGTACGTCACCGCTGAACACGGCCCAGTTATTAGGCGTGTGGGTACGTCGCAGGGTAACTACTTGTCGTCCCGAAAACGCATGATCACGGGAAACCTCATCCTTCCTTCTGATCCTATTTCTTGATATTTTACCTCTATCGTTCTCCCGATTATCACGTCCGGATTTCTCCATATAGCATCTCTCTCTTTCCATGAACCTTTGATCTCGTTAAAACCACTGCCAACTTTACATTCGATACCATTTTCCTGACGAACTATAACACCGCCCAATGTTCCCTCAAATTTCTTACCATTTTCACCTTCATATACTCCTAATACTACGCAGTCCATCGATTTCATAGTCTTGAACTTCAACATCTTGTTGGATTTTTCGCCCCTGTAATACGGGATATCTGGGTTCAACATCACCCCCTCGAAACCGTTCTCTATGTATTCTCGTTCAATCTGCCGGATCTCGTCCATCGTAGAAACCGGTTTGTGTTCAACCAATTTTAAATTCGTTATGTTGAGTCTTCTTATCTTTGATTCTGACCATGTAAACAGGAGTTCGAGGCGCTCATATCGAGCCTTAGCGTTGGTCGTGAACACATTAGATTCCCATTCTGTTATGGGGATCATGTCAAAGATATAATAGGAAACGTCTCCTACTGTCGTCCCGCGTTTTGAAGCGAACGCTGATTGCTGCATGGCGTTGAAATCGTCCGACATTATCTCGCCATCGAAGATGTACCTGGTGTTGTGTTCTTCGCTCCACCACATATCTACTAAACTCTTTTCTATCGATGGAAAGTTGGTGAACACGGTACCGTTGCGAGATAATAATTTAGCCTCACCATCTTCTATTATAGCGATGCACCTGTATCCATCAAACTTGGGACTCGAGAACGCGCCGTTCTTTAGAATTTTATCGATGCACTTACATTTCTTACCGTCTTTGGCGAGTTGCACCTCAAATTTTGGAATCTCGAAACCTGCTTTGATAGCCGTACTTAAATTACACCCTATCTTAAGATCTTTGCGGATGACCCTTGAGTACCATTTAGCCTGCTGCGGCCCAACACTTCGCAACAGATTGGTCACTCGTATAATAGCGTCGTTACCGACTATTTCCCTGGTTTCTAGATCAGTCAGCAATGTCATGAAATGATCGTGGAATGACGGGACATAGCTTTGTACTCCGGTCACCATGTCATCAAACTTCTTTATGTAAAATTTTCTTTTGAAATTTAATGCTGCATCAAGTAACTCAAATAACCTCTGGTTCTTATTGTGCTTTTTTAAGATAGCTTCTTTCTGTTTGCCGATCGCGTTTTCTACCAAGTCTAGGATATCGAGTTCGTTCATAAATCCCCCATATAAAAAAAGGTACGATTTTTCAACCGTACCTTTATTATACCCGCTCGATATTTTTAATCAGTTATTTCATGATCTTATCTTTAATAGTATAAGGGGCTATGTGCATGAAGTTCTTGATGTTCGTGTTGATTTTTTCATCAAACGGAAGATATAAAGGATGTCCATCGTAGAATTCATCGTCGTACCATCCATCATCAGCAGGTTTATCTTTTTTAGGAGGTTCGGGAAGAGGAAGGGTTAACAGCGGGCACGCTGAATATTTTTTATAGGTAGTCGAACAGCTGAACCAACCGCATTTTCTTTCTGCTTTAGTGATGGTTTTCTTGATCAGTGACTCTTCGCATTTTATAGTGTTTATCACGGCGTCGATCGCGTTGTATTTTGGAGCGGTGATCCTAGACAACCACAGGTTGTTGTTGATGGCCACCTTGAAATCCTTGAACTCCATCTTCATCCTTTTTGCTGTCTGTGTTTCCATATCGGTAACTATATCTTTGATCGCGGTATATAATGTTTCGATCCTGGGAAATTCATCCCAGAAAATACCAGAAGCATTGTGCTGCATTATGATACCATCGTACAAGATATACCTGTTGGTGCAGGCTTGAAACATCGTGAACGCGGCAGAAGCGGCGAAACGAGCTACGCAAGTAAATTTAACCTCAGATGACCTCATTATAGATACCATGCGCGCTACAGAAAATACGCTGCCTCCTGGGCTATCGATGTACACGATGAGCTCATCGCCGTCGTAAGTCATAACTTTACGATTGAAGTCTTCTAAAAGACGTTCTGTAAAGACTGAAGTAACCGCAAAAAAGTTATCATCTTTTAGAACAACGTCGAGCTTCTTGTCATTTTTGGCGAATGCGCTGGTACCCACGAGCAGCATACACAATAATAAAAATAATTTCATGTTTTCTCCTTCTTTAGGTTTTTCGACGGTCTTTTTTTCTTCGCTCACTAGTTTTAGCTTTGATATATGCTTTTTCATACCCTATAGCATATCCCATAGAGGTTCCTAGTACAGTGAAAAATACAATCATCCCAATAATTACTAAAAATCTAACCATTATCAGACTCATTTACTTATTATACCCTTCTTCGTCTGGATCAACTTGGAGCATCTCGTCTATATCGTCTTCAAACTGCATCTCCACGGCTTTCTCGTGACAGGCTTCTAGGACAGGTTTGAAGAGTTCGGCCAACGCCTCATCTTTGATGGCAGTCGTTGCTATTGTAAGTTGTTTTCTTAACTCACGCTGTGTGACGATAGTAGGATCAGCTTTAAAATTCTCTAATGCATCCTTGAGACTATCAGACATCTTGAACCCGAAGTTGTCCCAGAACTTATAGACGCACTCTACGTCCTGCGGTTCGATAACCATTACCGTATGATCCCATTTAGCCATACTCACCTCATTTTTTAGTTTTCTTTTTCGTAGCTTTTTTCTTGCGTGCTTTTTTCTTAGCACCCTGTTTTGCTATCTTCTTCTGGAGTTTCTCGAAGTCTTCCATGCGCATGTGTTTCTTTTCTTTTTCTTTTAACGTCAGGACCTCGTACAAGACCGCGGCGTTGGTGGTCGGAACACCGATGCAATCGACGATGCCGAACTGTTTTGCCATAACAGCGTCCAGATAGATGCTCTGGTTGTCGTTGTCTTTTATGACTTTGCGTATACCGTTGTAACCACCGCTTATGCAGCAGTTCTTGGCCAGCAAACCTATCCAATGCCTGTTCATCCTCATCAACTCATCGGTATCGTTGGCGATGTCGCGAACGTTCCCAAAAGCCCCTGCTGAAAGCTCATGGATCATTATCCTGCTGTTCTTTGAACAGAAACGCATGTCACCGTGCGACAACAGGATAGCCCCAGCAGACATAGATTTTCCCATGCATACTGTTATGATAGGATTGGGGATCTCGTCCATGGTATCTATCATCTTAGCCATGCCATCAACGTTTCCACCGTATGAGTCGATGTAGACTATGATAGGCGCGTTGGGATCCCTCTTTGATTTGTTCTTAACGTCAACTCGGAATTTGTGAGCTGCTTCTTCATCGAATTTGTATACCCAAGTTTCATCTCCATTATCGTTCAAATTGTTCTTTTCAGCCATACAACTCTCCCTTATTAAAGTATATTCGTATATTATTATTATACTAATTCGTAATTTTATTACTTTTTTGAAGATTATCCTTAGCCCATAATGGTTGTAAATTACTATAATGACAAGCTTTTTTTAGTTGTTCTCTGTCTGTTAGATCAAAACTAGCTAAAGGTTGAACATGATCTATGTGCCACTGTCCATAGTTGTCCCAGGACATTGGGGCATCAAACTTAGATTCTAAGTAACATTTAAAATCTTCAATAGAACAGCCTAGATCTTTAACAGCAGAACCTGATTTATGATTGTTTTTTAAAGCTATATTTAAACGAGTTCTTAAATTTTTCTTAATTTTATATTGAACATCATCTTGATAACGTTCTTTGCGTCTTTTTCGATATTTTTCTTTATTTTTTATACGGTATTGATGTACTTTGTCTTTGTTTTGTTCTTGCCAATGTTTGTTATAGACTTTAAGATGTTGTTTATTATTTTCTTTCTTTTTCTTAATTCTCTCTTTATTTTTAATATACCATCGTTTCTTATATTCTTTACTGTTCAAATTGTACTCCCGCATTTTATCTTTATTACAGGATTTCCAATGTTTATTACTACAGCGTTTACAACAAAATTTCGCGTTATGAGCTTTTGACTCAAATTCTTTACTACATTCTTGACATTTCATTACATTATTTTACCTTACGATAAAATCTGGATGTTGAATTTGGTCGAGCACGGCGTTTAAAAACATATGCCATTCTCTTAATCTATGATTTTTACGCTGTTTGTAGATGTTTCGCAGTGTTTTATAGGACATACACCACATCCTGCGCTGCATGAAGCCTTCAGGTAGCTCTTTTTTTAATTTATGAAAATCTTGATTCCGAATCAGTTTGTTGAGTCGTCTGAGGGTCCACCAACTTATATGTCTGTCTTTAAAGTCATCTTTGGTGAGAGGACGTTTTAGTATGGTATGCATAGTGCTTTGGCTTTGTTTGGTAGAAAGTCTATAGGTATCCATTTGTGACCACATATATCTTGGCGCTTCAACTTCTACCCAAATAATAATGGCTTCAAGAAATTTATTATGTCCGCCGTCTTTATTAACTAATTTATCAGCTACTCCGTGCATGTTTTCTAACGGTTGATTCTTATTAAAAGAAAGTCCCATTAAAGCCTCTTCATAGCCAGCCTCTTTATGTACTTTAATTTTCATAATTACCACTTTTCTCTAAATTATCATTTTTCCACAAAGGTTGTAAATTGCCATAATGACAAGCCTCTTTTAATTGCTTTTTATCAGTTAAATCAAAATTAACTAAAGGAATAATATGGTCGATATGCCAACCATTGTATCCATAATTATCCCAGGACATTCCTTGTGACCATTTAGATTCTATATATTTTTTAAATTCTTTAATATCACATCCTAGATCTTTAACCGCTGATCCAGTTTTATAATTGTTTACATAAATTTTTAGCATATATTATATTACATTTACATTTATTGCAAATTCTATTCGCCACATGATCCACCTTTAGTTATTAAGCATATATCGGCTTGTTCTTGTACTACTTCTCCAGTATATTTTACCGCTGTGCTATATTTGACAGGAGTCAACGGTTGACCGCTGCGACTGCCGTCTGGAAAAACCGTTATGCCGCGTAGTTTGGGCAAGTATTTCAACAACATCTCACCGAACGGTAATATCTTGTAATCGTTATTGTGTTGGGATTTCCACGCCGGTAAGTTTATAGTAGAAGATATGCCATGGTCTACGTACTGCTGCACCCACGCTTGAAACTGGACGCGTTTCTCAATGTCTTCCGATAGTTTAAAGGCGTCCTCGATTTTATATTCTGGAATTCCTGATTCAATTAGTCGAGCCGCGCATGGATCTACGACGTACTCGTAATGCCATGTATGGTGTTTGAGATACCTGCGCTTATAGGCAACAGCAAAGATTGGTTCTATACCGGTAGTAGTTTCTGCTAGTATACCAATAGTTCCTGTAGGTGCGATAGCTCGAGTTTTAACAGGCTTAGATATGTCCCATTGTTCGGCATACCTCGCTGCTATCTCGGTTGACGTAGCGTATATCTCCAACCATTTACCTAGTTCTTCGTCAGGAGCGTATGGTTTATCTCGTTTCAACAACCATTCGTGAACGCCCATCACTCCTAGTCCTAACCTACGATTCTTAGATCGGATCTGATCTACCTTAGGATAAGGAACATCGGAGTATAGAGTACCTGCCAACAAGAACGCAGTGGCTAGTTCTACGACCTTCTTGAACTCTTCTATCGTGTCTATCGCTGCCATATTGATAGAACCTAGGTTGCATATATCAGAATCGTCTTCGCTGCACACTTCAGTGCAGTTCGATATTATTATTCCTTCAGCCATAAAACTATGTTCTGGTACTTTAGTATCACAGCAATATACGTCACTGTGTTCGTCCAATAAACCAATCGATTTAACTTTAATCAATGTTTGTCTGTAAGGATTATAATTATCAGCACATACATTTATTCTTTTTGTAGGTATTAATTGTTGAAAATGTTTTATAGAGTTACTATGTATAATTAAAAACCATGATTTGCTAGAACTATTTTTAAAATTACCGGTACTGCCTTTAATAATAGAACTACTTATTCCTATTTGATCTAAAAGTCGCTGAGTTCCTTTTAAAAAATTAAAGTGTATACTACCTAATCTTAATAACTGTCGTTTTTGAACATAATTACCGTCTGCATCAAATAAGCCAGCTATAAAAGAACATATAAAATTGATGTCTTTAGCATATATATCTATGGGAAACATAGATTTACATCTATTTTTAAGTATATCTAAATTTTTTGTATTTGCTTGTAGATATCCTCTATTTTCCATATAAACGTCTGATTTTGTTAGCCATTTAGTATTTATATATTTAGAACATTTTTGTGACTCAGTAGTACAAAATGTTATTTCAGCTCTAGGTAATATTTTATGAAAACATCCATCGCCATATATATACCCAAAAGTATATCCATTTTCATCAAATGAACTTTCATAATATGTAGGCATGCTGACATGTAATATATCTTGAGCTTGTAAATCTATGGCACGAACTCGATCAATTGATTCTAATTTACGATATTTTTTGCCTTTTCCAATATATTTTTCAACTAGAAATTCATGATTAGGTTCACATACAATCTCTCGATTATTGCTAAATTTCACTTTTATCAACTCTGCATTTTCAATTGTTTTATGAAATACTACATCTCGAGCCCATTGTTTACCTGTCCAAATTGTTATTGGCTTATTAACAATATCTATCACTTGTTTATAACCATTTTTAGTAAGTACATGTGTATTACTATGAATTGGAGCATTTCTAAGTGTTTCTTTGGAGTTCTGTCCTAAGTTAACTGAAAATCCAGGTTCGCCGGTCTTTAGCATACGCTTGATGGTAGCCCAATACACTGAATGCGCGTGGGCATGTTTACTATGACGATCGTTGTTGTACGCTTTGAAAAATTCATCGTCTAGTATGACCGATATATTAGTGCCGTCCAACGTGGCCGGAAAATTGAAATTCTTGCTCTTCAGCTCACGTATCTCGGACGGCCAGTTTTTCGCGTCTATGAACTTGTGTATGTCAGGATGTTGCCAGGATAATCCAGCCCATATGGCAGAACGTCGTGAACCTCCCTGCATTATCCCTCTACCGCACTCGTTCATCATCTGCATCAACGCCAAAGGTCCCGTCGCGAAACCCCCAGTCTTGCGAACTTTTTTGCCCTCAGCTCTGATGCCAGAATAGTCTATGCCTATTCCCGCACCGGTCATCAGTGCCATAGCTGCTTTATGCAGTAACTCTGCCCAACCTTCTCGACTGTCTTCTGCTCTTAGAAGCAGACAGTTTTGCACCTGATGATATTGGCGACCGCAAGCATACAGATACCGTCCAGCAGGGATAAATTTTCGATCGCATATTGCCTGTTCTATCCTTTTCTTTAATTTTCTGTCGATCGGCACTTCAGCCATCACGTTTTTCGTGACTCGTCGTGCTATATCTTCCCATGTTTCTTTAGTATCATCAGCTTTCGTATGTGAATATTTCATCTGCATGATATTGGTTGCAAAACTACTCATTTTATCTGACATAAGAATTTTCCCCTTCGTTAATTGTGTATGTATTTATTAGGTTTTACTGATTAAAAAACGTGTGCTAGGAGTAGAACTTGGGTTGCATTTCATACATTAATTATAACATTTTTGACAACTAAAATCGTGTTAAAATTTAACTGATGAGGTATGAAAAAGTCTGGCAAGCGGCTGAACTAGTACGACTACTGTATAAACTTAAGATAATACACAGCGATGTTCTTTATGATATAGTCGATGATCTGCAGATTGCATATTGGGAATATGAAGAAGCTATCCGCGAGACTTAGCGCGAATCCCTTCTACTGATTCGTCCCATATCTGAGAACGCGTGTGTTTGCCACACACATTGCATTTCCTGAAATAACGGTTGCCAACGATTATCAGCTCTAGAATGCCACCATCGCACTCGTAGCACTGCCATTTGTCACGAAGTTCTTTCTCTTTCTGACGTTTTTTACTGGGTACTATTATGTCTTCTTCAATCAGACCTTTTTTTTCAGCTACCTGATACCTGTCGAGCATCTTGCGCGCGGCTTTCAATGCTCTTTTGAGTTTTCTATTTTCATGTTTTAATTTATCTAACAATTCTATCTCTTTATCTGTGTACTTACTACGTCCCAAAATTACTCCTTGATCGATTCCACCCCAAACAATTCGTTCAAGTAATACTCACGATTGCTCATGTACTCATAGTCGGATAATATCAACACTGGGTTCATTATGCTTATGGGCCTGCCGTCTCGAAACGTCTTCGACGTATGACCACGCCACAACAAACAGTGACCTAGTTCGTGAAAGAGAAGTTGTTCTCTCTCTGGATTACTCGCGAAAGACCAAAAATCTCTATCGATTAAAACGATAGGAAAGAATGGTATGGGAAGACACAGGCCGATAGCAGACGATTTAGCGCGATCGGTAGGACCAAAGTTGATGCTTATGAACGGCATCTCGTAGTCCTTGTCAACGCGATTTCTGTATTCTACGACCCACTGTTCAGCGTGTAACTTAAGATATTTGTCAACGTGACCAGGAACAGGCCATGACCGTTGTAAACTCATCAATATCAACGCATATATCAGAAACGGTGATAGTATCTCACTGAAAAACTTCATTTCTAATCCTTGTGATGGTGATTGTTAAGTGCGTTCACAATAAGTTGCACCTGTTTTTTAAGATTATCCCTAGATTCCATTCTTACAGTCTCTATTGTATCACGCAACCGCGTAACATCGACCCAGTGTGATAAACACAGCACTGCCATGAACAACCAAAACGCAGGATATACCATCTGGTTGAGGGTTAACCAGCACGCGCTGATGATCATAGCGTATGACAGCAGAGTAGGTAAAAAATTAATAATTTTTCTCATATAATCTCCTAACTATTATAGTAACTTACTATCCTCCCGTGTTATAATGTAAGCATGAAGCAAAAGATCTGTCCCGTATGCCACGTGGCTATCCTACAGGACCACCCCGAGCTTATCTGGTGGATAAAATGTAATTTTTGTGGGTATACGACATTTGATCTAACCATGCTTCACTCCAAATACCACGAACAAGCCAAGAAAAACAAGTTTGCTAAACGTCATCAGAAGTAACTAGCTCTAAAAGTTGATGAACTTCTTGTATTGACTTAGTATCAACTTGACCATCGGAGCGTTCTAACTCATACGAACCGGCTGTTTTGGACAAAACTTTATATCTGTACTGCTCAGCCGTTTTTTTTAACGTTTTGTAAACCGTCGTGTTGGCACACCCGCCGTACTGATACTCAAACTGGTCCATCTTGATCTTTAATAAATCACCGATCTTAAACATCAGAACCACTCCACTTCTAGGTAATCACCAGAGAAGAACACGTCGAAACCACTTTCTTCTAATTTACTAACAACGAGGTTTACTTTCTGTGGTGCTACTAGGATACTGCAGTTGTGAAAACCTAGGTCAGCAAACGCCCGTATGTAGTCACTAACTGCCTTAAATGTTTTAAGTTCATTTTCAGGTTTATCCGCTATTTTTTTAGCTTTAACATAACTGATCATACTTACTCCTCTAAAAAATTTCTTATATTTTCATCTATCACACGCTTACGTATAGCCTCTATCAAATCAGGGTGAGGATACGCGTTGACGTATGTCTTGTCTTTTATGACTATATCATTATACATAAGGATTATCTCGCATTCTTGCGATGTTAAATTGATCATTATCCAGCGAATTTTACTTTTAATACCCATGCCAGCAGTCGCGGCGCTGTTGTCAAGCTGCTGAATTTTATTTAAAACGTAATACAGTTCTTTATATGCTTCTTCACGTGTCATGATAATAGTTCCTCTATAGCTCGGTTTATCTGACGCCTTGTTATTTCTTTGTCGATGATCTTAAACAAATGATAAGCCTCATCTCGCTGAAAATCATATTCGCCGCATACGATTACGCCAGTCAGGTCCTTAACTGCTAGATCAAGTATATCATCACGATATTTGTCAAGGTTGCTGACTATGTATCTCGTCCATCCCAAGGTCCTATCGTCAAATCTACTCATCGCCTATCAACACCAATCCTTCAAACGGTTCATCGGCGTACTCGGACTCTGGTTCAAATGATCCTTCGACCACCCATACCCTGACCGGTGTCTTTTCTAGCGCGAACGTTGAGTTTTCAGGTCTCGCGCAGGTCGATGTGATGCGACAGAACGATCTGTAACCATCACCTGGATCTTCAAAAAATTCGTAAAAAGTATCACCCAACCACACGTGTACGCAATCGCATTCTGGTTGCTCATCGTAGTAATTATAAGGATTAGGTAAACGCGTCTGATACAGACCTTTGAACAGAGCCCAACTACCCGTGTTTTTTACGTCCATCTATGATCTCCAATATCTGTTTTTCTGATACAGGTTTAAAATCCCATTGGTCAACGCCCACATTGATCTGTTTGTTTTTAACCTTCCACGCGTGACGGTTGTTGTGTATGTGACCGTGTATCAACCAGTGACCATCGCGACGCATCGTCTTGTGTGCGTATCGTTTCCATTTAGCATATCCGTTCCACCATAACTTAAAACGAGTCCACCAACTGGGATAATAAGGATAATGACTCAGGTAAACTTGATGGCCGTTTAAGTCAATATAGAAGTTTTCTCTTACGTCCTGAAAGCCGGCACGTATCATCTGCCACGCTCGTTTGTCGTGGTTTCCTAACACCAGGATCTTGTAGCCGTGGAGTTTGTGTACCATCTCTTTGATCATCGCTTGGTTACCCCAGGAAAAATCACCCACTACGTAAACAGTATCTTTTTTCTTTATGTGCTGGTTCCACTGTTTGACGATATGATCGTTCATCTCTTCGATTGTTTTGAACGGACGTCGATTGTGTCTTATAGCTGCTTTATGAAAAAAATGAGTGTCTGCGATAAACCATTTCACTCATATATTTTACCGAATATCAATTTGCATATAGTATCTACATTTTTTTTCAGTTTTCGTTTGGACTGTTTGTTGATTATCACGTAGTCTTTGTGGTAGAAGATCAAGTCATCATCGCTTATATGATTTTCCGTCCATTCTCCAGATTTACATCGTTTTTTACGGATGTTGTCGTCGCATCGAACTTGGATGAATATCGCACCGTGTTTCCGTAAAAAATCAGCTTGTTTCTTGCGCCTGCAGTCATCGACTATGATATGTTCGTCAGGGTCAAAATCTTCTTTAAAATAAGTCAATAACTTATCTTCTTCCCACGATGTATGCTCGGACAAAGCTTGTCCCATCGCATCGAACATCGGCCTGAATTTCCTGAACTTTAAATCATGTTTGGCGTAGAACTCTTTGACTGACTCGTATATCGGACCGCCGAAGCGCTTGTTTCGCAATGAAATCTTATGTTTCTTAGCATATTTTAAAATCAGGTCCGTGACCGTAGTCTTGCCGCTGCGTATCTTTCCGAAAACTACTATTATCATCATCCCCTCAACAATATATAATCAGCGTATGCTTCGTCAATCGTTTCGTGACAGAATATAAGGTCTTGTGGTCGTTTTGTTATCTTAATTCGCAATCGATCGTTTTTAATTATAAGCGGTAATGGACGTTCATAGTTCCATATATAATTTTTGTGTATGTAATCTGTATGTATTTTGAAATAACAGACCATTTCTTGAAAATCAAACAAGAAATTAGAAGTTTCAAAAAATCTTAGACTATCTTCTTGCAAAACGGACATTCCTTTTCGTCTATGATAATATGACCACAATACCCACAGCGAATATCACCTTGTCTGTCAGCGTATTCACCCTGAGAATTCTGACCACATTTGTCAACGAATATCTCATATCCTCTGTTTTTGAGCTCAGGACATAATTCGTCTAGTTCTTTAAGATCGTTGATCTCGAACTTGTACGTGGGATGAATGAACCCTTTTTTGACCAATAAAACTATCATTCTTCACCGTTTAATATAATCTTTTCGATTATGTCTTCTTTGCTAATAATTTTCCAGTCGATATCTCCAGAATACACTATGACTTGGTTGCCGAAAAAGATTTTATTCAAAGTTTTACGTACATGCTTTACGATACTACAATTAGTACCACCTGGTAACTGTACTACCAAGACGTCGTCTATACCTAATTTAATTTTTGCGATATCTTTTATTTCCATAACAGCTCTGGGGGAGCAATTTGCTCCCCCGTAATTTATTCTACTTGTTATTTCGCGTTGTCTTTGTTGGAGATACGATCGTTGATTTTCATGAAGGTTTCAAGTCCAACAGCAGCGAAAGGATCAACGGCGCCTTTACCGTTGCTTCCACCACCGAGTACCATCATCCCAGGAAATTTGACTTTAGCCAGTTCAGCTGCTACGCCGATGGCGGTCTTCATCTTGTACTCAGCTCTTTCCTGAGGAGTAAGACCAGCTGTTACTTTAAGTTTATTAACTCTAGCGATAGCCTCTCCCCTGGCCAATTTAGCAGCGGCTTCTTCTTTGGCTTGTTTCTTCTCAAATTCTGCGACCTCAAATTTTTTCTGAGCTTCTAACACAGCAACTTCTTTTTCTTTCTGAGCGTTGATCACGGCAGTTTTCTTTTCAACTTCAGCGTTCGCTTTTGCAGTGGCGATCCTAGCGTCTCCTTGTGCTTTAGCCGTAATAGCATCTTGCTGAGCTTTTTGAGCTTCAGAAGCTGCTACGATTTTCTTCATCTCTGCATCCTTTTTCTTAGCAAATAGTTCGTCGGTTCTAGCATCAAAATCTATATCCTTGATGGTGAACTGTATGATCTCAATTCCGTACTTTTTAAGGGGTGATACAGAATCAAGGGTTGGGTTGCCGTCTTTATTACGTTTAACACTAACTACTTTAGCCGTTAGTTTTTTAGTTGGATCTGCTGGATCTTCAATTGTAACGGTTTCTGAGTATTTCTCGTAGATACCATGTTTCAACTGATCTTCGGCCAGTTTCTTAAACTCCGCCAGTCTTGGCGCATAAGCTTCCTCTGCTGTCATGGTAATAGCTGATTGAATCAAGGCTTCGTTAACGGCTTGTCTTATGAGTTCTTCTTTGACAGCGGTATTAGAACCGTATTCTGCTGCAAGCGCCTCTTGATTTTCAAACTTACGAGAAAGTCTGTATTTTAAAACACCCGTGATGTCAGCGGTTGACCGTCCGTTGAACGTAACTTTGATCGGTGCTGCTGACAGACTATCTCCACCTTCTTCACTGTGCTTTGAAAAATAGTATATGTCTGCTATCTTATAGGTCTTGATGTTGCCAAAATTCTGCAGATAAGTTCCAGGTTCATTTCTTATACTTACATCACCTGTTATAGCAGCCTGTTTAACCTGATAATAACCAAGATCATTGGTCTCAAAAACACTACCGGCGAACGAGAGTAAAAACAGCAGGCCGATAACCGCTGCTCCCAGAATAAAATACTTTTTCATGTTAGCTCCTCTTTAAAATTATAACTCTTTAAACTCTTCAATATCACGCCTGTTCTTGAGATATTTGTTGATTCGCCTACCAAACAACTTTTCATCGTCTAGTTGTTCTGCTTTTTCTTCTAACACGGCTTTTTTGTACGCCTTTATCGCCCATCTTATTAAGAAATAAGCCGGAACGATAAACAAGATCGCGTACACCAACAATCTCATCAACATACTTCCTCCTATTTATTTAATTTTTTGATCAACAATCCGCTGACCAAAGCAGTAGCTTGTGACGTACCTGACATTGGGGTAGCGAAATTGTAGTCTCCTGATACATCGTGCGCCGACACAAAAACGTCGACGATCTTTCCCCAGTTGCTGTGGTCTTGAACGCCTCTTTTATTTTTATTACCAACCACGATCAATCTTCTGTCATACGAGGCTGGATACGTTGGATTAAGATTTATATCTTTGTCATCGTTGCCGGCGGCTACTACGACCTTGATACCTTTTCTGAACGCAAGTCGTATTAGCCAACGCTCAGTTGGGTTGTAACCGTCACCCGCAGCACTTATATTAATGATGTTTACCTTAGAGGTTACGGCGTGTAACAGAGCTCTCAGATATCTGTCCATGTTCCATGGTTTTTTAGAGGTATAGAATTTAATTATCACCTGACAGTATTTCGTGTTCTTTGCTTTAGAATGTATCAAGCTAGACACATTAGTGCCATGACCGTCGTCGTCTATTATGCCAGTGCCTGTAAAGTCTTTGTGACCTTTTTTGCATAGACCATATCGAGCTTTGTTGTCCCATGCTGTACGGTGTATGCCGCTGTCGATGACCGCTATCCTTATCGTCTTGGCGTCAAGACTTAGTGTAAGTAAGAATACAACGATCCATAATCTCATGATTACTCCAGTATAAAATTATCCTTGTTTTATTCGTATCGGTTTGACTTTTTGGCCGGAGAGGAGAGCGTAGCAGTGTCAGTCGCGGCGGCGTTCGTATTTCGGACAATACTCAGCGTGTCTGCCGCCGGTAGCACCAGCTTTGATAGCAGCGTCTAAGCCACATTCACATTTCTTGTTCTTGTTTGAGTATTTTTTGAAACGAAAACCGTCAGCGTAGTCTTTATCGTCGAGGTAATCCCATTCAGGATCGTTGTCTAGGTTGTAGTTAAAAGGAAACATACTTAGATTATACCAATAAAAAAGGTCGTGCTTACGTTTTGAATAAGCACGACCAACGTGAGGGTTATGAGTCGCGGATGTTCCCGCTTTGAAGTCTTATTTAATTAAGTCTTTGAAACATTGAATTTCTAATTTGATGATATCGACTGTCGCCGCGTATATCAATGCCCCAATCTCTTTTAAAAAGGGCCCCATGGCCTTGAGCGGAGTCACTAGATCTTTGCTTAGTTTGACTAAGCGTTTGCCTACCAACACTAGACAATCACCTACTATCTTAAATTTATCTTTCATCTGTCCTCCCGAACATCGTCTATGAATTTTAGTATCTTACCAACGTTAAGACTAACGCTGTAAACATCGTTTGAACTGCTCAGACCAATTATACCCGCATACCATCCGCCTACAGCACCGAGCACCAGCAAGATCAGTACCTTCTTAATCATCTATACCTCCGAACTTGCCCGACCTGATGGCCTTGAGTATAGCCCTCGCCTCGCTCAAGCACTCGTCGCTGGGCATGTCTTTCGAGAGCGTGAACCGGTAAGTTAAATACGCGTTGATCCACTTCTCCAAGAGGGAATCCCCGTCCATCTCTCCAGTCTTTTTTAACGTCCTTCACGAACTTAGTCTTCTTCATCTTCGTCTTCCTCAGCGAGCTGGTCCAGAACTGCCCACAGACCCTGATCCTCCGGGTCGTCGGTGCAGACGTAGTAGTTCTTAGTTGTGGAACAGCTTATACTTAATAGTAAGGCCAACGCTATCGCCCACCTCATCTCGACCTCCACAGCTCACGGTACCGGTCCGCGAGATCGTTGTAGCGGTCGACCAGATCGTGGTTTACCTCGACCTGTTCCTTGACCATATCGTGCGCTCGCTTGACCAGGTCCTTCTCCCAAGGTCTCAGAACGAGCACCACGAACAGCGTCATGATCGTTATCCCCGCCGCGAATATTATTAGACCCCGGCGCATCTCTTTGAGATGATCTCGCTTTGATTGCCTGAGAGGTTTATGGTCGTTGAACTCGCGCACGAGAGACGTCGGTCTCCCGTTCTCGTTCAAGTTTATTATCTCGCGGCGTTTTCGTTCGATCATCGGGTATTCTTTCATTCAATCTCCTTCAACACGGTCTCCTCGATAACCTCATCGATCCACTCATCGCCGTAGCGTACTAGGATCTTGGGTTTGGGTTGGTCCTTCGGCCACCACACCTCGACGTTCACGGCCAACCTGGAGTCGCCTTTCGATCCCCAGCGCACCTCGGCTACAGCGAACTCGTTACCGCGCTGGCTCTTGCCGGTGCGGTCCGTGCCGTACGTCACGTACAACCTACTCATCTTCGTCTTCCTCGACGTCCTTGCCGGCTGTTTTCTTGAGATCAGCTAGCTCTTCCTTGAGCTTGGTACGCTCCTCATACAGGGCTTTCAGCTCTTTGTTGAGCTTGCGGCGCTGTTCGCTGAGCTCCCTGACGTCGCTCTGGTCTGACAAAGCTGCTTCCATTCGATTAGCCATTACCTGAGCCTCTTCTATCAAACTCTTCATATAGCTAAAGTTTAAAGTTTTTATGCATTCACGCATCTCATCAAAAACTGAACAAATATACCGATTAGGACCATATGAATGGAACATAAAATTTCTCCTTACTCTTCTCATGTTATTCCCATAAAAAGCACTATTAATTCGTCAACATATTGCTTTTCTTTATATTGTCTTCAGCCCACATAGGCTGTAAATTAGTGTAATGACAAGCTTTTTTAAACTGCTCTTCGTTAGTTAAATCAAATTTACTCAAAGGACGAATATGATCTATATGCCATGTTTTCCTTTTAGGATTATACCGTCCATAATTATCCCAAGACATGCCTGGCAACCATTTGCTTTCCAAGTATTCTTTAAGTTGTTTAACAGTACATCCTAAATTTTTAACAGCTGAGCCTGATTTTTGATTGTCTTTAAGAGCGTGTCCTAATCTACGTCGCAGCACGTTACTAACTCTTGCCGTTAAATTACTGTGATATCTTTCTTTTTTATATTTATTTTGAGTTAATTTGTTCTTTTGATAATACTCCCTACTATTTTTGTTTATTCTTTGTTTATTGTTTATATAATATCGCTTATTTGAACATCTTTTAGAACACGTATTTTTATCTATGTAACCTTCTTTAGTAGAAAATGTCGCACCGCATATAACACACACCTTATCAACAATTTTAGAATGACGATTAAATTTTTGTTGACAGCTCCTGCAACAATATAAATGATTGCGACCAGTTTTTCGAAAAATTATACCACACTGTTTACATTTCATTGTATTATTCTACCTCTTCATCGACAGAAATACCGTTTCGGCGTTTCCTGGCATCGGTCCACTCTTCTACGGGAAGATCGAGCCATTCCTGGTATCTGCGGTCACGCTCTTTGCGCTTGGCAACTTTTTCTGCTTTTTGCTTCTTGTTCTCTTTTGCCTTTAGTTTTCGATCTTGCTTTCGATTTTTCGCCTTTCTCATCTTTCGTCTCCTCTTGAAGCTTGTTGACTGCCATAAGTGCAGCTTCAGATGCTTCAATTATATGGGTAAAACCACTGCTTTTTTTAAGAGATTTACCTTTATAAAAAACTCCCCATTTCCATTTCTTACCTTTGGTAAGAGCTATCCTCCAATCACCTTCTTCCGAATACCAGTTCTCAGTCTCTTTCCATTTTCTAAAATGGTTCAGCACAATAACCCTCCTTCATACCGACAAAACATGATAAGTAATATAACTATAACTCCGATAAAAGCACTAATAAAGTTATATAGCAAATATTCACTGACGGTTAACTCTCTGCCTAACTGTTTCTCTTTGCAACTCACCCAGTATGCGTTGATGAACGATGCCGCCAGTATCAATACTACAAAAACTAACCAGATATTCATCTGTCCTCCAGTTGTTCTGCTTTTTCTATCTGTCTAGAACACCAATTTTCAAATAATTTCTGCAGCTCTTCTTCCGTCGGTTCACGGTCGTGCTCGTTATAGAACTCATCTATTAACTCTAAATATAACCTTGACATGTAACTCATACTATTTCCTCGTCATCAACCAGTTCTTCTTGGTCTTGAAAAGAACGTAGTCAACTCCCCCATAATGAAAAGTTATCTTCTCATTTTTGAACTTGTATACCGTAATGTCATCGTTGTACACTAGTCTAACGTGTCCTTTGCCGTATCCTTGCTCTATCTCTCCCTCAAAATCTTTATATTTCCAGGGATGATCTTCGGTTTGGATAGCCAGGATATACTCACGTTTTTTGGGAAATCTGCATTTAGGGATAACAAAGCTGCGCAGTACTTTTTCTGTCGTGCCGCGCGGTTCGTTGGTTTCCGGTCGTTTGGTATCGTAGGCGAACGTATCGCCGCGAGCCTCGAAACGGATGTCCCAATGCTTTCCGGCCTTAAGCGCATTATGCTCTTGTATCACAAGTAATCTTCTCATTTATATCCCTCACAGATACTGATCGATTCGGTCAAAGTTTAAAGTCTATTTTCTTTATTATCTTCAATGCCTCATCGTCTTCCTTGTAATAAAGATCTCCGTTGCATATGATGATAGAGTCTATCAACTGAAAGAATCGCATGTCAGGATATTTCTTCCATAATTTTTCTAATTCATCTAAGAATGGTTTAATTCTCTTGGGATCTCTCATGTCAAATCCTCTTCATTAATATAGTGGAATCTCATGTCTCGATCGTACATGTAATAAAAATCTTTGTTGCACTTGGTACAGCGATAGTGGTGCGGTTCTTCTATCCCGTTGAACATGCAGAAAGGGAGACTGATTGTCTCACCACAATAACGACACGGAAATTCTAACCATATGTTTTCTGTCATCTTTTTCTCCTATCGTATCGCCTACGGTTGGGTTGAACTATATAGTATTCTCGATAAGCTTTGCCGTCTATCATCTGTACATCAGCTGCTATGCCGGTAATAAGGAACGGTCTCTTGCGTCTCCTGCGCGGGTGATCACCGTCCTCGATGTATATGAAGTCGCCCAGTTTTCTGTCGTGCTTTGACAGGTACCAGAAACCACTCATACTAGTACACATGCTCACTCCTTGGGAAAATTGATGGTATCAGCGATCTTACCATGACCGTTAAAATGGTTGACGCGTCTCAGGTATATGCCTAAGAACAACATCCCCCAAAACAACAGTGCTAATAAACCACCTATCAAGTTGCGCTTGTTAAGCCAAGTCCTCTTCATCATTCCTCCTCGTCTTCCAAGAATTCAACCTTATAGGTTGAGTTTAAGGTGGTAACGATCCATTCTTGCGAGCTCTTCTTGTCTATGTTCTTGATCGGTGACGTGATCACGGTGCGGACGTTCGCACTCATGTCTTCGAGAGGTTCACCGACTATCACGAAATTCTTATTGATTTTCGGTAGTTCTGGTGCTACGCCAATGATCTCTGCTCTGAAGTTCTCGTGCGACGATGTTATCTTATTCATCTTTATCTTGTACATAATCACTCCTCGTAGATGTTAAGCGGTTTGTTAACGGTCTTGTTCTCAGTGTAGATGTCTCTCTTTCCCATCAATTTATGCAACAACATCTCTACTTCTTCTTTATACTTTTTAAAACAGGACGTGCATATCTCTGCAGCATCCCAGTCCTGTACGTGATCGTCAACGTAAGATCCTATTATCTTGCCGCAGGTCTCACACTTATGTGTTATGATCTTAAACTCGATACCCTCACTCATAAAACTCCTCAATGATAGGTTTGATTGAGTTCGTCTAACCTGTTCAACATATCTTCTTCTGACATGGTATTCATTATCCGTTGCACGGCAGCTTCCATCGTCTCACCGGTGATCTTAACCAAATAATCGTCGAGTGCTTTCTTAAGTTGTTTTTCTATATCATCTTCGTTGCGTACGAAAGAAAATTCTATCTTACAATGTCCACATATGAACTCATGGTATTTTTTGCTACAATGTGGACGTAGTAAAACTCGTTCGTCTTCGCGTTTACACAAGGGACACTGAACTAACTCTTTCATAACTCCTCCAAATTTTACCTACGTTAACAAAAATGTTAATTTCAGTAAATTTTTAAATCATTTAATTTCAGAGTTTACTTTTTCTAAATTGATCTTGCTTTGTTTAATAATATTTTGAAATTGTTGTTCTTTTTCACGACGAACTTTATCTTCAGCGTTGATGCGAGCGACAATAACTGCCCACTCTTCTTTGGAATGGTTCAAACGACGACTGTGTTTTCTAACACGACGACCTTTTGCCTTGATATTTTTAACTTTAAATTTTGTAACTCTCATATACCCTCCGTCAATAATTAATCGGATCGGTATCAGTTATAAGTAAACTATAATTTTAAAAGATATCGGTCTTCATTAATCGGATCGCATTCATCCATTTTCCATACACGATATTTTATATTATGTTCTTTTACGAACTCTAAAAAGTCATCGGTGATTTCTTTTTCCCATATCAAAATGCGAACTGGTACTATCTTGTTGATGTCTATTACTTTTTCATATGATATCGCATTGTCATGCCACCCGATATTGATACCATCGAACGGTACGATGCATATCTCCTGTATCTCTTTCAAATGTTCAGGTTGCAGTAAAACACCGTTGGTGTATAAATAAATCGGAACTTCTTTCTTACGTAAAAAATTCTTTATGTAGATCGCCAATGAGATAACCTTCCGATACTCCATCCACGGTTCACCGCCTGTTATGCCGATCGCGTAGTAGTCTTTCAACGGTATCTCCTCTAGTGTCTCTACTTCTTTAAAAGTCTTCAGCACCTCAGGATATCTCATACAGCAGTATGAGCAGCTCAGATTACAGTTTAAAGTAACAGCAATCCTACATTGTTTCATGGTTTGCTCCAAGTATCGTTCTCTCAAACTCGTTTATCAACCATTGAGCATACGCTTTCTGTATCGTAGAGTTAAACGTTCTCATTTCACCGCCGAACTCGTTTGACTGATATCCTTTTAGTCCGTCATCCGTATGCTCCATGAAAGACACGCACGGGACGTTGTACATCTTGTACTCCATGTGTTCAAAATCGAACTCAGTAAACTTATTGTCTGCCTTATAAATGTAATCTATTTTTTGCAACTTTTCTTTCATCAATGATCCTTGTAGTAGTCCATCTGCCTCTGCATCGCCTCTTGATGCAGTTTCTTATATTTTTCGTAAGCTTTCATATCACCCTTCACCTTAGCTTCTTCACGCCTGAAATAGTAATCGTTCTTGATCTTTGTCAGTTCATCCAAATCAGCTTTAATCTTTGCTTTCTTTTCCCTGACGGTAACGTTCCTATATTCTGTAGTATCGTTGAGTATGCGCTTGCGACATCCCAGTAATTTTCTTAATATCTCAGGATGAAATGGTAGACCTTCTTTACATCGTTTTATGGCTTTCTGGAGCCAATCGATCGTAGTCTGATTCTTGTACTTAGCCCATTTAGGATTGTTCTCGAGTTCGTCGATGACCTCTTGAAAAATCTGTGGAGTAATCGGCGAACGTTTACTTTTTCTGCTCATCATACTTTCCTTTTTCATAGTTCTCGATCAAGTGTTTTAAGGTATCGAACGCGTTGTCGGTCTTGAATTTTTTCTCGTATTTTTTGAGAAGCCGTTCAAGTTCAGAACAACGGTTCCACCAATAGTTCAAGGCTTGAGTGGTCTGATCCATAATCTTTACCTCATGAATATCCAAAGTAATATCATAATCCCTGCTATGAATAAATTTAATCGCATGCGATATACAATCCCGTAAAAAAGATTGAGTCCCAAGAAAAACATAAAAAACGCATCATAAAATTTCATTTGTCCACCCCCAAAATCTGATGAATAGTTTTGTCAGCTCGGATCTCATACAACAGTCGAGCCATGCCATCGTCATCATCGAACATTTCTTCATGATATTCTAGTTCTTCAACGAGCTCTTCATCGGTGTAACTATTAAGTCCTTTAAGTCCTTCTTTAGCTAGTTTAATAAAATCAGTTTCATCGCAACATTCCCACCTCATGGCGTCCATCTCAGCTAAAAAATCAATGATCTGTTTTCGTTGATGACTAGTCACAGCTCGCCTGACATTCCCAAGTCGCTACGAACTTATTTTCTTGAAGTTCACACTTGAACCTGTAAAAACCATAGCCAGCAGGGTGATAACCTAATTTTTGTTGTTCTTTCAAGGCTTGCTCTTCTGTGATCTCAATGTCGGAGACAGCTTCAAAGAACACGCTGCTGCCGACGCTGTAACCATTTTTCTTAACGATTTTACTCTCCATAAAACCTCCTTTATCTTCCATTCAAGACTATCTTCTCAAACTCTAGACTGTTAATGAAATCAGTTATCTTATCTTCTGTTCCTTCTCGGTCGTAGAGTTCGTCCTCGAACTTCGGTGTGAAATCTGTAAATCGTTGCAGATATTTGTACATTCTCTTTAACGAGTGATCAACGCTCGCTGCCGTATCGTACATATATATCTTTTTCTTACGCATGCAATCTTTAAACTCAGATGTTCTTAACAATACCATTTTTTTACGCTGCCAATTTAATTGCAGGGCGATCCTGCATATCGAAAGATCAAATACTCGATAAGGAAAAGCATCGTTGCAGAGTATAACCTGTACGTTGAATCCTTTGTACGGGAAATTAACTATTTTCCTGATAGCGGCTATAGAAGTAAGCCCGTAATCACCGTTGATGAAAGACATCTCCGTGACTTTACTGTTAGCGATGTTCGTGACATTGCAGAGTTTGTCGAAAAACTTTTCAAAGTTATGATCGCGCGTCATGTCAAAGTTGTTGACTGACATAAAAACGTCTACGTCGTTATACGGTTTGTTATAGACCTCACCGACCACCGAACCACCAGCCACGTACACGTGGTACACGTTCAAGTCAGTCATCTTGCCCAACTCGTCAGTGATATATTTTAAAAGTTCATAACAAACTTCTTTATATCTCGGACTCATTCGGTTAATAAGTCTTTGACTCATCAAATCCCCCAACACGTTTTATAAAATTTCGAATCGGTCGATAACTAGTTCAGCGATGAATATCAACATCGCCCATAACAGTATGAAAGCCCAGATCCATCTCGAATCGTTGTTCATGTCAGGCATCGTCTTCCTCAAGTTCTAAAAGACCAGCAGCTTCATTAGCGTCGTAGTACTCAGGATAATCGGAGTATTGTGTGTAGTCTTGTAGTTCAGGTTTGATCACAAACTCTTCTTCATCGTCTCCGTCGTCGTAACTCGGTGGAGTCAGGTTGAAACGTTCGCCACATTCTAAACACTCCATGAAATGCTCGAATATGCCATCGTCTGAGTTCTTGGTCTCGATCAATTGAGCTCCGCATTCCGGACAAACTTTAAATTCATCAGTCATCTTTCCTCCTCAAAGGTTTCAAACCTTTCGGTGTCATCAACCTGTGCTTTTTAACACTGTATTTATCGTCCATGTCATCAGCACCCAGCAATCTGCGCGTTTCTCGATCGGCTGCGTATTTTTCTAACTGGGCGATCTCTGTGGAACCTAATTTAATGAAATTATTACTATTATGATTATACCGAGAGATGGTCCTGCTGCCAACATATACGCTCATAACATAAGATGATGGGATGGGATAGGTGTGTTGGCTGTCCCTGTGCCTGACGTTGACGTCCACGATCGTTATCTTCAACGGTACTTTAGTATCAGGATAAAATCCTTTGACGACCCATACTCGGTTTAAATTCTTTCTAACGCACCAGCCGGTATTGATGTTGGGTTTGGTCTCTAAGATTTGTTCACCTAATTTCGCCATGTATAGCACGACGTCGTCGACCGATATACCTTCGTGATACAATTGTATCAGCTGACACAACAAACTGTCTATCCTTAGAAAACTTAACTTCATTCGTACTCCCAGTCCGTCAACAGCATCTGATCTTCGTCTATTCCTAATAAAATATAGTCTATCTCACGGTCCTGATGCCACCTGATGAACTCACGCTGGATACTGCCTAGTATGAAACTCAAGTTACCGGTCTTAGACAACATCATCAGGCTGACGTCACAGTTACCGTAATCATTTTTTCTTTTTATAGGTTTGATACGACCTATAGAACCATTGAGATCACGGACCCAGTCAGGTCCATACCAATAAGGGATGCCGCGTTTGGATATGTAATCTGGTGGACGACCTGGTCTCTTAACTTTTTTACCTTTTGGTAAAGCTAACTTGTTCTTCATAAACTTCCTCTACGATTTTTCGGATCGGTTTCTGATGACCATAAAAAACAAAGGCGGATGCCGTCGAAACATCCGCCCAATATCAAAGAAAGGAGATTGAATTATAATCCGAGAGTTTCTTTAAGTTCAGCAGGAATAGCATCCAGATCAACTTCAATTTTCTTAGCTTTGGCAACTTTCAGTTCAGCCGTACGAGCTGTGATAGCAGCATCGATCTCTTTAACTTTGTCAGTGTCATCTTCGTACTGTTTTCTTAAGAGCTTGAGGTTCTTCATCTGGGGATCTCCCTGACCAGCTCTTGATCCGGGATTCTTTGCTGTGTACTTAACGTTCCCGTTGAAACGTTTGTCTTTGCGGAACCAGTTGCTTACCAAACCACTCACGTAGCTTTTAAGTCCTGATTCGTTCTCGAGTTTAGCCTGGTTAGCAGGGGTATCTTTAAAAGATACGTCGCCAGACTGAAAAGATTCACAGATTATAGCTGTGATCTGCTTGCGAAGATCGTCGGTCATAACATCGTTGATGTTATCGTAATCTTCAAAATCAATCCCGTGCTCTTTCAGCACGTTGTGCGTTGCTGTGTAAACAGCTTCTCTTTGGTTCATGTGACCTCCTTTAAAAAAAATAAATAAAACTAACAGACGATAGATAGTCGTTTCGGTTTTTAAAATTTTAAATTTGAAAAAGTGGTCGGGGTTCTGTTTCCCCGACCCATGGAGGTTATTATGAAGAAATCACTCTTTGTGATAGTCACGCCAAAATTCATATTCTTTATAGAATTTAAGTTTAGCCACATCATGCTCAACGTTATCGGGGGCGCGTGAAAATTTAGTAGGAGTATCATGATGATTGACGTTGGCGTCGGCACTCAAACAAGCAACTAGCACGCATATCAATATGGGAATTCCAAAACCAATTCCAATGCTTAAAGCTATAACCCATCCTTCTATCATTTATTCTCCACATACCTGCGCATGTTTATCATACCGCATTCACACTTGTAACCAATAGACACATGATTCTTCGCAATAAATTCTTTCAATCCTCGTACGCCGCAACGAGCGCATGATGCGTCTTTAACATGCTGTTTAGGTTTGTTGTCTTTTATGGGCGCACCGTAAACTTTGTAAGCTTCAGGCGCCAGTTCTTTAATTTTTACAATTTCATCCTCAGTCATATTTTACCCTTACACAAAATCTCTTTCTCAAACGTACTGTCAAGTGCTATTCTTTCAATATCATCACCGCCAAATATGATATCGCCGTTGGTGGTCGTTAAACCAACTATACGTTCACTAAAATCATACTTTAATATCAAACTATTTCGTTTTAACAGCGAACGCAGTTCATTGGTCGTCTCTATAGTTAGTTCATGTAATTTAACATCAGCCTGTAAAAAAATCTATTTCAGCTTTTTTATACGCTACCTTGACATCCATCACACTGGTATTTCTTAAACGCGACGACGTACAATAATAATAGTCACGAAACGAACAAGTTTCCACTCCCTTTTGAATCTCGTTTAAAATTTGTTTACTCTTATAGCGGCGTAAGCGATAATTCCTACGACTACGACATCTCTGACGCTCTCGCATGAGCTCGTTGCGCCTGTTAATGATCATACATATCTTCATGATATCGCTGTTTATCTCCATCATCTTTTCCTTACCCAAATTATCTTGAAACAGTTCATGCAGAAGACCCTCATCTTATCACGTCCGCCCCATGCTATATGGTTTCTAGGATATATGGTGGTTGGGTGGTGTTTGCCAACCCTGCACATCAACCTCTCAAACCATCCCATAATTCCTCCAAGTTAATGGGGCGCGATCAACTTTCGCAGTCGCCCCAAATTCTCCGCCTACCTCAGCGACGACTGAACCCGTATTTGGTGGGTTATCCCTATCGTTATCAACTATTCGGTTCGGTTCCAGTCAACTGATCAATCCTCATAGAACAGTTGCACGATCCTTTCAACTAAAACCGCTATACCACAGGCAAATGCGACGAACACCAGCGGTATAAAAAATACCACTTGGCCCACACGCGTTGACGCCTTGCGACTGTTGCTTATCATTAACCAGTACAATATACCGATGCCCATGTACAATACAAAAATAAAAGCCCACATATAAACCTCCTACTAGCGTTTCTTATATTTCTTTTTATCAATTTTCTTCAGACCCTTTAACGATACTTTTCCTTTTTTAACCACCGAACGACGCCATTTGATAACCGTACCACACACCTCGCAGATATCGTGCCAGTCCTTGTTCTTGCACATGATTCCTCTTACCCATTCACAACCGCAGTTCGGACACTCGCGATCATGTACCTGGTCTATGGCTTCAAGCTCCTCTTTGGAGAAAACGCGCTGGTTGCATACATGAACTCGACATACATGAGGAAAATTAGGAGTACCCACAACATGCACTTACCGTCGTCGGTGAACGCCCTTGCACATCGTGTTGTAACTTTCAAGTGTCGCGTAGTTTTCTAAAAAATCTTCTGGGGACAGTTTCTCGTACGGACCCGGTCCAAACTTGCAACATTTGTCTCGGCATTGATCACAACTTGTGATCATTTTCTTTTTACGCATAATATCACCTCTTTCTCTATGATCTGAGCTATCTTCTCTTCTCTATCTTTCCAGCCTTGTTCCAACGACTTGAGGATGTATTCGAGTTGATCGAAGTCGTAATCGCCGAGCTCTTCCATACCTATGACGTGTGTGAACAGACAATCGATGATCTCTCGCTTGCTGCCGAACATGGCCAACGCGATCCCGAAACGGTCGTCCTCCGGCAGTTCATATATATCGTCCACGTGTTTTTCTATCTTTTGTATCAGTTCTTTTTTAGTCATAGGATCTCCTCTTCTATAGCTTTCTCGACCAACCATTCTTGATACAGTTTCTCCAACTGGCGTCCCACGATCGCACCAAATCTCCAGTTCAAAGGGTCTTTAGAACCCCATAGATTCTCATGTTCTCTATATATAAACCACACGGCACTGATACCCCGCATCATCATCATGCGATCGAAATCTACGGTATATCGCGATTTTTCTAACACGAAAGTCTTCATAGGATCTCCTCACGGATAGCTTTATCTACTAACCATTCCTGGTAGGCTTCTTCAAAATAACGATCAGCAAGCAATAAAAACTGATTTGGAAAAGATGGAGAGACCCATCGACCACTTACCAATCGTTCTATCCTATGTTCCTCACCGGTATTTTTATCTACGATCGCCATTTTCTCAAAATTAACAGTGTAGGTCATAGAATCTCCTCTTCTATTGATCTATCGATCAGATATTCTTTGTACAGCTCGTCTAACTTTTCTGAGAACTCGTCGGTTAATCGATTAACAACCCCGTTAGTACCAACAACACACCACCTATCATGTATCCTGGTGATGTGACTCCGAAAAAGATAAGTGTTCAACTGCATGCTGTCGAAGCATACCTCGCACTCCCATATTCCTGGCCGACTGCCCCATGTAAATTTTTGGCTCATAACACATCCTCGTCTATGGACTTGTTGACCAGGTACTGTTTGTACGCGCTTTCTTGACACTTGTTGCAGTCCTTACCACAGTTCTGCCAAAAATTATCTGTTGAATCTTCAACGTAAACCTCTTTCATCCACCACCGTGCGATCGACGGTGCTCGTTTCAACGACCACGTTCGCACGTTCACGGGATCGGTCTCGACCGAGTGACTCTCGCACGTCATCTCTTCAAAATCGAACTCGCAGTAGTCAAACTCGCATCGTCTCTTGTATTTCCTCATAATAACTCCTCTTCTACGGCTTTATCCATTAGATATTCCTCATACAGTTTGTCTAATTTTATTGAAAAATGAAGGTTATACGCTCCTCTATCATCGCTGTTTTGATAGTACCAATGAAAACGATTGTCTATCTTGTAGATGAGCTCCGTACCATGGAATTTATCGTACACTACCATCTCATCGAAATCCACGCCGTACTGGTTACCAGCCCACCAAAAACTCTTCATAATATTTCCTCTTCGATCGACTCGCCAACTTCTTTCCACCGCTCGTATCTTTCCCAATCACCAGCAATATCGCTGTACCATTCTATAAAATCACGGTTCCACCGCAACGGAAATTCGCAATAGACCTCACCAGAACATCTATAAAATCTCTCAACCATCTCCTCGAAATCTAAAACACCGAGATCAACTTTAAAATAACGGTACTTGCTCATAAAACTTCTTCTATCGCTCTATCTGTCAAATATTCTTGATACAGACGATCGTACTGCGGCTGGCACAGGAATGGGTCGGTTTCATAAACAGGCGTATAACTTCCTGCTGGTCTCCAATACCAGACATCGTCGCGACGCCATATCTCAAGCTCAAAAATGCCTGCATGACGAACTAAACATATACCCCGTTCAAAATCAAACTCGCATTGCTTATACCTTTTTGAGCATCTATCGCAGATAAACTTCTTCACGGTGTCCCTCTCCCTAAAACTATATTTTCAAAATTGGTATCAAAATTGAGCAGCTCATAGTAGTAATCCCACTGAGCTTTGACTGTTGCTTTTTTATTATCGACAGCAGCATAAGCAGCAGCATCAGCAGCAGCAGCAGCATAAGCATCAGCAGCAGCAGCAGCATCAGCAGCAGCAGCAGCAGCAGCATCAGCAGCAGCATAAGCAGCAGCATCAGCAGCAGCAGCAGCAGCAGCAGCAGCATTGCGACAGTCTTCTCCAGTGGCTTTACCATCTAACCACAGTCTAGCGGTCTCAATGGCTTTCAAGGCCGGTTCTCTAGTATCATCATCAAGGTATTCAGTAACTTGCTCAGCACAGAACACAGCGAACTTAGCCTGATACCGGTGCGACAACTTTCTCAGATCTTCAGCCCCTATTTTTTTCACGGTACTCTCCCTTTGAAACCGCTCGGTCGTCTATCATCTTCCCTATACGACCGTATTCAAACCAGCACAGCGTCAGGCCGGTGATGCATCTGCTTATCACCAGACAGCTCAACACCAACACGCCCCAGAATAAAGTTTCTACCATAATACCCTTCTCCTCAAAATCTCATCGAACAAGACCTCTAAGTGAACATCGTAAGCTTTAGCATCACGGTTTCTAGAGCCATATCCGCTGCGAAACATTTCTACGTCTACCGTGGTCAAGAACTCATACAACTTCTCCAGCAACCTCGGACCAGGAATCCTAGCAGCAGCTTCTACAGAACTTAACCTTGAACTACACCGCAGCCACCAGGCAACTACTCGTGGTAGACTTTCCAGGGACTCTATTCCCACTACTTGCAGCTTACTCATGCACCACCTCGAGGATAATTCGGATCGGTTGCATAAGGCCATGTAAGCCCTTGATTTTATTAGATCAAAAGACAGCAAGGGGCGGGGGTGGGGCGGCTCACAGACTGTTGCAAGCTAACTAACTTAGAAAGAACTTGACCGACGAGGGCCAGCACCGGAGCCCTGTCAGGGACGGTGAGGATCGGTGGAGGTCCGTCTTTCCCTAGGGGGTTTTGGGGTACGTTTTGTTTAAATTATTAGATGGAGAGGGCGGCTGCGAGCTGACCGACGTTGGCCCACTCAGGTCCCTAGCCGGGAGCGGCCGGGGTCGGTAGGCGTAGCAGTGTCAGTGGCCGCAAGCGGTTGACCTGCGGCCGGCTGTATCTTGACCTATTCGGTGATGCCGAGAGCTTCCTTGAGTTCTTCGGGTATCGCTGTGTAGTCTACTTCAACTTTCTTGGCCTTGGCAGCCCTGAGCTCGGCGGTGCGGTCGGCTATGGCGGCGTCTATGTCTTTTACCTTGTCTGTCCCCTCGTACTGTTTCTTGAGGAGCCTTAAGTTTTTCATCTGCGCGTCGCCTTGACCTGCCCTTGAACCTGGGTTCTTGGCTTCATACTTGACGTTGCCGTTGAAGCGAGGGTCCTTGCGGAACCAGTTGCTCACGAGACCGGAAGTATAGCTGCGGAGCTTGCTCACGTCACCTAATTTTTCCTGGTTCGCTTGAGTATCTTTGAAGTCGATCTTGCCGGACTGGAAACTGGTGACGATCGCTTCGATGATCTGCTTGCGGTACTCGTCAGTCATGACGGAACTGATGTTGTCCCCGTCTTCGAAAGTTACCCCATGCTCTTTGAGGATGGAGTGTGTGATGGTGTAGACTGCTTCTCTCTGGTTCATGTTAACCTCCTTTAAAGTTTCTTGTTTGTTCTGACTAGAGGTCGGATCGGTCGAGCGGCGGCTGGGGCGTAACAGTGTCAGTGTTTTGAAGGGAAACCTGCGGGCGCCGGACGCGCCCGACAGTAAAGTCCTCGAGTTCCTGGCTCAGAACTTTGGTCCGGCTGGGTCTCACGACCCATAAGATTATTCTACCACGTGAACGGAATATCTGGGATCCTCATAGTAGAAGTGCAGCTCATCGTAGTCTATCGACTCCCAGTTCAGAGTATCCCACATCGAGAAATAGATCTTCCAGTCTTTAACTTTAATCCATATCGGTATCTTCATAATCCCTCCAAAAGGTGGGCAGGCGCTGCGAAGACACCTGCCCGTTATCGCAGTCAGAGATCGCTACCATTGCTGCTCGACGCTCGTGGCAGCCAGACTCTCTGTAGGTCTCATCATCGATAACTGATCGTTTCGGTTCCAGAAAAAGTGGTCGGTGACGGGGGTTAGACATCACCGACCCTTAACTTAAGCCGCGATCTTCAAATACTCAACATCCTCTTCAATGATCGCCTTGATAGTGTCTATGTCAGGACTTATGACAGCTCCCAGCGGCAGGTACAACAGGTAGCGAACGTCGCCGTTCTCGGTCTCGAACCGTATGAACTCTCGCCTCATGTAGTCTATGACTATCGTGTTCTTCATAACCACCTCCTAGCAGACCTATCGGATCGGTCAGAGCTCCCCGGCGTAGCAGTGTCAATTGAGGGCAGGACCTCGGTCCTGCCCGTCTTAGCTTAACTTACTCGCTTTTAAGTGCTGTCCTTAGCTCTTCCGGTATCTCGTTCCAGTCGACCTCGATGGTCTTGGTCCTGGCAGCTCTCAGCTCTTCGGTCCTCTTGCTGATGGCAGCGTCTATGTCCTTGATCTTCTGAGGATCGTTCTCGAACTTCTTCTTGAGTAGCTTGAGGTTCTTCATCTGCGTGTCCCCTTGACCGGCCCTGCTCCCGGGATTCTTGGCCTTGTAGGTCTCGTTCCCGTTGAAGCACTTGTCCTTCCGGTGCCAGTTGCTCACCAGGCCAGAGGTGTAGGCTCTCAGCTCGCTCTCGTTGGCGAGCTTTGACTTGTTCGCCTCGGTGTCCTTCAACTCCACCTCACCAGTCTTGAAACCCTCGCACACGATCCCGATGATCTGCTTCCTCATCTCGTCGGTCACGATGTCCTTCACTCCTCCATCTTGATAGTCCTCGAAGCTGATGCCGGCTTCCTTCAGCACGGCATGGGTTGCCTTGTAGACCGCTTCTCTCTGGTTCATAAATACCTCCTTCAGTTTTAAATACCTGTTTCGTCCGGTCAGTACTCGTCTCGGTAGAACCTCATCATCATCAGGCAGCAGTCCATGGTCATCTCGCAACCGCTCCGCTCAGCTTCCAGGTAGAGATAGTAGTAGAACCTGAAGTTATCTCCCATACTGACCTCCTTAACTTTGTCTCTCGTCTGAGCTGTCGTGTCGGTCGTTTGACGGTGGTCGAGGCCATGACAGCTCGCAGCACATCTCGTTTCGGCTGGTACCGGCCGGCCTCGACTAACAAAAGGAAGCTTCACGTCGGTACCGAGTACCCCGCCAGCCTACTGCGAGCGCGAGCTTTTTCTTTTAGAACAGGGCCCGGTGGCCTAACGTACTATATCCTCGCAAAGGTACCGGTACCTTCCTATATATATATTTATATAAATTTACTGGTATTTTTATCGCATGATCTCGTTGATGACTCGTTCAAACGTGCCGAAATCTATGACCCCGAGATCGCTCAACAAGCACAGCCTCTGCAGCGGGTCATCGAATATCCAACACCAATCAGTACCCACGGTTATATCTCTGACACCCAGTTGCGGCAGCCCATCTCATAGGCGACAAAAAAGAAGCAACACTCATCTATCGCGCCGAGCCTGCGAAGGAAACGCAGGAAGTCGTATGCGGTCTGCTTGTCTGAAAAGCTGAGGTCCACGTTTTAATCTTTCTTCCAGCGGTCCAGGAGCTTTCGCTTGGTTATGCAGAAATGAGCTACGACCACCATATGGTCCTTGTCGATCACCTCTAGTCCCAGCAGCAGGTCCATGAGCTCGAACATGTCGTTCATGAGCTCGTGGCGGCGTTCTATGTCCCGAGACCAGCTCATACGTCCGTCCTCGTTACTTTTATGATCTGGCCGTCGGCGCTGCGCTCCGTGATCGTGTTGCACCAGGGATCGAGCGCACCGCTGCGTATGTTGAGGTTCTGCATCGTTACCTTGATGTGGTGAGCCTCGATGACCTTGAGCAGGTACAAAGCGCTCAAGAACGAGCTTATATCGGCCCTCAGCCGAAACTGCTCCTCGAACACCGTGCTCCAGTCGTCGTTCGTCATCAGTACAACTCCACCTTCACGTCTATGCCATATCCTGAAGTCGTCCACTCAAAACTGCGAAGTCGAATAACTTCAAATTTAGTTAATAGGTTCATGAAATCACCCACCGCGGACATCGTTCGATGGTCAGTACCGCGCACGGACACGCGCTCGATCTTGATCGGTATCCCGGCACCCTCACCCCCGAAAGCGTCCGGCACCCACTCCCACAAATACTCGTCGGAGTTGAACACCTGCAAGCGGTGCAGTAGGCGGATCAGGTCGTCTACGGTGATAGCTTTTAGGGTCTCTTGTTCTCTCATCATCTCCATATCCTCAGGTCGTAGGTGAAAGCCCAGTTGACCAATATCTCGAAATCGTGGATGACTTCGAGGTGTTTTAATATTTCTAGGAAGTGTACTATAAGGTGCAGTTGTTCTTTTCGCTCTTCTATCGTCGGGACGTGTATGTCGTGCAGCGGGATGCTGTATTCTCGCAGGTGCTCGTATCTCTTCATCGTGGCCTCTTGTTCTTTATCACGTTCAGCAATATTAAAACTTTGACGAGGTCGCAGGCTGAGGAAAAGTTTCCGCCGTTTCGTACCATCTCAAAGTAGTTTATCAAGCACTCTGCTGCTGGATTGCCGCGCCATATCTTGACGTTATCTATCATCGTCGATCTCCACGTCGTACACGTATGATATCTTGTACGGGGGCGAGCATTGACCGCCCTCGGTATACGACCGTATCACCCTCAGTTTTTCTAAGAGGTCCAAGAAGCGGTCGAAGCGGAATAGGTACAACGGTGATGAATACGGTATCTCAATTTCTTTTATCATGTTTATATTATACCGAAACGTGCGCGTATCAGGGCGTCGATGTAGCGTACCTCGTGTCTAGTTATCACGTTGAATTTATACAGTAAAATCAGCAGATCGTATGCCATTGAAGACGGTATACCAAGGTATACACCGGGAGGATATATGTTACAGCCGTTAAAAGTTTTTGATAGTACCATCTGAGTTTAACTCCAAATTAACTTACATACCAGGGGGCCCCAAAATTTTAATCAGGAACTATAGTTCATACTTTATATTGACCGTAATTAACAGTGTTTGTCATGAGTTGATGCTCGTACCATATTCCCCGTATCGTTTCTGCATCGATGATCGATAATTTAACCAGCACGCTGAAGAAACGCATGAGATCGTCTTCTGGAGGTCTATAAGTCACGTTTTTAGCGTACGCTACGGGTTGTCCGTTGATCATGAAGCGAGCGCTAGCACCCGTGATAATCTTAGGCTTCATATTCCCCCGCGTTGAACACCTCTAGAAGATCTAGAAATTCTATGTACTCTTCCAGATAAGCTTCGTAGTGGCATCCCAGTTTGATGTACACGGGAAGGTCGTATATCGCTTCTATCATGTTCCAGGTATCTTCACTGAAATAGTAGTGTCCCGGCACTATTCTTCCTCCTCGCATGACCACCACGGTATTATGTGCTGGTTAAAGTATACTTCTATAGTAGAAGAGTATATGAAAGCTCGCATGGGTGTTATCACCTCCAACATCGATAAAAGGTGTATGAAATCGTTAATGGTTTCTATCTTCTGCGCTTTGTCTAACATCTTTTTATAGTTAAGTCGCATCTTTCAATATTTTTTCTAAGCCATCAAGACTGGGACTGGCGTACATATTCTTAAATACTTGTCGCTCTATCGATTCCATCAACCGGTCTAACGCTATCTGGCTTGCTACATTAGCTCGCACGGTTTCACTTATGATTTTTAACTCACACAACAAGTTTAATATACCAAGTTCAGGACCTGACATAAAATTGTTGCACCATCTTTCCATCATAAAACTTTTTTTGAGTTATAAGTTAATCACTTAAAACTATAGGTTCCCAACCTCGTTCTTTCCGTATAGCGTTAAAACTAGACAACCATAGACCAAACTCTCCTCTGCCGACCGTTTTCCAGTCGAGTTCTTCGTGAACGCGTACCTCATATAAGGTACCTTTGGTTTGACGTATGCTCGTGTCACCAACAAGATGTTCCTTGCGACACCTGTGAAAACACCCCCTGCGTTTTTCTCCATGGATATAGTAAGTGTAATAAGTTGGATTGTCGGAATCGGAAACGTCCAGACGACGCAGAGCGATAAGATTTGTCTTCATATCATCTCCTAAGGTTATAGCGTTTAAAGATATCTTTCAACTGTTTTTCAGAATACCAGGCGTTCTGCGTTAAAGGATAGCAGGTCGTGTGGGTTCCAAGATCGTTCAACGCGTTCTTGTATTGTCGTGACGTTACTTTTATCTGGACACAATATTCACCTGTTAACTGAGACTTACCCAAAATTTCTATACTCATGTAATCATTTTTGTATTTGTCTTTATTGATAGACATATCACCATTATACTAATGATACGTGAACGGACGTTGTTTACGCGTATTTACCAAAATTATTTAGTGCCGCGACTATCTGTGACATAAGATCTGGACGTATTGTTTTTAAGTGTACCATCTCACGATAAAAATTGAACGAGTACAGTTCTGACGATGTTATCATGCTTTTATCTTCTAATATCTGTAGTTTTTCTAATAAAAGACAAAGATTCCACCAACACGCGCAATCGTCGTTTGCTAATTTATCAGCTTTAGTAGCTTCTTCTAAAGTTAACGCTAATTTACTCATGATACTTTTAATCATATCACGATACCAGTAATATCTCGTCGACCAGATATTCCATCACTATCTTTTTATCTGGTTGAAACCCGTACTTGCGCATGCTCAGCAATATCCTGTCTGGTTCACATAACTTTAGAACTTCATGGATCTCATCATGGCTCATGCTTTTTAACAGCTCTCGAGTTCTCTTTTCTCTTGAAGTCATCTGTCAAACGTCTCCCGTTTATGTTGCCTTTCCAACCTGCTGCTTTGGCAACGATGGTGAAATAATTGTATATCAATATTCTTCTAGTGAGCGGCGTTCCAAAAAATTGTTTTATGTATTCGTCTAGCTTACTCATCGTCGTCCTCAAAGACGGCATGATGCACCAATATCTTCAACGCCATCTCTAAACGAACATTTTTTGACAACGGAAATGGGTTTAGAAATTCAGGTAAGCATATTGATCTGAAAGGACATTGCTCACATCTTGGACGCCCATCCAAACAGTTTCCGTTAAGTTTTACTATCTCTTCTAATATCTTCTTATCTTTATCACTTAGATCCACTGAGCATTTCCTCCATAAGTAAATCCGTGAGGCGTTGTTCAGCGGCTTGTTTATATAATTTGTTGATCTGTTTTTCACTGTTTGTTATCTGATTACCCACGATATGGTCAACGCATGAGATTAACTTACCATTCTTGTCGCGTGAGAAAGGACATTGTTCACATATATTTTCTCTTAATGTCATAGTCCATTCACAGCTACCATCATTTTCTATAATTTTTTCCAATATTTGTTTGGCATCCATTGTTATATTATACAATATTTTAAAATCGACGGTTTTATCATTAATATAGCATAAGCTTTTCAAGTGGTATAATGAAGTAGGAGTGTTTTATGTCCAAGATGTCTAAACCAAGCGGTACGTTCACTGCTTCTGCAAAATCAACGGCTTCTATGATGCCCGGTATACTTCCGGATCCAAGTATCAAGGGTCTGTCGTTTGATCAACTCATAGAAAACAGAGGTATACGGTTTACGCATCGACGTGCTGCACCATGCCCTAACATGAGAAGCTTAGAAAATAACTCACACGCTGCAAACTGTGAGATATGCGATAATAGCGGTATACTGTACTATGAGGAAAAAGAGATAGTGGGTATCTTCACCGGAAATTCACTTGATCGCTTATTTGAACAACAGGGTATGTGGGAAGTCGGTACAGCCGTTATAACGTTTCCTGCCGAATATGAAGACGGTACACAGGCAGATTTTAACGAATATGATCAATTAGTTATATCAGATTTTGAAATTCGCCTTTGGGAACTCAAAGAATACGAGCCTACTTCTAACAGTCGTCAAAAAATGCGTTATCCGATAACGGCGGTAGATTATATAGCTTCAGTAGAAAACAACGTGTTGACCCCGTATACTGAAGGTACTCACTTCAATATAGTAAGCGGTGAGATAGAATGGGTTTCAGGACAAGAACCAACCTACAATACTGCGACACAACGCGGGACAGTTTTGGTCGTATCATATTATGCTAATCCTGTATATACAGTTCTACAAACACTTCGTGAACTTAGAGTAACACAAGAGATGGTAGATGGAACAAAAACAGCTCGTCGTTTACCGCAAGAAGTTCTGGTTAAGAGAGATTTTAAAAGACGGATAGCCGATGAGTTATAAAAATATTGAGCATATCAGCGAGTTATAATGATATACGTTGATAGGAGATAACAATGCCAAAAGCTGTTAGTAAAAAGCAATTCAGATTTATGCAGGCGATATTGCATGGCAAATCGTTTTCGCATCCGAGAGGAACGCCGCCTAAATCGATAGCAGGAAAATATAAGTCACCTGGTAAAGATGCGCCGGAACAATCTGGAAGTAATACTGGTGGAACATGGGGAGAAGGCCATCATGCACGGGCTAAAGAAAAAGTAAAAGAAGCTAGGATAGAGCGTAAGAAAAAGAAAACTAAGTTAAGAAAAGCGTTTGAACAATATTATAAAGGCAAAGGTGCTGGAGTAATAGTAGTGGATAAAAACGGTAAGATATTGTGCGGCGAAGATGTCAACGACGGCAAGTTACTTTTTCCTGGCGGACACGTGAACTTTGACGAGACTTTTGAAGAAGGCGCTCATCGCGAGATGAGAGAAGAGGTTAATCTAGTAGCTAATGAACTACATGAGATAAACAGTTTTCAAGATAACGGTAACGACTGTAAATCGTTTTTCTGCAACTCATATAAAGGAAGGATGAAACCTCAGAAATCAGAAGTTAAAAACTTACGTTTCATGGAACCAAGTTTGATAATAGATGATGACAGATTACGTGAATGCTGTCGCGTTTCGCTAGAAGCTTATCTAGACAGCCCTTTCTGTCATTTCAAAAAAAGTCTTTCGTACATGCTAACTAAAGAAAAATTAGAGAAGAACATCAAGCGAACCACTATGGGTCAAGGTGAAGGTGTCATTGAAGTGAGTCATGGTGAAGCTTTGAGATTAGTAGGCAATGGTGCTTTTCGTATAATAAACAACGCTGTCAAAGGTATGAAAGACGAAGAGTTTCGTCAACTGCATTTTGATCATTACATGATAGCTATAAGAAAGCACGTTAACGATATGTATTCTGGTCGTGTTGAAGACGGACACAAGGTAATACATCAGTTTACCAATAAAACACTTCCTCAACTGACAGCAGAACTCATGAGCGTGTTCGAGTGGTATCTACCGGAAGATGAACCAGACCTAGAATTATTAAGTGAGGAACACTTGAGCGATGATGCGATAAACGGCGGTCTAAACATCTTGATCGACAACCACAAGCGTCATAACATCGCCAACATATATCAGGAAGTTGAGAATATACGAGAAGAGATACGAAACGGTATGGCAGTTGATCTTCAGCAAGTTGAAAAACGCATAATGAAACTCTTTGATCGACTTGAAAATACTATGCATCATTTAGTTGATCAACACAATAAACTAAACGCAGATGCTGGCAACGACTTGGACGAGATAGAACAAAAGCTACTACAACTTCAACAGAAAGTAGATGAACTCAGTAATGCTCCGGTCTCTGTTGAGGCTGTATCTGCAAACCCTGCTAGATCACGCGATCTGTTGAACAACGACTACTGTTATTTGTCAAAACCTAGTATTGAGATCGCTCCTAGTGGAAAAATACGGATTACTTTTGCCAACGATTGGAATCATCTAGATCAAGAAAACTTCCTCAATGACATGAAAGCGCGTGTCATCAGAAAAACAAGGGAAGTTGATATAGATGATTAACGTTGAATTTGAACTTGATAGGTTAAAAGAAGATTTGCGCTGGAAAGGATATGACTGGAATGATATTGATTATGTTATAGAACTAGCACGCAATGATATCAACGCAGCTGTTGAAGAGATACTAGACAATGCTATGCTAGAAGCAGCACAAATCGGTGAAGCAATAGGTGCTGACAAGTTTGTTGAAGAATTGCAAGTTATGCGAGACGCTTCTTCATACCGTTTGGGTACGTCATCAGGAAAAACAGATTTTTCAGAACCACCGTTTCCGATGCTGCCAAAGATATTGAAAACCGCTAAAGTAGCTAAAGATGGTACACGATATCAGAACATACCGATAAAAGAAAAAACATCTGCTGGAACTACTAACATATTTGATATGAGAGCACGAGCGAACGAGGAACGAAGACAAAAAGTTCAACAGCGCAAGTTAGAAAGGGATAATGCCAGGAGAACAGGATCATTTAGAGGAACTATGGAGATTACAGGATTTAGTAAAGCAAAATCATTTTTAGAGAGTAGACGACAGGCGATAAACACTGCCGAACAAGGTACCGGTGCCGTGCGCTTCAGAACAGCGACCGATAAACAAAATCCTCAAACACAGTGGGTTCACCCTGGTAAGAAGATGGATATGACAGGCGCGCTTATTGATATCAATGATCGCATAGATCAAGATATCGAAAATGCAACGCTTGATATCATAGATCAGTATAGGGAGTTGAGATAATGGCATTTGTCATACCGGAGGCTATTCTCCAGAAAATCATAAAGCAAGGTATAGATAACTTGCGAGAAGATCGTGACGCGTTCAACGATATTTTCATGATATATACGGCAGACGATCTCAGCGATGATTTTGGACAATCTTATATTGATGATATATGGAGTTGGTTCACTACTACCGAAATACCGGTTGTTCAAGCATGGAGCTTTAATGCTAAACAAGTACCTAGCATCAGCATTCATTTGGCTAGTGAAAGTGAGGATGAAGGTAAAGCAGCTATGGGTGACTTTTTTGGTATGGGAGATGGTTTTGATTCGGCAGTTGGTGTTTTTACAGTTAATGTAGATATTGGTATCCACGGGGATCGTACCGGTGACATGGTACTTTGGCTATATTATATGATATCTCATATACTTTACAAAGAAAAATTGGTCGCTGAAAGACTTGGTTTACGATTACATACGTGGAGTGCTACCGACTATAATAAAGAAAGTCAGTACATGGCTGAGAACATATGGACACGTTGGATACGATTTAGATGTACTACTCAAAATCTTCTGGAATTTCAAGATGGTATAGAGATTGATGAAGTTGAAACCGACGTTGATTTTGACTCACAAGAGACTGAAGAGGACGGCAGTAATCCCGATGATGATTCCGGCATCGATTACAGTCGGGTACCTTAAGTATAAGGTGGGTAGCATTATATAATAGATATAAGGAGTAATTATGGCTAAGAGTAAAAAGAAAGAAAAAGATCCTATCAAAGCTATAAAGAAAATGGAAGAAGAAAAACGTACAGCTGCACCTATAGAAAAAGAAGTCCATTTTGACGTTTGGTGGGCTCAAAGACGCAGGATAATTCCTAGGTTTCATGCCAAAGAAGTTATATTAGCTAATTTCAAGGCATGGGGACTTGGTCCTACAGCGACTTTTAAGGAATACGATGAAGCGTTACAAAAATACGGAATCATTTTTTAACAAAGTGTGTATGTTATAATTTATTAGTATTTAATAGAAGAATTTAGGAGGCCTCAGATGGCAATTAATGTAAGTTTTAACGGAGCTACCATATACAAACCGGGTAGTTATTCTAAGGTTTCTATTGACCTTGGTGGTGGATTTCCCCTAAGTCCTACAGGAATTGTTGCTATCATAGGTGAAGCCGACGGTGGAAAACCTGGCGATCAGGAAGCTAATATTGCTAACGTTGTCTTCAGCCCAGAGCAACTTTCCGAGATCAGGGATGAATATATCAGTGGACCTATTGTAGACGCAGCTAGTTTTGTGTTTGCACCTGCCAGTGATGCGGCCATCCCTTCTGGAGCTCAAGCTCTATATATTTACAAAACTAACTCATCAGTTCAAGCTTCCATGTCTTTAGCTAATAACTATGGAACAGTTAAAGCTATCGAATGGGGAATTGGTGGAAACATGATAACTGTGAAAAGCGTAGCTACGTCACAAGTTGCTCCAATAGTAACTGGTTCAACTATCGGTTCATTTGGCGCTGCTGTTGACGGATCATTCAATATCAACATCAACGGTGTTGTTACGACTATCACAGTAAGCGGTTCACCTGCAAATATCACTGCTTTAGTAGCATCTGTCGATGGTCAGCTACCAGCAGCTGTTGGTAACATAGACGTTGTCTGCAGCGATGGTGGAAGTGATAACCTCGTGTTCACGATGACAGACTCTAATACAGCTGCTGACATCCGTGCTAGAGGATACGGACTGTTTATCGAAGTTGACGATGATGGTGTAAGTGCTTTGACAAAATGGGGATTGTCAGAGGGCGTTAACAGATCAAGTGTTGAATACGCTGATACTGTTACCATAAATCAGACACGCGATCTCATCACAGAATCAGATACTATCGGTGGAAACATAGTCCTTAATATAGGTAACCATGATTCATTGGCGTCTAACGCTCAGGTGACGATCGACGACGACAACATCGAACTTATAACTACTGGCGGTGCTAACGCTGGTACCATAACTCTTCCTAAGAGTCAGTATCCAACTATACAGAACATAGTTGATGCTGTTAATCTTCAGTCTGAATGGACCGCAGCATTAGAAGATAGCTTATATGCACAGCTTTCAGTTGACTGGTTAGACCATGTAACAACTGCTCCTGCTGTCGCTTCTGACGCTGCTGCTGAACCTCTTGGTATCAAGAAAGATTATGGTGAAGTTATCGACTTCTTTGGAAATTCAAGTTTAGTATACCATAGTGAACTAACAGTATCACCTACACAGAGCGGATGTATCGGTGCTATCACAGAAGCTGCTCTTACCGGTGGTGTTAAAGGCGCAACAATACCAGCTGACGTAACTGCGGGTCTAGAAGCTCTGACAAAATTCCGGGTAAACTGTGTTGTTCCTCTGTTCTCAAGAGACGCTACAGACGATATCGCTGATAGTTTAACGGATTCTGGATCTTCATACACTATTGCAGGCGTTCATCAGGCAGTCAAGACTCACTTGAGTTTGATGGCGACGACAAAGTCTAAATCCGAACGTCAGGGATATCTTGCTTATAAGGCAGCTTTTGATACAGTTAAATCACAGGTTGGTAATTTAGCATCTTCAAGGATCCAGTTACTATGCCAGGACATCCGTCAGGTCGACGCGTACGGAACTATAAAATGGTTCCAGCCTCACATGTTATCTGCTATAATCGCTGGTGCTAGATGTGGATCACCTATTGGAACACCTCTAACATTCAAGTACATGAACATCAGTGGGCTAAGACATACTGCACAAGCAATGAGTGCGGCTGAAGAAGACATCGTAACCGACTTTGATCCTGATCTTCAGTATGACGAAGCTATCCAAGCTGGTGTTACTTTCTTAGAAGCACCTCAGAGCGGTGGATACAGGGTCGTTGTTGATAACACAACCTATAACAAAGATGCAAATTGGGTATATAATCGAGGCAACGTACAGTACGCTGCTGACGTTCTTTCTTATGACTTCAGGAATCAACTTGAGAACATCTACGTTGGTGTTAAGAACACGGTTTCTGCTGCAGAGGTCAAGGGAACATGTGAATCTATCTTAGCAACTTATCTTGCTCAAGGTATCACAGTTTCTACACCTGATGCACCAAGTGGTTTTAAAAACTTGGTGGTCAGAATCTCTGGCAATACCATATACGTAAACGTTATCGTGGTTCTTGTCGAAGGTATCGACTTTATCTTGGCCGAGATCACTCTTACAAGAGCTCAGAGCGAAGCGTAAGTCGATCTTATACAGATCTTTTAAGGCCGCTGTTCAAGTCAGCGGCCTTTTTTATTATTTAAACTTTTTTTAAGATATTCTAAAACTTGATCAGATGTTCCTGAGAAAACAGCACCATTTGATAGTTGCTGCATACGCTGTATGCGATTATTTATCGTCTTTGTTACCTTACCTTTTCGCAGTTTCATTCTGTTTTGTATAGTGTCTAATGATTCAATTATTACCACACGCTTTATATTAAATAAATGCCCGTAGTATTTAGTAAAAGTACTGATCTTTATGGTGGGATCATATAATAGTGGTTTGTCGTTGGCCATCAATAGCTTATATACGTGATAATTTTTATTGATGTTATCAAATGAAATGTAATTGAACATATCCATTAATTGATTACACACCCATGTTTTACCAGAAGCAGGAGCACCACATATTAGATATAGGTCTTGTTTGTTTTTTATACGTTTTTGAATTTTATCTTTAAATTCTTTATATTGCTGCGCAGTATTGTTTTTATGACCGTATAAATGATGGAAAGTCTTATGCGCTATTTCTGATAAACACACTAGATTACCTATAGCAAAGCGCTTATCTTCGTTATTATGCCAGGAATATAGATGGTGGGCATTCAATGCAACTCCTTTAACATTATATATGTCGCATGTGTAGTTAGCGTTTTTGAAACATTGTTGCCTTATTTTTGATTTAAAGAAAGAACGTTCTTTTTCATTTTTAGGCGTAGAAAAACCGTTAAAGTTATTTACAGAAATATTTTGTTGTGTACACGATATTTTAATGTTGGTTTTTAATTTACTGTTTAATGACATTTTTTTATGGCGCAGTTTGGCAGCGCATATCAAGCATGGTTTTAAAAAATCTTTGGCACGACTATATCCTTTATCGCGACCACACTCAACACAGTTTGTTTTATATTTTAGTGACATTCGATCGGGTTTATTTTTAGTGGGGGCTGGAACGCGTACAAAATCATTATAATCAACATTGTCATATATGTGCTTTGCTCGTTTTTTACTGCTTTTACGCGTGGCGCAATGACGGCATAAATAATTAGCATACGTACTTTTTTTATAACCACGATCTGCGCCACATTCATCGCAAAAAGCCTTATAGCGTTTCTTTCGATTTCCGTTCTTAGAAAGCTTATATATAAAATTATTTTTATCAATCATATTTATATTATACCATTAATCACGACCTTATAATATATTTAACATTTTTTATGATATTATAAAATTGAGTTAATATAGTGTTAACTTAAAAAAATATTTAGGTAAGGGGAACCATAACCCCAAAAGGAGTTTAAATGGCTGGATTAAAACCTGGTTTTATTACTGGTGCAAATGCTAAAGTTAAATTAGGTGGAATAACTCTTGCATACGCACAAGATGTAAGTTACAATGTTACAACTACAACAATACCTATTGAAACGATGGGGCGATATGAGGTCGTAAGCAACGAACCCGTTGCATACTTCGTCGACGGAACGCTCAGCATTATCCGTTACACTAAAATAGCTGCAGAAGGAAGCATGGCCGGTGCTGCCGTTAACGGCAACGGTATCGGAAACTGGAATTTCAAAGTTCCCAGTGGCACTTCCGGTGAACAACATGTTAATCCTGGTGATCTTTTAGCATCACAAACTTTTGATCTTGAAATTTTTCAAAAGTACGACAACAATGGTGCGGTTGACGTTTCAGACGCTGTTGTGAAACTTCACGATTGTCGTTTTACCCGTAAAGGTGGAGCTATCAACAAACGTGGCGTTCTTGTAGAACAGTTTGCTTTTAATGCTATCTACAAAGATGACGATAGTTTCGATAAAAAAGGTTCAGGCGACGACGACCTTTCATAAAGGAATCTAGATGGCTAAGCTATCACCTTTCTTTTTAACCGGTGCGAACGCGAAGATAAAACTCGACGGTAAAACGATCGCGTTCGCTACCGATTTTTCATACAGCGTAGTAGTTGAACACGCTACTCCACAATTATTAGGTATGTATGAGGTTGCTAACGTTGAACCGTTAGTTTATAAAGTTACTGGTACACTTACTATCATACGATACACCAAAAACATGAAAGATTTCATGGAAGCTCATGGTAGAACTACGCCTCCGGGAGTTTCTAACAAAGGAAATGGTATAGGGGCTATGGGACCAACGTGGGGAAATAAATGGGGATCACGCTTTGATCAGTTCATGCATAGTGGGCATGTTAACAAAAGTTTAGACCCGTCTCAGATGAAAGATGCCATGAAATTTGACATAGAAGTATATCAAAAAAGTTTCGATGATACAGATCCATTACAAGCTTTTGTGCGCTTAAGAGATTGTAGAATAACCCGCATAGACGGTGGAGTTACTAAACGTGGTATGGCTACTGAAAAAATACAGTTTCAAGCTATTTACTTAGATCAAGATAGTTTTGAAGCTGCTATGTCAGGATTAGGACAGCAATTTGCATAAGGTATAAATATGGCTGATTATTTAAAAGGTTTTAGTGACAATTCAGTGTTGGGTGCGGCTGCCAGCGCTATTGATCCTTCTAACATTGGTAAAAATTTAGTAAGTGGTTTTCAAGGTATACTATCTGCTAAACCTGCTGCAAAATACATGACAGGTGCTAGAACTATTATAAAAATAAACGGTCGTATCGCTGCTTTTGCTACTGGTGTTTCGTGGAGGATGCAGACGGACTCTAAAGAACTATGGGGCATCGACAACTACATGCCGATAGAAATTGTACCTAACAAGATAATGGTATCCGGAACGTTAAACGGTCTTGTGATACCTGGAAATGGTCCAACCAATCAACTTATATCTCCCGATGTACTTTCTTTTTTATTTCATAAACATATTAGTATCGAAGTGCGTGATGCACAGACTGATTCATTGTTGTTTTATACAGGGCGAGCAATGATTGTTGATCGTCAAGAGAATATAAAAGCTGGACAATTAGCTAATCTTACACTCCGTTTTAAAGCGATCGCTTATCGTGATGAAAAGATACCAGAATATCCACGCGGCGCAACTGGTGATACCAATCGTCTCGCGGCGGTTCGTTCGCCAATACAAAGAACAGTAAATAGAGCTAAGAAATGGTTCAGTAACGTATTTTAAGCAATTTAATATAAATCAAGTATAATGGTATAAAAACAATGAAGGAGTATGTTTATGGATCTCCCGAAGAACGAGAAAAGTTTTTCTTTTGAAGCTGTTGGTGAAGATACTGGTAAGAAATATGAGGGAGAATTTACCGTCATATGTATACCAAACATGTTTCAAAAACGTGCCATTGAAATAGAAAAAACACGTTTACAAGCAGATCAGACTAATCCTACAATGAACCTGATGGGATTAGGCGAAGTGTTAGCTAACTGTCGAGTGCGGATTATTGAAGGACCGAGTTGGTGGAAAGATAGCAACGGCGGTTTTGATATCATGGATGAGAATGTATGTGTAAAACTCTATGATCAAGTAATGGCACAAGAAATGTTGTGGAAAGATGAAGTTAAAAAGCGTTCTAAAGCGAAAGACCCCAAATTGGGGGAAAAGAGTACGGGGAGCAAATAAGGCAGCTCTCCACCTACGATGCCATTTATAACATAGTCAGGGCGCTTGCTGACAAAGAAGTAAATTCAGAAAAAACATTACTGCTAAGATTACAGTCTTGGTGGTCAGAATACTATAATAAACCTCTCAAGGACCCGTTACTTGAACAATATACCCTTGAAGAACTGCTCTATGAATACCATGATAAGGCAGAACGAAAACGTGTTGCTAAAGATCAAGCTGACCAAGATTCTGATAAAATAGAAGATGAACGGCTTCAAAATAACTTAGATTGGGCTGAAAAAGAAGAGTTACGAGAGTTAAAAGAGTTAAAGAAGAAGCAGGAAGCAGAGCAGAAGAAAAAAGATAAAGAGTGGATGGAAGAGCAACTTAAGAAAAACAAGAAAGAGCTCGGTGAAGATTTTGGTGACGATTTAAAGATAGAATTTTGAGGGTAAATTATGCCTAAAGGAAAAGGGCCTGTAAATAGAAGTACTAGACCTGTAAACACGACTTCAGAGTTTGGCCAAATAATGGAACGTTTACAACGTGCTAGAGTTACACCTGGTGCTGCCGAATCACGTTACATGACAGCCGCTCAACGAGCGCAGGAAGAACTGGAGTACGTTAAAGGACGCGGCCCTGATCCTGATCAAACCATAGCAGAATATTATGGTGAAGTTGCTGATATAGGATCTGAAGCAGAACGGTTTAGAGAACAGGTCCGACAAGAGCAGATAGCAAGACAGCAACGATACAATGTTGAATATCAACAACGTATAACCCGTTTTGCGAGTACTCGCATGTCCGCAACACGTATACGTCAAGGCATGGAAGAAGAACGTGTGATGCGAGCTGGTGGTTACAACGTGATGGCTCAACCTGGTTTCGGTTCTATGCGTAGAAGATATGCTGCAGCAACACAACGCTTAGAACAATATCGCGAAAATTTAGGTATATTATCACAAGATCCTAATACATCGCCAGAACTGTTAGAGAGAGCCGCTAGAAAAGTAACCGGCACAGAAGAAGAAATAGCCAGGACATCGTTTGCCATGGAGCGCATGCGAGTAGAACGTGCTGATCCTGCATCTATATACGCGACTGGTATGAAAGTACAACAGCAACTTCGTGGTGAAGCTGAGTTTAGAATGGGATATACAGGTGAAATTGGTAAACGACAAGCTGCCACAAACTTGATGTCTGCACAAACTGGCATGGATAAAGCGTGGGAAAAGTTTAGGAAAGCATTAGAAGAGGGTGCAGATAACGTTGATGATCTGTCAAGAGCATATCAACAAGCTCAAGATTCATATGTAAGTGCTAGCAATGTTGCACGAGGTGCAGGTATTGATCCTTCACGTCCACAAGCTCGTGGAGGTTGGTTGGCAAATATACTTAGCGGTGGATGGGCCGGTGCTGCGTTAAGAACTACTGGTGACCTAACCCGTTTCTTTGGTGTCCAACTTCCTATGCAGCGTATGGAAGCCCAACTAGGTTATGCTGAGTTAGCGAACAGGCGATCTTTTGATTTTTATAAAGCTGCTAGAGAAGACGATATTGCAGCTGCTAGACGGTTAGCTGGTGGATGGGCAGCTGCTGCTAGAGTTGGACAAGGGATGCGTTGGGCTGAACAAACAGCCCTAGGATTTGATATCGCAGGTGACATCGCAATAGCAAGCGGTAATGTAGCAGGTACGTGGGCAACTGATCCTACTGGTACAGTATCTGCTGGCATGCGTGATGCTGCTAACATTGCTAAAAGAATAGCATTATTTACAACAGGTGTTCCTGGAGCATTAGCTGGGATTCAAGGTCAAGTTAAAGCATTACAACTTTTTGACTCATTTAATAAAGTTGGTAATTATAACGTACAAGAATTTACAGATTATAGTATACAAGCTGGACGAGCAACTATTGGAATGGGACGTCAAAGAGAAACAGCATTACAAAGCTTATGGCAATTACAAGCTCCTATGGGGCCTATTAGAGAAACTTGGGCAGGAGCTAGTTTACAAGATCTCATGAATATGGGCTTGACAAACCAAGATATAACAGGTTTAACAGCGGCTGGTGTTCAGGGAATGGGTGCACAGTTTGGTTTTAATAATACGTTGGCAGCGGCAGCAAGAGCACAACTTGGTGGAACAATGACTGCGCAGCAATTTGTCAGTATGACCAGTCAATTAAGTAATATTGGTATTAATGCAACTCAAAATTTAGAAACTATAATAGCAAATGCTACAGCTCAAGGATTAGATACTTCAAAAAATATAGGACAGATGGTTAGTGGAATAATTAGTATTAGTGCAGGACAAGCTGCTCGCGGTGTAGATATAGCTGCTGGTGCACGAGAGACGATGGCAACAACCATGCAAAGTTTACAGCAACTTGGCGTCGCAGAAAATTTAAGAGCCGGCGCAGCACAAAATTTAATAACTGCTGCTAATCAAGCCATGGATCCTAGACGCTATTCACTCAATAACGTAATTCGCATGGGAATGTTGCGGCAAGTTTTTGGAAATAGGGCATTAGGAGTTAGTTTAGGCGCATTAGCAGGTAGTAGAGAAAAGTTAGAACAAATAGAAGCAGCAATGGTCGCCGGTGATCCTAAAAAAGTACAACAAACTTTATACCAAACAGGTTTAAGTGGTATACTTGCAGAACGTGATATTAACGGTAACGTAACCGGTGTTAATGCTGAGAATTTAGCAAAATTTAGACGTTTTACTCAAAGAACATACGCCTTAACTACTCCTGGATATTGGATGATGTCTCCTAAAGCTAGAGCTGAGTATAATAAGTACGCTTTAGGGCAAATAACATTTAATGAGATGAGCGATGATGTTAAAGATGAAGTTGCGGGTTTTAATGCAGCTTGGGGAATTGGTTTAGGTGGCTTTGCTAATATCGGTAGAGAAGATGCGGCAAAAGAAGAATGGGTACAACCTGGTACTAGAGCAACTCAAGCTAATAGAGAACGTATACGTAAAGGTAAAATGGGGTTTAAAATACTCAAAGAAGGCGCTAGTGTATTTGAAGAAATTGATACGTCAGGAGATGTAGCTAAACAAATTACTGGATTAAATGATTTTTTAGATGCTATAGAAAGAACGACAGCGCCAAGAGAATTAGCAGAAGCAGCGCCAGAAGCAGCAGAGCGATTTGAAACACCCGCTACTAAAATTGGTGAAGCTGCTAATGTATTTGAACGCGCGGTAAATAAATTTGCAGAAGCTGTCGGCGTTGATGTTGATAAAGATAAAACGCCAATTAAATCACTAAAACAATCAGAATATGAAGCGATAGATTTTTATGGTACACACCATTAATAAGGATTATAGATGAGCAACATAAAGACGCCTCATGCTGCTGTAGTTATATGGAATTATGTCAATCGATTGGGTGCTGAAGATACTGATAAGAGTACTTTGCATGATGTAGAAAAAGTAATATTAAGTACAGTATCGTGTATCAGTATAAAAACTGCAAAATCAAAGGGTCAACCGCAAGGCACTTTTGAACTTCGTTTAGCACCAACAAAAAATTGGGTATCGGTACTATCGCCCGGTAGTTGGCTTGCAATATTAATGTCACAACAAAAAATTGAATATTCAGATTTAGTAGAAACTGCTGATCCTAATAAAATAAAGATGCTAGGAAGAATTGAATCTGTAAGAGCCCATGTAACCGTTAACCAAGAAACAGGTGCGCGGAGTACTGAATATATAGTTCAAGGTAGTGATTGGGGTGGAGTTTTTAATACTGCGATATATGTTGATCCATTAATACGCGATGTAGGATCTAATACATTTTGGGGGCAATGGAAAGTCATATATGAACAACATGCATTAGAAGCTTGGTCAACGGGCCTACCATCTCCTAAAAAAAATATGGAAGTATTATTAAAATTATGGGGTACTGATAGTAATGTTGTAACTAATGTAAATGACGCGTTAAATAGTTTAGAAGGTATAGGAAGTACGGCAACATTTGAAGGTATATCGCCTATTACATTAAAATCTACAACCGTCTTACGATTTCCTACTGAAGTATCTCGTTATTTTGGTTTTAGACAAAATTCTATCGCTGACATTATAAACTTAAATTATGAAGGAATTGTATTATCAAATAATCAACGATATGTTGATCCTGATAATGGCAGTACTATATATTACGATCAATATAAAAAAATTGAAAATGAAGCAGTTGGCATTATACAACCAAATACTATATTTGGAACACACACTATATGGCAATTATTGATAGATAATTGTAATGATACACTTAATGAACTAATAGCCGATATAAGATGGAATCCTAAAGGAAAAGCGGAATTAGCATTATATCGTCGAGTCCGACCTTTCGTGTTTCGTGAAGATTTTATTGGTAAAAATGATGTCATTGACATTACAGCACGTTTTTCTGATGTACGGACAGTATCCATACCGACGGATGAAGTATTAGCCGTTGATATAGGGACTAACTGGCGCGATAAAAGTAATTTTACAGAAGTTATGCCAGATCAAAGTTTAGGTGATTTTATACGACCACACGCCGTTAAATTACAATCACAGAGTTTTGATGAACACGCGTTTAGTCGTGAAGGATTTCGTCCAATAATAAAATCCACAAAATATCTTGCTCCTACTTCAGAATTAGGTTTTGACCCTTATGGAACGGCTAAATGGAAAAATTTATTGAGAGAATGGTATTTTAACACTCATCTATTACTCAATGGTAACATAGTATTCATTGGACAAAACAATTATATACAAGTTGGTGATAATATATTGTTTGATGAATCATTAATAACATCATCACATAACACTAATGTTGATACGTTATTGAGTAGTGATAAAAATCCAAAAATTCTAGCACACGTTGAATCAGTTGCACATCAATTTACGGTAAGTATAAATGGTGCGCGCAATTTTATAACAACTGTTAGTTTTGTTCGTGGTATCGCTGTTGGTGATGATAGACAACCATTAAACGTATCATCTATCATTGAACCAGCAGAAGGACGAGTAGATAAAAATGCCTCAACTATGCCACCGGCTAGCGATAAGAACAATAGAGATATACTTGGAACATCATCAGATAGTGATCCTGATATAGAAACATTGGATGGTAACTAATGCCCGATTATATTGTTAAAGACAGTTCGTTATGGCAACATAAAAAAGTATCGGGTGCATTAAAACACCGTGATACACAAGTACGCATTGGAATAGTCAAAGAGGGACGTTTCAATGAAAAAGAGGGTAAAGGACAGCGACGTTATGTAGTAGAAGTTTATGATAATGGAAACAGAGTTCCTGTGTTATGTGTACCAACATCGCGTTTTGGCGGTGCATACAATTATGAAGAATATGTATTACAGGGATTTACTCAAGGACAATCTGAAGAAGGTTTAGGAAGCTATAACATACGACCAGGCGACGTTGTTGTTATTGCTTATTTAGGGGGATTATCTAAAGAAGGTGTTATTTTAGGTTATGTACAACAACATTCAGCTAGAACACCTAATATCCAAGATGAACAGGATGTATCATACTATAGTGAATTCAATGGTTTAAAAACTACGATAAACAAAGATGGTGAATATAAAATAACGTTTCGTGGCGCGCCTACCAACCAATCGGCACTCAACAATCCTGTAACAGGCACACCCATTCCGGATCCTGTCTATCCCGAAGAAACGACCGGTAGTTACTATGAGTTTGATAAGCAAGGTAGCTGGCACGTCAACGATGCTGCTCAAGAAAAACCTCAACTTATCAAGATACATAAGGCAGAAGGTACTATAACTATACAATCCGGTAACATCATATTAAAAATGGAAAAGGAACCTGAGTTCACGACACTTACCACTAAACAATTGACGATAAACGCTACCGATAAGATAACTAGCACGACCAAAGAGAGTTCCTTAACGGCTCAAAATAAAATAATACAGGCAACAAAGCAATATAAGTTTACAGCCAGTGAAAAAGTAGAGGGAACTACAGATAAATATAGTTTAGATGCTACAAGCGAGTATAAAGTTAAAAGTAATAAGGTTAGCATCGGTAAACCAGGTGTAGAAGTAGTAGATATACTATCTCAAACCCTAGATTTTTTATCAAAAACGACGGCCGCCGGTTTTGGCGCTCCGATATCAACGGTCAGTGATTTTGCTGCTTTAAAATCGCTTATTGATCAAATAAAGTTATAAATTATGATGGTAGTTAACGATTTAGCTCAGGTATTATTCGACGCGTTGAGTAATAAAAAAACGAAAGACAGACTTGATCCTCAACTCACCAAGCATGCTAAAGCATACGCTGCTGGTGTAATAACTGCTATCAAAGTGGGAATAACTGCACAACCTAAAGTAGATGGCAGTACTAAACCGGGGAGTCAATTAGAGTCTGGTAACTCTGATAACGGCACGATAACTAACGTCATGTCGGATCTAATGACTGCCAAGATAACAGCCACCTTTAATCAATCTAACAGTGGTGCCATAGCTCAAGAAAATAAAGCCGTGTGCGACTATATCATGGCTACTGGAAAAGTCAAATTTGAGTCAGGAACTATAAAAGGAAAATGTGTTAGTGACAGCAATCTTTTACAGGGAAACGGTAAGTTAGGGCGTATAACTAGGTTGAACGGGTCGGCGTTGGCCAACATAGTAAGGAGTACGTTCACCAGTTATTTTCCTAAAATCCCTCAAGAGACTGATATGATACGGTTTTATACCGCACTGTGCGATTATATCATGGCCAACGCTGAGGTCGAATATGCTCCTGGCATGGTCATTGGATATTGCCCTAAAAATCCTGGAGCATTGCAGGGTGGATCAGCGTCCAATGGGACAATTAAATAGTTAATTAACTCTTTTTGCTATACAATATATGATAGGAGGATCATATATGTCAGGTTTTAATCTGTCGTATGCGGCCAACAAAATTGGTTTTCAAGCTGATACGAGCGGCTTAGATCAGTTAGCTAAGAAAAATTTAGCGATGTCAAAAATGATGGCTACACAGTTTGAACCGCAACGAACCATAGAAAGATATGATATTCGTACCGAGAACTGGTATCAGGCATTGCCGTACGGTTTTAGAAGACATACGAGAAATGGTTTAACGCAATCGATATATCTTCCTATTTCTCCTGAAAATTTAACCATAACAACACATTATGCTACCAACGTGATAACAACCTTATACGGTACCGTAGAACAACACTCTGAACAGCGCTATTTTGATATATCTATTGAAGGAACTACGGGAATGGCCCCTTTGTATCCTGATTCATTTACTACTGGCGGAAAGGCTGAAACATCATATCGTGCTTCATTTCACGTTACCGATAGAAATTGGGGGGCAGCATCGGCTGGTGGATTTTTTGCGTCAACGTTGGGACGTTATAATACCATAGCAAATAAAGCTCAAGATTTGATATCGCCGCAGGTCAATGAAACAGGGTTAGATATATATCATACAGGATACGCAGCGTTTCATCGGTTATATAAGTTTTTTCAAGAATATAAAATTGATGTTGCTGGTTTGGAAAGTACTAAACCAAGAGAACGCGGTAAACATCCGCTGATATTTTTAAATTATAAAGATAACAATCAATATTATTGTGCTATACAAAGATTTGTATTACGCAGAACTACGAATGATCCAATGCTATATAGATATAATATAGTTTTACGGGCTTATAATTTAAGTCCTTTAAGTGTACCAACTGTTGGAGAATCATATAAGGATCGTTTAAGAGCTTTAGGATTAGATGGGGTGCGCGGTTCTTCGATACTGGGTGATATTAAAAAGACTGTTGGTGGAGCAAAAGATTTATTGGGTGCTGCTGCCGGTGGATTAAGCGGATTAGGAGGGTAATGTGGCAACTGCTATAACCGCATATCAACATATCGCTGATGTAAGTTTATGGCTTAAATTACAAAGCAGCGATACTATAGTAATGGCTGATATACCAGATCTCATAGCACTTCGTTGGCCACAATTCCGCGATAAATGGTCTTTTTTAGTAGATCGCGTTTATGGGTACGCTGAAGACGCAGATAATCCAGATCAGACAAAAGAAAAAATAGATAAATTTACCGAATTTATAGCGATCCAACGATTGACATCATCACAACTTAATCCTTTCTCTGATAAAGCTGTTTTTTATCGTTACTATGACGTATGGAAATTATTACCACTAGACATATTTCCCATAAATAACAATGAACAAGATATAATTAATACGAGGATAGCAAAGATCAGGGCATATACAAAAAGTCAATTTTTATCTATGAAGAATGACATTCGTTCTGTACGCGATGAAAAAGCCGATGTAGTTGGGATTTCTGATAATAGTTATAACAGCGTTTATAATCGATCATCTGTTGCTGAACAAACAGAAGCATCAATAAGTGACGTACAAACTATGAAATTATATCAAGATGCTATGTCTGGAATCAATTTCATATTAGCTAATATCAGGTCGCTAGACACAGTAAGTATCGATCCGTTTGCTCTTCTTAAAGCTAATGCTAATAATCCAGATATACCCTTTGAACTATACTCATCTGGGCGTCTGGTAAAGATGAACTACGGAGAAGATTTAAAAACATTAGCCCAAAGGTATCTTAATGACGCCGATAAATGGATGGAAATTGCTGTTGCTAATGGTCTAAGACCACCTTATATTGATGAGGTTGGTAGTACCATAGATTTATTATCAAATGCTAATGGCAACAAGATAAACCTAGATGCAACAGATGCTGACGGCAATCCAAACATTGAAAAATTATATATAGATCAAATAGTTATATTGCGCTCTGACACAGAAGTCAATCCTGATCAGAGGAAAATTGTAGACATATATGAAGTTCCTGTAAGTGGAGAAATTATTGTAGAGTTAAATGGAGACGATGATCTAAGTAAATATACAGTAACAGATCATGCCAACGTCCGAATATATAAACGCAATACTATCAATAGTGGATTTTATGTGTTGATACCTTCTAATGATCCTATTAATCCAGAAACTTATAAAGATATACCATGGTTTTTACAAGCAAGTGCTGCTGATGAAAAACAAGCAAAAGTTGACCTTATGTTAGATGAAAACGGCGATATAATATTTACTGCGACAAGTGATGTCCAATTAAGTTATGGATTAGACAATGCTATTCAAGCCATAAAATTAAAATTAGCAACAGAATCAGGAGAATTATCACGTCATCCCGAATATGGTCTTATAGCAATACAAGGTAATAAAAATATTGATATAACTGCTATAAGACAAGCTATAATAGAATCTATAAATTTTAATATAGAAAATGATACTCGTTATGACAGAGTTGAACGATTAAATGTAGAGTATTTCAACACTTCAGATAGCAGGATACCTGGGACTATGTTTTTGATAACACTAGAAGTTAAACTATCCGGTGGTAGTGCAGTAGTACCCATTAGTTTTGTAGTAAATGTTACGTAAGTAAGTAAAATGTAGTAATAAGGCGAAACTTATACTAGATAGGAATAAATATGAGCATTGAAATTAAATCATATAACCAGATGTTAGGAAACATGATTCGGAAAGTGATTGCCGAATCAGTGCTTAACGATATTAATACTGGATCAGCGTTATTAACATTATTAGAGGCCTGTGCACAAAACGACTTTGATAATAACGTAGCTATTTTAAGTATTTTAGAGTTATTAAATATTGATATGCTTAAAAATGCTGATCTAGATACTAGAGCTGCTGACTTTGGTCTTGAAAGAATAAATGCTATAAGAGCATCAGGTTTTGTTACTATCAGTGATTCTAGTATAACAAAACGAAGTACAACATTGTTTCCTATTAAACCAGCTCCTATTGCTGGATCAACCGTATTATATGTTAATAACGCCTCTGATTGGGAACCTACCGGAACATTATATATAGGACAAGAAACTGCTAATTTTGAAGGACCAATATCGTATACCTCAATAACTAACCATGTTACTTATTACAGTATTCAACTTTCATCAGCGCTTGAAAAAGATCATTTAATTTCTGAACGTGTTGTCGATGCTCAAGGAACAACAGATAGATTGATATCAGCAGGTACAGAAATTAACATACCCGCAAATAACCAATCGCCAGCCGTCAAATATAATACACTTCGTGATGCAGTCATACCAGCTGGTGATGATCACGTTGACAACGTAGAAATTATAGCATTAAAGGCTGGAACACAAGGTAATGCTGGTATTAATACTATTACTAACTTTACAACTTTACCTTTTCCTACTGCTACAATAACCAATTCTGTACCGTTGACAAATGGTCGCGATATGGAATCGGATTTTGAACTGCGCGAAAGGATAAAATCATATTCAAGTACGTTAGCTAGAGGAACACGGTCTGCTATATTAGCTGCTATCGTCGGTGTGTCTGACATCGACGACAATAAACAAGTAGCCTCGGCTGTTATCGCCGAACCAGTAACGGTTGGCGAGCCTTCTATTATATACATTGACGATGGCGGTGGGTTTGAGCCATCATACGTAGGGCAATCAGTAGATACCTTATTAGCCAATGCTTCAGGTACTGAAGAATATCTTCAATTAGCCAACTACCCACTGCCAAGACCTCAGGTCGTAAACGCGGCCGATGGTCCTTATGAGTTAACAGATGGTATGACATTGAGGATCCGTGTAGATGACGATGAAGAAACGATCTCTTTTAGTTCTAGTGATTTTGCTAACATAGCAGCCGCTACCTTACCTGAAATAGTTACCATGGTTAACGATCAATCAACGCTGTTTAAGATTCGCATGACGACGAATTCAACACGTTTACTTATTTATCCTGTTGCGTACGACGCTGAGATAATACAAGTTCCTCCTAGAAGTAGTACAGAAAACGCATCATTATATGCCAATTCAATATTAAAATTTCCGACAAATGAATTTTCATATATTAAACTGTATCAAAACAATACGTTGCTTAAAGAACAAGAAAAGGCCGCTACTTTGATAACCACGATATTTTCAACTTGGGGAGTCAATAGTGACAGTAACGTGGTGATCTCTGTTGATGGAACACCTGCTCAAGATCAGACTTTTACTTTAACAGATTTTGGTGCTGCATCATGGAACGCGTTGACGTTGAGTGATTGGGTAACAGCGTTTAACAGTAAATTTGCCGGTATCACAGCTTCTGCTCTGTCATCTGGAGCAATGCGTATATCGTCTAATCAAATAGGTGATAATTCATCACTTGAAATTTTAGGTGGTGACTTACTTAACATATGGTTTTCTGACTTAGATATTGAAGCAGAAGGACAAAGTTCTAATTTTGAACTTAATAGACAGAACGGAAACATAAAGATACTCACCGATATAGCAGAAGATGATACCATATCTGCGGGAACTGACGATGCTAAAGGAGCTATAATATCAGAAGCTACTACAACAGGTAATTTTAACGTGTCTGCAGATGCGAACGGAACACCAGCAACGTTGGTCATAGTAGCAGACGCTGATGAAGTTATAGTTCGTTCCAGTGGTCTAGCCGCGGTTGGATCAACCATCACGATATCAGATCAAGGTGACGGCGTGATGAGGATAATGTCAAGTTCAATATCAACTTTCAGAAACGTGCATGCTACGACACACGATTACATCTACATCGCATCGCGCACAAGCTCTTGGTTAAGTAACAGCAATACAGGCCTGTTTAAAGTTGTTGCAAAAGGTAACCACACAAGTGCGGGAACAGATACTTACATAGAAGTATTGAACGATGATATAACAGCAGAAGGTCCTATCTCAGTTTTAGCCCCCGAAGATATGCAAGCGTTCTACGCTGACGCTTATCCTCAAATTTGGCTAGGATCGATGGCTACGACTCCCGCATCAGAAGCTATCGAAGATCTTATCGATTCTATAAACGATAACACTCAAAACGTGATAGCGTCTATATATAAGACTAATAAAGTTAAGATAACTTCTACAACAGAAGATGGCGGAAGTATCGCTATTCCAGTATCACTTGGAAATGCAACTTTATTGTTTGCTACAGGAAACGCGTCTGAAGATGGAAATCCTCCGCACGTTGCTAATAGAAAAACTGAAGGTGAGATGATAACGTGGTTTAAACGTACAACACCTACTAGCACATATACGTGGTTAGATAGATACGTATACAGTGACAGACGAGGTAATTTAGCAGCTGATGCTACTATAGGTACAGAAGGTATAGATGCCTATGCAGAGATACTAGAATCTACTGATGTATTAGCTGATGCATTTGTTAACTATGATGATGCTATCTATTTTACTAAAGGTGCTAATAAAAAACAATGGAAGGCAATAAAGCAGATATTATCTGGTGATAGAGTAGGAACTCGCTATAATAAACCCGCAACAACGATGGCGCATATTGCCCGAGACGAATTTCAAATCGTTGAAAACTTACGGTTTTCAGCAGAAGACAGTATCGTTACCATATTAGACGATGATTCAGTCAATAAAACCGTTGACGTTAACATCGCAAGAACCGGCCGTGTTAATGCCGGTTCACAAGGCGGAACATTTATTCCTAGCAACTATGCCTTATCCGCCGACGACTCTGACAATGAGATCGGTGTTGATTTTGGAACACCAACGGTGTGGAGCAAAACCTTAACGAACACGGAGTTCGCTGACTATAAGATGTGGTTCAGAGCTAGAAACTGGTACTGTGCCAACGGCGTTGCCAGCAGTGACGGTAAGATGATGCTGCGTGCCGCGCAGTTTGGACCAATCGGAGAAAAAATAATCTTTTCAATTGAATATCCAACTGTTCCAGACACAGATGCGACAACGGTGCATGAAAATAGTCCAGTAGCAAGTACCTACAAGTATTATTTTGGAAGCGGATCTGGTAGAACAACTGGGATCACCGGTACGACAACTATAGCTGTAAGTGATTTAGGAAGTAATATCTTTAAATATACTTTTACAAATTCGGGTGATCTGTCAGCTAACGGCGTAGTCGCCGGCGACGTATTCAGCGCTCTCAGTAACTCTGGAATTTCTAGCAGCAACCGCGGGCAATTGATAATAACAGAGGTTGGTAACTGGGCTGTTCCGGCTAACCAATTCATAAAAGTCTATAATCCTGATGGCGCAGCTACCGGAGTTGGTGCTGCTGAAGTGACAACAGTAACTACTATCGCTGATGGAGCAGGAACACAGCGTGTAGATCGTATCGACCTCAACGGTGAAAACGGCGGTACTTTAGACGGTGAATATTTTAAACTATATGATTCCAACGGATCAGTAGCGTTTTGGATAGACGTTGACGACTCAGGAACAGCTGAACCTGCTCACGGATGTTCAAGGTCCATTGAGATAACGACCGTCGTAGCGGCAGACACTGAAGAAAATGTTAGAGATCGTTTAATAACTGTTATAGGCTCTGATCCTGAATTTTCAGCGGCAGCAGTTGGTGCAACTACAGATCAACTTGATGTCACGCACACTGCGTATGAATTAAGTACACAGGGTAATGCAGGAACTACAGCTTTTAGTATCACAGAACAGGTCGCAGGTGTTGATCCTACATCTCTTGATGGTAAATATTTCGTACTACAAGATCAGAACGGTTCTGTAGCCGTCTGGATGGATGTTGATAATACCGGCACCGCAGAACCACTTCACGGTGCTGACAGATCAATAGCAGTTACTACTATCACCTCTGGTATGAGTGCCAACAACGTTGCACTAGCAGTTCGCGCTGCTATCAACGCTGATTCTGAATTTTCAGCACCAGCACCAGGAGCCAACGTCATAACGGTTACTGATGCTAATGTCGGTGGTAGACCAGCGCCTTCTAATGGTACTTCTGGTTTTACTACCGCTACGTCTGTTAACGGATCTAATGCTTCTGATGAGATTATCTCAGTTCCAACAGCGATAACTATATTTCCTTTAGAAGGAACTGCAGTGAGTGATATAGTAGATACGATAAACGCTGAAGATCTGATGATTGCTGTTGCCATAGGCGACGATTCTAAAACTATAGAATTAGCAACAAGGGATGAGACTACAGCTGCTGTTGCGTACGGACACGATACAGATCCTACAAGCGGCAATCACGATCATGTTAATTTATACGATAGTGAAAATCGGGTACTTAACTTTTCAAACTCTAATCCTAACTTCACATTTAAGGTCCCTTTACTGTTACCGGGTGTTGAACCAACCGTATATCAGATGGACACTACACCGAACTATGATGATACAGAAACCGGCGAATATTTTAAATTGATACCGACTACTATACAGAACGTCAGACATCATCTAGTACATAAAGCATTATCACAGTTACCATTAGTATCTGACATAAATATCGCTGGAGACAATAAAAAAGTACAGATAGTTTCTGAAGAACTAGGATCAGGTGGAAAAATTGAAGTAGTTGGCGGACGTGCCAATAGCGCTTCATTCTCGTTGATAGCTGATTCTGAAATAATAAGTGAAAGTGGCTCAAATTTCATGGCAACAAGAATACGTTCATATCCAGATACTATAAACCCAGGTGATATCGTTAAGTTTGTTAACTCAGCAGGTGCAGCACGATATAACCGGTTATCAAGTACAGATTCTATCGACGTTGTAAATACAAGTGGTGACTACTACGATTATATGTATAATCCGAAAAACATATATTTTACTCCGTACGTTAAGGTAACTATAACAGACGTGTCAGCAGCACATGCCAGACCAACAGGAACTGTCTTTAGGTGGACTCATGCTGATTCAGGATCATATGCTCAGATCACAGCAGACAGTAATGGTGCTCCTGATGTGTACGCAGCCACTAATTACAGAGCAGATTCTGGTGGAACTGCTACTAATCTAGAAGTTATTAGCGTTCATGCTGGCGATGGATCAAATCCACAGCAGTTTAACTTAACATTGAGCGATTTTCCAACGCAAGCTGATTATTTCTTGATCGATGGTCCTGGTTCTAATGAACTGTTTGGCATATGGTTTGACATCGATGCTGATGGAACTCCTCCTGCTGCCAATGTTCCTTATAGCTTAACTGACTATCAAATCGAAGTTGATATAGCAACTGGCGATAGTGTAAACGATATAATTCAGAAATTAGTTAATACTCTGTCATTAGATTCTGACTTCAACAATGTGTGGGGAATAACGCAGACGTCAGGAGCAACGTTAAATGATGTTGCTGCTGGTGACTTGTTGTTTGTATCAGGTACGTTTTCAGGTTGGAGTGCAGGAAATATGTCTAGTGGAACTGGTGATGATAAAGTTGCTGGATTTCCAATAGTCGCCGTTGATGATACAAACAGATATTTTGAAATTGTTAACCCGTACGGTGAAATAATGAGTGCTACTACTATAGGAATTAGTGGTTCAGTAGAAATCTGCCCAACTCCTATAATAGAGTGGAACGTTTCTCATATGGCGAGAAACAACGTTTCGGTGACAGATGTCGCCAACGTATCTACGGCTACAACAACTGATCCGCATCATCTTAAGGTTGGAGATAATTTTGAGTTATTAAACAATAACGCTTTACCTTCAGATCCAGGTTCTGGAATAGGAACTGTTGTTGGCGTAACTGGATATAATACTTTTACTTATGCAACTTCTGGTATTACTGATGCAACCTACGACACCGGTACTATAATTCGTAAAAATCAAGATTTAGTAGTGGCCATTAATGAGTATGTTGGTGGTGCTGGTACTCCAGGTGCTGGAGATTCTGGTTTTACAGTAAGTGTTTTTCAAGAAGGTGGAACTAATATTCGCAGAGTAACTGAGATTATCACTGTAGCAGACGTAGCTGGTTCACTTGATGCTAAATATTTTGTATTATACGATGAAAATGGTTCTGTCGGTTTTTGGTTTGACGTTGATGATTCAGGAACAGGGATTCCGGCTGGTGCTTCTGCCTGTGACCGTGCTGTAGAAATTACGGGCGTTGCAACGGGCGATGATGCGGCTACGGTTGCCGGCGTTGTGCAGGCGGCTATAGATGCTGATAGTCAATTTTCGTCTACTATAGATCATGATAGAACGCGTTATAAAGTTGAGATACTTGGCTTTAAAAATTTAGTTAGACTATCGTGGGCCGGTGGTGCTCCACCTCGTTTTAAGGATTGTGGTGTGGCGATAGACGATCTCTTGATAATCAGTGGAACAACTTTTAACTCGAATAACAACGGTAGTTTTAGGGTGCGCGGTGTTGATAATATCAGTTTGATATATGAAAACACTAATGCGGCTGAAGAAGTTAACTTAAATAACATACCTTTTAATAATTTAGGAACAGCTGTATCTTGGACTCAGAACGCGCTCGTGATAACGGGAGCTGCTGGATCGTTTGAAAACTTGATAGTTGGTGACTCTGTTAAAAAAGCAGAGGATAGTGGGACTTTATGGGCTCAAGTTTCTAGCTTTAATACAGGAAATCCACTTACAGCAACATCCGTTACTTTAAGCAGTCCATATGGTGGCACTACAGGTTCTTCAACCGGTGTTAAATTCAATCAAATTACCGGTGTGAACGCGGGCGTAGTTTTAAAATCAATCGGTGATCTTAGGATATTAGAGAGCGACAGTGTTCGTACCGATGATTCGCTGTATGTTTCAAGTGTAGTTAACAATAGTTGGTTTAACGTTTCAAATACTGGAACATTTGATATAGTTGGTCTTGGAACAAGTGTTGACTATAAACCGTATGTTCGTGTGTTGAACGCAAGTGGTACTGTAGAAACAAACAAGTTGATGTCCGTAGATCCTACTGGTTTTATAATCACAGAACATGCCGATAATGCTTATTCATCTTACAGACGTGTCGAGCATATAATATTAGATAGTTTCGACGATACTAGAAGGATAGTGTACGTGACGCCGTCAGATCACTCTTATAAGTTCTCTGAATCTAACGGATCTGAGATGCAGTCAGTTGGTAAGTTAGGATACTCGACTGAGGTCGTTTCTGGTGTAGATGGATATTTGTATTACACAGGATTGTTGAGAACAGTTCAGCGTACCATAGACGGTTATGAGCCTGATTCAGAAACTTATCCTGGACGTCGTGCTGTAGGTGGTGTCATCGAGATATTACCTCCTCTTATTAGAAGAGTTGAGATGTCCATTGATATAACCACTGATGAAGGTGTTAACTTAGGAGAGATATCTAACGAGATAAAAACTATTATCATCAACTACGTAAATGGTTTAGGTGTTGGAAATGATGTTATCTTATCTGAGATAATAGCGGCCATAATGGACGTCAGCGGTGTTGCTGCTGCCACATTTAATATTCCTGATCCTAGTACCGAAAGGATATCTATCGATGATATCGAGAAAGCGTTCATTGAAACTAGTGATATTAGTATAGCGTAAGGATAAATAATGAGAAGATGCTTGGAATGTAATGAAATTAATAATAGACAACGAAGTAAATTTTGTTGTTCATCGTGCCGTGAAAGATTTCGTTGGAAAAACATGAGTCAGGAACAACGGGATATAAGAAGAAAGCGCAATAAAATTAATAATAAGCGTCGACGTGATAATTTTACTGAAGAAGAATTTCATCAATATCGAGAATACAAACGCAAATTACAATTGAAATGGAGTAAGCAGAACAAAGATAAAATTATTTTGGCTAAGAAAAAATGGAAAGAAAATAATAGTAATCACAATAAAATACGTTATAAGAACGATATTCAATACAAAATACGTTCAGTACTTCGATCACGGCTTAATATCGCCCTTAAAAACAATCAGAAAACAGGTTCAGCAATAAAAGATTTAGGTTGTAACATAAAAGATTTTAAAAAATACATTGAATGTAAATGGCAATCAGGGATGACGTGGGATAATTGGTCTAAGGATGGCTGGCATTTAGATCATATTGTTCCTTTATCTAGTTTTGATTTAAGTGACAGAGAACAGCTTAAAAAAGCTTGTCATTACAGTAATTTACAGCCTATGTGGGCTAAGGACAATTTAAGTAAGGGAGATACTGATGGACAATAAAACAAAAGTAAATCGCTTACATGACCAGATGCCCAAATTTATGCGCACTAAGTCTAATATTAATTGGTCAGCGTTGTTAGAAGCTATAGGAACTGAAGACGAATACTTACACAATTTATTGGAAGAAGTACGCAAGCAATTTTTTATGAAAACAGCGTCTCGTCCCTATATTGACAGATTGGGAGCTAATGTTAAAGTAGATCGACCACGTTTTATAGGCATGGACGATCCGACTTTTCGCAAATACGTTCCTATATTAGCGTATCAACCAAAGCAAGTTAAGTTAATAATAGATACTTTACTTGATCTGTTCTTTTTTAAAGAATCAACTACGTCATTTATAGTTACAGAACAAGCATCTCCTTATAACTTAGAAGATGGTTGGGAACTAGAATATGACGTGGACGGCGACAAAACTGAACGAATTGAATTCAACACTGAAGACTTTACTAATATAGCAGCTGCTACTGCAGAAGAAGTTGCGGCCGCTATAAACAGACAGGCCACAAGCAGTTTTGCCGTTGTGTTTTCAAGTAGTGTTACTCAAGAAGATACCGTTCGATTGTTTACCAACACAATAGGATCTAAAGGATCGGTAGAAATGGCGGGTGGTAGAGGCAATATCGCTCTACAATTCAACGGTTTCATATCTGATGCTGGAACCGGAAACGATACCCAATGGGACATAACTAAAGTTGGTTATACGACAACCATGGAACACGTCGGAGGAAATAGTCCTGGTCTAGATCAACTAGAAACTGGCGATATAATCATAAACAATTTGACGGACAACGTCGGATCTTTTATTATAGATCAGGTTATCGTAAGTGAAAATAAGATAGTATTTGAGAACACATTCTCAACTCCTGGAAGCTATACACAATCTTCTGATCGAGATGTTAAGTTTATACGGCCGTTCAAGTCTGTCATATACAAAGAGGATCGTAGAGCAATAACTTGGGAAACTCAACCAGGTGAGATAACAGTAGAGATGCCAACTACTCCTCCAGTTGTAAGACGATCGTTGCAGGGATCAGCACACATAAACGGTCTGGTCGGGGTAATGACCAATCGCGACAGTGATACTTCATTGACACTTGAAGATGCTAGTTCGTGGCCAACTTCGGGAACTTTTGTTTTAGAACAAGCTAAAACTATACAAACTCGTTACTTGAACGTCTATGAAGATGTTACTGTATCAAAGAATACTAACAGTCGCATACAAGGATTTGCTACCAGATATACTTACACTGGAAAAAGTTCCAACACGTTGACAGGCATTTCACCTAACTTACCTGAGTTATCTAGTTTGAATCAGTTTAACATAAGTTCGGCCGATCGTGTATCAAAAATATTAACGGTTACAACAGCTTCAGCACACGGTTATTCAGTAGGTGAGTACGCGATCATATACGGTACGTCCGTGACAGATACTTGGAATTCTGGTACTACGTACGCGGCCGGTGATCTGGTCAACTACGATGATCTGATATACAGGTCATTGCAAGCTGGAAACTTAAACCATCAACCGGATACATCGCCCACATGGTGGTCAGAAGCTGTGCAGATGGATGGTAGTTGGGAAATATTTGAGATAGTGAATACTACCGAATTTAAGTGCTATGCACGCGGTGAAGATTTAAGCACTGGTTCAACAGGAACCGTGCGGGTAGAACGTGCTGGTCTTGCTGCTTCTGGTTCAAAACTATATCTAAAAGATTCACAGGCAGCTGAAGATACAGAGATTATAGGTCCATATATATGGGATGAAGAGGCACTGTTTGTATTATCTTCGTATACTGGTCTAACAGCAGAAGACATAAGCGCTGGTCAGATCAAAAAGATACTCGAACTAGGAATCAATACGATACCAGAAGCCGGAGGCGAGGTCATATTTGATTTTGGGACGGAACAAGAAGAAGGACCGATAAGGTATCTATATAAACCGTCTAGCAATTCCATAGCCCTTGATCCTGCTTATGTTTTTCAATACGATCACGGTAGTGGATCTTCGATCACCATGATAAACCAACGCGGAGCGCATGCTATGAGCGGTGATGGAAGTGAATATGCGTTTTACGTTACTGATACAGCAGCCGCAAGAGAAATACTACAAGATATCATCAGAGAAGTCAAGAGTGTCGGTATTTTCGTTGAATTTTTAGTTAGGTATCCGGAGCAACTATATGCGACTTTAGATGTTTATAGATCCGGAGTAGATCCCGGTTAATTGGTGTTTTATAAGGTATAATATAAGTAATTATGAAGAAATGTAATAAGTGCAATACAACTAAGAATAAATCTTGTTTTTATTCAAATAAAACAAGTAAAGATGGCTTGTATTCTATATGTAAAACCTGCAAAAAAGAAATCAACAAAAATTGGAAACACGCTAATCAAAAAAAAGAAAAAAACAATAACGCTGTATGGTATCAAAAAAATAAAAGAAAAGTAAATGCAAAAAGAATATTGTATAAAAATAACAATATACAAATCAAACTAGCATTAAATTTACGATCTCGACTTAATAAGGCAATTAAGAAAGATTATAAGATTGGCTCAGCTGTTAGAGACCTAGGTTGTTCTATAGAAGAACTTAAAAAGCACCTGGAGTCCAAATTTAAACCAGGGATGTCCTGGGATAACTATGGACAGTGGCACATAGACCACGTTAAACCTTTGAGCAAATTTGATTTAATTAATTATAACGAACTTAAAAAAGCTTGTCATTACAGTAATCTGCAACCTATGTGGGCTAAGGACAACCTTTCTAAAAATAATCGTTATATAGGATAAGGAGGATATCTTGGCCGTTCTTGGAAGATTATTAATAGCGTCTGCTGAGCGTATTGACTTACCAGATTTTTTAAGTTTTGACTCATATACTGCTGGAGATTTCAAATATTTTATCAAGGGTTTAATAGGCGATGATCAACCCTACATCTTAAAAGGATTTGAAGTTGATAATCCAAGTGATGCCATCAACAGTCAGAGTATATCGGTGAATATACATGATTCAGTGGTATGGTTTCCAGGGTCTGATACTGGTTCTTTCTACCACGGATTAGAAGAAGGCCATGAATATGCGCAGCCATTAGTACCGGAACTACGTAAAAATGCCACTAACTACGTATATTTAACATTTGACACGTTTGAAGTATCTAGAGATACTCGTGCTTTTTGGGATCCCGATATCGACGGCGGAGCTGGCGGTGAGTTTACACAGGACATAAATACTGAATCTGTACTAGAAGTTGAGATAAACGTATCTATATCATCTTTTCCTAACAATACTATTCCAATTGCTAAGGTTGTAGTAGGTGCTACCACTATAGATTCTATAGAAGATTGCCGCAACTTAATGTATCGTTTAGGAACTGGTGGGCTGAGTCCAGATCCGTTTTCAACCTACAGTTTTAGAAATGAACCGAGTTCATCCTATGCTAGATCTGAACCTCCAACAACCATGTCATCGGCGCTTGATCCTAATCCGTTTGAAGGCGGCGATAAAAATATAGAAAGTCTCAAAGAGTGGATGGACGTGGTCATGACCAAGTTATTAGAACTTGGTGGCACTACGTATTGGTACGAGGATGCTGGTCTAGGTATATATGACTTATTTGAAGTTTCTCAGGCAACCACTATAAAATCTAAAGGACAATGGCAGCACGATTCATCAACGGCCGGCAAGCTAACGTGGACCGAAGATATACTGATACAGTCAATATACGACGACCGGGACATCGTGATAAGAGCCGGTAACAAAACGTTAGACGACGATGATGTTATGTATATCGAGTTCAACAAGGACACTGACATAATAACGCCAGTAGCGACCATAGAATGGGACAACGGTAAGACTTACGTCAACGGTAACGTAGGCGATTTTGCTAATCTACAAAAAGGTGATTGGGTTAAGAAAAAATCCGACCCTAAACATTACTATCGCAGGATAGAGTGGTTTAATGGATCACTTAATGGTGGTTCACCTGGTGCTACGCCAGCACTAGCACAGTCTATTACCATAAGTAGCGCGTATCCTGGTACCACAGAATCAGCGTACGGCGTGTACACGCAAGGCATATATGAAACCAGTGACGTTCAATTTACAGGACGCTCAGAAAACGGCACCCTTGAAGATCTAAAAGGTGATTTGATGTGGTTGGCCATGAGATCAGATACCATAATGGCAATAGATTCTATAGCAACTACCACATTATCTATAGACATAACTGAAGGTGACGGCACTACTGCCCGATGCGAACACGTAGGTCACGGACTTGCAGACGGAGATCGAATAACAATATCGGGAAGTGTTAATTATGATGACACGTACGAGGTTGAAGTAATTGACGCGGACGTGTTCTACATAAACACGGCAGCAACAACAGACGAAGCAGCATGTCCTGGATATTACGCTACTTGTACTACCAAAGCTAGAGTAAATGCACAAGGTCTTGAATATGAGTCAGCAAACCATAATTTTGAAAATAATCAGTCTATACTGATAGACGCTAATATAAATAACTACGATGGAACACATCAGATAAACGTTACCGGGGCAACTACTTTTACGTTTCCGGTAGCAAGTAACTACAGTGCCGCATCATCTGGCACAGCGACATTAGTACGAATAAACGTTCGTTCTGAATCAGGCATTGTTAAGCTTACTCGTGGTCAGGATATAGATATTGGTGAGAGTGAAAGTAACAGCTTGATGAACTATGTCGGCATGTTAGCTGACACAGAAACATATCCTGAATATAGGATAACGGGTAGTTTTGACGCGCTCGACGGAATGCACAACTACAATTGTTCAGTTACTGATAACTTAACTGAAAGGGCATCTAAGTTATCAGCTATGATAGCTGATAAAGCCCAAGATAAAACTATACAAAAACTTCTTGATGATACGGATCGCATAACCAACACGACCAACGGTGCTGACCAAGATATAACTTTTACGTCTCTGTCAGGCGGAACGCCCGTGTTGAACATGGTACTTCCTGGTTCTGACGATGCGGTTTATAAACAGGTTTTAACTCTAAACGGAACTTTATCACTAACTGCTAATCAGATAGCGTATATAGAAGTTGACCGCAACGACGCAAAAACATGGGCAAACTTAGCAGCTGTAACGGTCGCTGACATAGGCGGCACTGACGTAACGTTTCCTATAAATGAGAACGTATTTGTCATAGCTACCAGATTAGCAGGCAATGACGTCTGGTTATGGGATGGAACAAACGTACCGATAGGTACTACTCCTACGCCAGAACACCTTACTGATATAATCAATGAAGACCGAAATGCATCATTGATAAAAGGCGGTACTTGGACATGGGACATTGCGGCACCTAATCAGTTATCATTTACAGCTGATGCATATGTTCAACTTCCAGGTTTAGCAGACACTTGTAACACCATACAACAATCTACGCAATCACCGATTGTTCTTGCTTCTGATGGACAATGCGCATATATTACTTTAAATAGGGATTCTTCAATTGTACCATCTAATAGAACAGTAAATATTACTGCGATAGAAAGTATACCAAATACAGAAGATACTTTTATAATAGCACGACGCATTAATAATGATGTCATTGTTGAAGATAACAATACAATGCCATATGAATATTCATCTAATATTCGTGGTACAGCATTAGAATCACTAGTTGATAGGATACAAGCACATACAGATGCAATTGGAGATGAGCAAGAAGATAGATCAGCCTTCCTTAGAAGTGATGATGTGGTGGTTTGGGATGGAGCAGATTTAACTTTTAGCTCAGACCTGGAACTCAAAATAATTAATACTAAAAGTGGAACAGCTACTACTCATACTGTTCTACAAGCAGGAAGTCCTATTTCTTTAACAGATGGACAAATAGCTTATGTAGACATAGATAGAACCACAGATGAAAATGTGAGTGTTACCATAGTTGCTTCTTTGCCTGCTCAGAGTCAAGCTAATAAAGATATAATTCCTTTATTTCAGAGAATAGATGCGGGTGGAGCTGGATATTTACATATTCCCCTGCATAAACAAGTACTTGAGCCAGGTCAAAGTGTAAGACTTGGAGCTTCGGGTTCAGGAGGAGGAGAAGGAACTGCATTTGGGCTCAAATTAGACGAGCTTCCTTTCAGATGTGGCTTTAAAGATACCTTTGATAACCAAGATTTAATAGAAATTACAGATGCGGCTTCAGATGCAGCTACTACCGCATCTTATAGTGCGGCTAATAAAGCTTACTCTATAGAATATGATACAGATCAAGGAGCCGGCTCTTTATCAAATATGGCAGGAGCTGCAGCTAATATTACCTGGACAGGTACTCCAAATTTTACAGTCGCGGTGGGAGATGTTGTTTTTGGAATGATTGGAGGAAATTTAGAAGTAAGGAAAATTGTTACAGTTAATAGTCAAACAGATGTTGATATAGAATCGACTTTTAGTGCTAATTTAAATACATCTACTTATGCCGGGGTTTCTCAAAAAATTCAAACTAAAGATGGAATGTTTTATTACGATTCTTCAGATACCGAAAGTAGACCCAGTGGAGAATTAGTAGGACACCTTGCACTTACTCTAATAGATAATGGAGCAGTAGATACCGTAGATCATACAGAAGAGCCAGATTGGCTAACTCCTCAAGCAGCGGATATAGTATTAAAAGAAAATGGAGGAGATTTATATGAAACTACGGTTTCTAGTATAACTGATTCTGATACTTTTGTATTAGCAGATACTACCGGATTCGGAGGAGATGGAGATGGTTATATTATAAGGCCTTTAACTCAATATATAATTAATTATAATGACAGCGGCTGGAGTGGAGACGTAGATGTAGCTTATACTTCAATAACTGCCCCTGATTTAGCCGCAAATTGGGCAAACGAATACGGTTATACTCGGGAACAGAATTTTGCAAATGAGCAAACAGTTCAAACTATCCAGGGGACTGCTGGAGCACATTTTTTCATAAGATTTTTTGCTAATAAAGCCACGGGAAAAGGGAATGTTACTCTTTATGAATATGACTCAGCTTTTTATGAAGAAAGTGATTATAATAACGGAGGTATACATAATCAGGCCTATGGTAGAACTGATGGTGCTGGAACTGAAATAAATTGTGCAATTACAACTCCTTCTAACACTAGAGTAACTTTTACAGATGATTTTCCCAGTTTTGTGAGTGGAGTAAATTCTGGTAATCCTTTTGGGGATTTAGAAGTTTATTTAGATGGTAAAGAAATTCCAAGATATGTAGATGGAACGTTAACGCCAAATGCTAATTATACAGAAGATCCCAATGGCGGATACATTGAACTTGACTCTGATTATAGCGGTAGCTCTTTAAGCATAAGTGTTAAAAGAAGAATAGGAACTAATGATACAAGTGATGATAATTCTACTAATATAACACAAATAAAAAGCGGATTTTTAAATAATGCGGCTAGTAAAAGTGCTGATTATACTATAACGGATACAGATGGTTATAGTTTAATTTTTTGCACGAATTCTGCTGATACTGCTGATGTAACAATGGCTTTACCGACCGCAGCAGATAATGAAAATAGAGTTATAGAATTTATAAAGACAGATAGTACAACCTATAATGTTGTTGTAGATGGGGAAGGCGCGGAGACAATATCAGGATGCACTACTATTGCTTTAGATTGTCAGTATGCAAGGCTTAAAATTATATCAGATGGAAGCAATTGGCAAATGTTAGATCGATTCTTTACAGATACGGTGTATCTTAAGGATGTAAAACCTAATAATAATGTGGGAGGAACTTTCACAAGTGGGTCATGGCAAACTAGAGTTTTAAACACTACAGAAAATAGTCAGACTTGGTGCTCTTTATCTAGTAATCAATTTACTTTAGCGGCAGGTGTGTATAAAATTTTAGCGAAAGCTCCCGCATGGGACGTAAGTCGGCATAAATGTAAAATCTATAATATATCAGATAGCTCTGATGAAATAATTGGTACTTCAGAG